CGAGGTGTTATATGTCCACTACCCTGACCAAGTGGGTATGTGCAAGCAAAAACAGTTGCAACTATTTTATCAACATACGTCACATCTTGATACATCTCTCTATGCATTCTGAATGAGACTGATACATCCCTAGGTCCACTATTTTGGTATATCTGGAAAGGTTCTGATCTTCCTATAGGATTCTGTGTACTATAGTTAGCCTGTCTTGAATCATTAAATGTTTCAGGGTAACTTGGGAATCCTATAGTTCCAATTCCATCAACTTCAAGTGTACATTTTCCATCACTGTTAAAACCTATTGTGTTCGTAATTCCTTCTGAATTAGGAACAGAACCCCACAAAACTGAAACAGGATAACTTGTAATTGCGTTGTCAGTTACAGGAACAATAGGGACTCTAATTACCTTCGGCAGTCCAACAACTTTTGACAGTGTATCCGGAATTGGAGGATATAAGTTATTTATTTTTAATATCTCCTGTCTTGATACATGGAATTTGATAGCTAGTAAGCTGAAAGTATCTACATCTGTCCATGCATAATTCTCATAGTCCGTATATGGCATTACTATCAACTCCATAATCTAATAATGCGAATTTTTCTGTGAATATATCAAAATATCCGGTTACAAAAATCGGAAGTGAGTTGCTGTAATTTACACGCTGTCTCTGATAATTTGTCAGAACTGCTGTGAGGTCTTTACGTTCATCCTCATTATTCCATACGCCGCGCTCATGTCTGGTAAGATCAAAATCACGTAAAAACAACTTCTGTACATAATATATTTCATCTCTACTAGAATTAGGGCTTATTGTCCGACCTAAAAGATATGAAAGAACAAGATCATCAATCTCACATATTCCTTTGTCAATTCCCCAAGATGCCATGTAACTAATATCATCCTTATATGTTATATCAGTTCCGTCATATTCAAAAAACAGTGGAGTATCTTTATAGTTGAACATGTCAACTTCACCGTTTATCAACTTAGGTCTGTATGCATAAGTCGGTGAATCTGTAGAGCCAATATTAACCGCTTCCGGGACGCTGTACGTATTGTACAGTTTCATGTAATCATCTGTAAGTTTATTATTGCTTATATCGTCAAAGCATCTAAGTTTTCCTCCGTGATTATTACATAAGAAATAATTCTTAATTGAAATAATATCTGTCAACTTCTTTGTCGGAATATCTGCCTGTTTTTGATCAATAATAGGGTACATATAGTCTAAATATTTTGCAATATAGTGAGCCATGCCATAATCAATATTCTGTGAAACATAGTATTCACCATTTAGTTTAATTTTCCGGTTGTAATCTTCCTTTAAGTAGTTTTGTAAATAGGACATTACAATTGATTTCTGATTAAACACAATACTCACTATATTGCACCCCTTATCTTGTTGTAGTTAGTTGCTGTATATTAGTATTCATATTTAGTAGATTTTGATTCTTCACTCCACCAAAAGATGACAATCCTGCAAATCCAATAAGTTTTGTGATATGCTCTAGGTATCCCGCTATCTTATTCAAGGTTTCGGATAGTGTAGATGTTTGGCTTCCAACAGCCGCTTCAAACTTATCGGTGTTTATGTCAATTTTTCCTAGTTGTTGTGTATCGAAAACTGTAGCACTATTGTCAACTGTAGAACTATTTGTTATAAATGATGACATTAGTTCTGTTAGCGTTCGATCATATGTTGTAATTCTGTCGTTATCTGCACCACTAATAGCTTTTGAAATTTCATCATTATAGGCATCTAATATCTTATTCACATCAATGTTGTTATATGCAATTGCACTATAGTCCGGAATAAGATCAGTCGTGTCTAAAGCAGAATCAACTCTACTCATAAAGTTATTCACAACTTCAGTTGTATCAAGTGCAGAATCTAATTTTGTTTCGTATTGTTTCTCAACATAATCTTTATCAAATACATTTGTAATAACATCATTATATTTCTGCATGAACTCTTGTTTATTCAAATCAGGAATTGGCGTTACTGTATCTGTGTGGTATTTCTTAGCTTTTATATCATCAAGTGAGGATTCAATAGCACTAAAGTCATAAGCGTTTTCTACAAAAACAGAATATGTAATACTATCATCAGCACCAAAACCTGCGCCAACGTCATATGAAAAATCACTATTGACACTGTATGTCGTTTGATTATTTTGTGTCACATCAGAATTTCTATCAATTCCATCTAGCTTATCAAGCATATCCAATTTGTCAAATTTATCGAAATATCTTGTAATGTTTTCAGATGCACTAATCGTGTCAGCGGACATTTTGTTGAATTCTTCTGCTTCTTCCTTTGTTAGAACTCTTTCTCCCTCATGAAGTAGCGCCGGAAATTCGTCATACGGGACATAGGATAGACCGGATTCATATTTTCCAACTATCTGATATGTTTGGTTGTGTGACAATACCGGAAGTCCATTACTGTCAACCGCTATTACACCATCTTTTCTTTGAACTCCTAAAGAAAATCCTGAATCATTCGGATGATATTTATTTATATAGGCAAATTCAAGATCATCCATACTTGCAGACGGATTACTATCAACTACTGCCTTCCACATCTTTTGAAATTCGGCGTTTTCTGCATCATACTTTTTACGGTTTTCAATACCAGTATTAAGCATTTCAGAAATTTGTGAAAGTGATTCTTCTGTGATAGGATTTTTCTGTTTATAGCCGCGAGTTGTTATAAACTTATCCTCTGCCATTTGGTTTCCGTATTTTTTAATATATTCTTCAATGCCAACTTCTTCACCGGAAGCAATATAAGCATCTATAATATCTTGATATGTATCCCAACCAATAGCACTTGTAATGTTACCGCCGACAACTGAACCAGATTGCTCCAATTCTTTCATCTGCTTTGTCTGTCCTGTGTAAGCATCTTGATAAGATTCAAGTGCCTTGATCATTGATTCGTCAAGTTCTGCCTTTGCAACTGCTTTTTCTTTTGTTCCAACTTCTTCAACAGTAGGAGTTAGTATTCTTTTTTCAAATATGTCTTCTATTTGTTCATCAGTCATTCCTGAAAGTTCCTGTGCCGTTGCTTTACCCTGATCAACTAACTCTACCTTTTTTTGGGCAATACTTAAATTTTTATACTCATCAACCTGTGCTCGTACTGCATCTAATTCTTCAATAGATGCTTGTTTGAAGTTACTTGCCGCTGTGTATAATTCACTATATACTTCTTCATCTTGTGAAACTTTATCAGCTAGCATCTGACCAATACTACCAGATATTGCACCAACAGCACCGCCGACAGCACCACCTATCGGACCACCTGCGGCAGAACCGATAACAGTTCCCATTCCTGTGAAGAATTCAGTATCTAATACATTCAGTAATACATCTTCTGTTGAATCTGTATCTAGGTCTGATTGGTTGATACCGTCCGCAATAGCATGTATCATAATACCAGCACCGACTGAACCACCTGCAACTTTTCCAACTGTTCCGAGAGTAGTACCACTAGCACCAGTCATGAAATTACCAGTATTAGAACCTACTAAACTAGACATATTAGCATTTCCAGTAAACAAATCAGATGCAAAGTTTCCAACAAATGAACCTAGACCATTTGAAATAAATGTCCAAGAACTCTGAATACCGTCAGATATAATACTTACCCAACGCTTATATTCCTCATTGCCTTCATATCTCTCTTGTGCAGATTGTGCGGCTTCGTATACTAGATCATTATTCTCTGCCTGTTTGTTCAAAGCACTCGTCATAGACTTGAAGTCTCCGCTTTGAACGCCTTTCTTCATTTCCGCATAGATTTCATCAAGTCTATCTTGTGAGAAATCTAATTCCTGTCTATTGGTGTCTTGTATCCTGTTTATACCTCTTAAAGCATCCTGCACACTCATGCTTAAACCGTAAGTATCAAGAACGTGTGCAAGATATTCAGGATTTGCACTATACTCTGTAAGAACACGTTGAAGTTCCTGAGTAATTAGTGTCATAGCCTGTCCAGTATTTTTAGAGATTGTTTCAGCATTTAATCCATAGTCATCCGCTATGATGTTAAGCATCTTGTCAAATGTAGAACCCTCTCCAAGTTTACCTTCCATCATCTCATTGACGATTCCTGCAACAACATTCGGATCAATACCTGCAACTTGCATTTCATATCCTGCACCAAGTGATTGTTCTACTAGATTATCACTAATAGCTTCTGCAAATGTTCCACCACCCGCAGTAAATGCATTCATTGCGGTATTCATTAGAGTATTAGCACCGCCGTGAACGGTTGCAACATCATATCCCTGATCTCTTGCAGTTGCTTCCATTGTGGCAATATTCATCATAAAATCAGATAACTCACTGAGTGTTTGATCTTGTGTCTTGCCTTGTGCAATGGAATTCTGATACATCTGCTGAATATATTTCAATGATTCTTCATTTGTTAAATCAAATGAAGAACCAAATGCTTTCAATTCTGCCTGTGACCACGCAAGCTGTTCAAGGAGTGACTGATCTACAATACCTGCGCTTGAAATGCCTACAATAGCTTCATTAAGGTCAACATCACTTATAACATTTTCATATCCGGCTAGTCTCACACGCTCTTCTAGCCGATTCTCCATTTCCTCAAAAGCACCTTGATCTAATTTAAGTCTAGTAGAAACTTCGTTTCTAGTGCCTTCCATAGAATCATATAGTCTGTCAAATGCTTCAAGGAATCTATCAAAATATTTATTTCTGATAGTCTCAAAAATGTTATTAAGTGATTTTGTTATAACATTTCCAACAACATTTCCAAGCGTCTTTCCGACATTCTGCTGAGAAAATGTCCTCATCAGCCCACGACCAATACGACCATTATTCCCATACGTTCTTAGTAGTGCTTGCTGTTCTGCAAGTGCTTGATCCTGTCTTTGCAGTTCTGCTAATTGAGCATTTGCGGCATCTAATTGTTCCTGAGTTGTATACTGCCCGTTTGTAATACCAGATTGAATAGATTGAATTTGTTGACTAATATTAATCATTTGCTGTTGAAGTAAAGTACCAAGATTACTAATCGCTCTTTCTTCATCTTCACCAGTTGTGCTAGTGGACATTATGTTTGGCAAACCTAAATCAGATAGCGCGGATGCCGCATGTTCCATATTGTCTTGAAAATCTCTATTGAACTGTATAAGTGTTCTGTTCTGATCACGGAAATCACGCTCTTGATTAGACAGTCTTTCATTCAGATCATCAAATCTTCTGTCAATATTAGTTAGATTGTTTAATTGCTCTAAGTTGTTTTGAAGTCCTTGTATTCTTGATTCTAGCGTATCGCGGTCAGACTGCTGTGTTGTAATAGATAGTTGATTCTGTAAATGCTCTATTTCAGTTGAAATATCTTGCATTTGCTGACCAATAGAAACATTTGAACCAGTTGCATTACGAACATCATCTGAAAGTCTCTGTATTGCTTCTGTAACAGCCGCCTGTTGTTGTATACGCATATCACGTTCTCTAGTAGCTTCAAGCATTTGATGCTCATTAAGCCGACCGGACTGTATTCTGCTATTTAAGTTTCGTATTGTTTCATCTAATGATTCAGAAAGTGACCTTGTTAAATCCTTAAAGTCTGTTTCAGCATTGTCACGGTTACGTCTACGTGAACTAGAACCATACTGCATCTGTGCGCGAGACTGCTGTGCATTCTGTGTTGTGGCTCTTCTAGCGTTTTCTGTAAGAAATCTCTTAATACCCGCCATTTCAGAACTAATGCTTTGAAGTGTATCATTTAGATTAGAGATTATCACTGACATTGATGCCTGTGTTGTATCCTGATTAGCTGTGTTTCTTCCAACAACGGGTACTCCGGGTTGTAGCCACGGAAGACTGTTTTGACTGTCATTATTAGATGCCATTTAGAAATCACCGCCCACTATGCTTAGTCTTATGCATCTCTCTTTGTTCCTTTAATTGCTGTAAATATTTCTTCTTATCTTCTTCCGCCTGTCTTAGTGTTGATAGTAGTATAACACGGTCATTTATTGGAAGATTCTCTATTTCAGATATGGAAACAGCACCTTTAGACAAACACGCAATAAACAACTCTTCTTTTAGAACTTGTTCATACCTATATGATGAGTATGGTTTTCCCTTAATCATCAAAGACGGGTCGAAAAAATTCTCTATCAGGTCTTAGAATCCAGAGTGCAAGACCGTTACACTTAATAGGATTCTCGCATAAAGTTGTTCCATATCTAACTACACCAAACGTCTTATTATCAATATGCTCTTTGTAATAGTGGAAATCTCTTGAAATTAGAGACTCAACATAATCTTTAACAAGAACATAGTCAATCTGTTCTCCATTCACATACTGAATTCTTCTATGCATTTCAAGTTCAAATGTAGGATCGCCAATCATGTTTGGATTCTTAGCAAGCATCTTATCGCGCTCATTTTCAATGTCAATACGATCTTTAACTCTTAGGATTCTGCAACCTAACGTGTCGCCGTTCTGTGGCAGAGGTCCTACATCATAAGGCTCTGTGAAATCTTCCGGAACTAGGTTATACACAAGCTGAGATAAATCAACTTTGTAAATAAATTTATGACCGCATTCCGGACAAACCGCTTCTGTTTTGTACATCGGACCGTAAGAAAGGATTCTAAGTTTAACACACACTGCGAAAAAATCAAAATCTGTAAGATTTTCACTATTAAACCTATATGTGCCATCCTGATTCTTATTGTCTACAATGCACTCATTTATAATCATACTCATAGTTTTGTAAAAAGATTGACCACTAAGACGGATTCTTTCCTCTTTTGTGGTCATCGCTCTAAGAGTTAGACTACCATCGAATGCGTCACCATACAGCTTAGTAGCCGCACTAGGCAGAATAATCTTTTCAGTAATTAAATTTGAACTCATACCATTTTCCTCCATTTAGTAATGATTCATAAAAACCGTATTATATAAAATAATGTTTACCAGAAACATAAAATTTATAAAGTAAGGTGGATACTTTCTGTACCCACCTTATTATAACATATTTAATTGAATTAGTCAAGCGGAATTGCAACATCGACATAGAATGTTACGGAAATCTGACGAATTTCGTTATTATCATTGTCGAAGTCACCCGGCTCAACATTACCGGGGAAGCATCCTCTAAGCTGTGTACGTCTTACGACAGTACCATCAGGAGAATACTCAAAGAGGTAGCCATCACGCTTGTATTGGCTTGCCCAACCGATAGTTTCATTTTTCGGATCATAAACTCTCTTATGCCAACCCATAAGGATTCTCTCTGTCTGAATACCGATAAAGTCATTAACAACGATTGTTACATCGCCGTATTCAGGCTTTCCGGCAAAGTTGATAGAGTTGTTTCCATAGCTGACAGTCAGCTTGCCAACGGATGTTGACGGATAGGAAACGCTCTTTACGGACAGCGTAAGAAGTTCAGACGCATTTGTAGGAAGTGCAATACCCTGATCAATAGTTGTAAGGTCGCCTAGATTCGGGAATTGTACCTCAAAGTTATTTGTTCTCTGTGGCTCCCAGTTGTTATCACCAATCATGTGATAAGCACCAAGACGTAGCGGTGCATTTGCCATACCTAGTCACTCCTTTCTTATTCTCCGGTAAACGTAACACCTGCGGCAGTGATGATGAAATCAATGTCGAAGAACTCTGCTGTTCTAGTCGGTGAAATAAATACCTTACCCGGACATCTAAGCTGATTAATGTCATCAGTTGTGACCGTAGATTCATCCATTACAATCTTATAGCCGTACAGACCTTCATTGTACTGCATGTATCTAAGGAATTCATCCATAGCGGCATAGAATTTCAGCCAAAGTTTTGAAGTGTTCGGCTCAAATGCAAGATTCAGACATACATCAAAAATCTTCTTCTTGACAACATTAGCAATAAGTCTAACATTCAGACTTTCAAGTGCAGAATGTGTATACATATCAATTGCTTGGAGAGTTGTGTACTGTCCAAAGATTACGTATCCATACTGCTTTAGTCTCATGATAGGATTAACTCTCATAATGTTATCATTCTGCCAAGCATTGAGTAGTGTAGAACCGATCTCAAATTCAGGCTTAACAACAACAGATGCGGTTGCTCTCTTAACACCTGCCGGAGGTGCCCACTTCTGCGCTTCCACATTATTAATCACATTGGAAAGGAATGTATACAGGAACACGTAAGAAGGGCTAACAAGAAGTTGATTATTCGTATAGTTAGGATCTCTAACATAGCACCACGGGAAGTGAATTGTTCCGTAAGATGTATTCAGCATACCAGAGTAATCAACAATCAGAGTGCGGTCATAAGTGTTTGGAACATCAAAGAGCGCGATGCAGTCTTTTCTAGTCTCGACAAGTGATCTCATCTCATCATGAATCGGATTAACTCTCTTGTATACGCTAATAGTACCATCACTGGAAACTTCAAGATATTCACTAACACCTGTAGAAGTAGAGCGCACCGGAACAAGATGACCGTTATCCAGTTTCGTAAACCACTCATCATAAACCAGACCGGAACTTGTAATGAAGTCAAAATCGAAAATATACGGATCATCGAAATTCTTATACACATTTGTTAATTGTGCATAAATTCCATTGATAATACCGGGATTAGGTCCAATAGACTGACCATCAATAGTCTGTTCAACACTACCGTAAACCTCTGAATTGTAGAGGTCAACATCTTTAATGTTAAACGTACCAGTTGCACTCTCACTGCTATTCTCAATATATCCCTTGAATCCTCTTTCTAGCTTCGCGTACAGCGGATCTGAGAATGCAAAATCCTTACCGCCTGTGAGAATAGAATCTGATCTGTATTGTGCAGAACGCTTTTCAGGCGTTGCAGAAGTTCCATCCCATACGTAGGCGGAAGAACGAATTGAAATTTCAGGGAATCCGGAGTACACAGTAATGGAATCACCGTCAACAGTTGCAGGATTACCTTCAATATTACTCCAAATCACAGATAGTTCTGATCTTGCATTTGCAGTCGGAACAATCTCAATATAATCAAATTCAACATCCTCAAAGTAATAAATACTGTTCGGATTTGTAGAAACTCTCTTAGTTTCAAGCGGAACTGCTCTAGTAATTGTAACAATTGGCTTATCAGCAACATATCTAACATTTTTGTACACTCTGTAAACAGTGATATTTGCATACTGATTCTTTTCAGAAACATTAGCAGACACAATCGGAGAAATACCAATTGCAATGTTGTTACCAAACGAACCAGTGTATTTAGCGTTAATACCTCTAATCTGCGGAGCGAATGTGTAATCAGCCGCTTTCTCATTCATGAAAGATAGACGGTTCCTAAGGATATCATACTGATTGAGTTTTACATCTGTATCTAGCTGATAGCAAACTTTAACATCTTGTTTATCTGTAACAGCTTCTTTCTTTGAAAGTGTAATTGTAGTACCTGCTGTTCCAGAACTTGCAGTACCCGTTTCAATTGTTGTTCCGTTCGTGGCAAAAACAGTCCAACGACTACCCGGAAGAATCTCTTTGGTTGTTGTAATTGTTGCTGTTGTAGTTTCATCAACTGTAACTTTTGAAACTTTTGTTGTTTCATAGTAATACTTACCCTCTGCGGAATCTACACCGTCAAGAACATAACCTGCTGTTGCCAGTGCCGCCATGTTAGCAGAACCCATGTTTGGATTTCCAGTTGTACCAAAAGTCGGTGTTGCTGTTCTATCAGCGGTAGGATCACTGGAAAGTTGTAAATTAGCCTTAGAACCACTGCTACCATTAAGTCTGACAACTGAAACAGCCGCGCCTTTCTTCATAAGTTCTCTTGCATAGATTCTCGTATAGTCATTCGGAATGGGATTAAATTCAGGATCGGTGTCACCAAACAACTTGTTAAATTCTGTGTAATCTGTAAACGTAGGACAATCAGTAATTGATTCTGTTTGAAGATCAACAGACGGTCCAAATGATGTGATTACAGGAACTAGAATTTTCACATAGTCATTAGACACCACTCTAGTTACGACACTTTGGTCAATTTCATTAACTTTGACTTGTGGCATTCTTCATTTCTCCCCTCTGATTTAGGATTTTCTTCTTCTTCCTCGTCCGGACTTAGTGTCTGTTTGAGAATCATCTGTTGTTACATCAGATGCAGTCACATCATCAGTCACTTCTTTAGTTTTCTCCGGAATGTTAAACAGGCTAGTGGATTCTTTGGTTTCCTTTTCAACCTTTTCAACAACTGTTTCAACCTTTTCAGATTTTACAACTGTTTCAGGTTTCTTATCTGCAACAACTGCTACAGGGGCTTCTACCTCAAAACAACTAATCTTGCCGCTATTCATGAAACGTGTATATGTTACATAATCATAAATCTTAGCATAGTCAAAGTGATCATTCGGTGCAATAGTCGCTCCCTGAAATTTAATAAATTTGCCAGAAACATTTTTAACTCTGATCATTTCATTACCCCCAAACATTTAGTTATGGTTATCCAATATCTCAACGTCAGCTACAATTTGACCTTGCATCTGCTTCTTACGTCTAAATAGTCGTGCATCATCCGTATACATTGTTAGTGTATTTCTGAATAACACACCATTATTAATGTGCTCTACAGTATCGGAGTTATCCTCGATTTCGTCATTAAGAAACAAATTAAAGTTATGATCGTAGTCTAATCCATACTCAAAGTGCGCTTTCAGTGTTGGATGCTGACCTATATAGAATATTAACTCTCTCACTATTTCATCACAGGATACTCTATCAACCGTGAAAACATCAATCTGATAATCAATCCTGATAGGTATGGACTGTGCGAAAATATTATAATTATCACTTCGATCTTTGAATCCGCCTATCATTTTTGCAGGAAAGTTGACATTGCTATTAACAATTGAGTATCCTAAACGTGTAGTAGAAATTAGAGGAAATTTAACATCATCTCTATTAAGTTGTGCTGTGAACCTTATCGCGTTTTCTACCGGAAGTATGTAGATTGCATCAGAATTAAAAACTTTTCTGAAATTATCTATAATCGCTTTATCATAGCTAATTACACTCATATAGAATTCTCCATAATATACTTTTTGTACTTATTGTATGCCCGTCTAATCCAGTACATAGGCGGTATACTGTCATTTCCGTACTCAATAAGTCTCACGATGAAGTTTAGATTATTTGCTGTTCCAATCGCTCTAATGCCATGTTGAACAGCAAAATAGCATTTATTATTCGTTGTATCAAAGTGGCACGACAAAGAATTAACATACTGCATCATTATTGAATATAGATTTAAGTTTTTTAGTTTATTAATGTAAGGTAGATTATTTAGCTTTGTTTGATATAAAACTATTTTTGATCTATCTATATATTGAATCAATACCTGTCGTAACTTTGATAATGATACGTTGCACATGTGTATATAATCAGGTATGCTTACATTGTCTAAATCACTACAACTAATCGGATACCATATTTTCATATTTAATCATCCAAGTTCATAAACACGTTATTTCTGTCTGAATAATCAGCCTTTTTGTCAGTTTTGTTAAACATAACAGGTGCAAGTTTACACATCCAACTGTCTGGAAATTGTAAATTTGCTTGTATATCAGTTATAACAAACACCTTTTTGCTTTCAATTGGTTTAGGAGACACAATACTGATTCTGCAACCTTTACAGAGATTCAATGCATCCATAGGCAGTTCTGCAAGATATGGTTTATCATCAGGAGTTTCAGATACCCATCCGTATTTACGTAAAGTTGTGATCTTAGGGTTTTCATCAAATATTATATCCATTGAAATTTCCTCAGAGAATCCAAGTGGATTTTCCTCTGCATACATTGTAAACTGCATATCAATTGGATATTGATACAGAACCTTAATACCCAACAACTTTGCCATTTCCTTGAAGTATCCACAAAATATATTTGCATCATTTCTAGTAAGTAATCCCATAAAATCACCTATTGATTATCCCCAAATATATTCCTCTGCCAACTCTGGATTTGCTCTGATATACTCTAGCCACACCTTTGCCGCCGCAGGAACCCATCTCTTTCCATAAAGCACAGACAGAACGTGTTTACATACATACCCTTTGTTATTTTTAACATTTCTAACAGTAGGTGGTCTATTTTCCGGTTCACCGTACTTAGCATCAGCCTTTGTGAGCCAGTATGCGAATCTGTACCTAAAGTCAGGACATGTACAGTTTATATAGAGATCATCTGTATCAAGAGATTTAGTAAGACATCTACTAAGTAGTTGGATGTTTATTCTTTTCCATCTATTCTTACCTGACCATCCTCTGACATAGTTGTACAAATTCTGAAAAGCACCCTCAAACGAAATAGTAACAACATAATCACCTACAGTTGTTGACCAGACAAATTCATCATCTTCAAACAACTTAACAAAATCAACATTGTCAAAGTCTTTCTGTCTGAAATAATTCTTAATCTTAGCAAATCTGTCAGGTGATTCCTGCTTTGATCGTCTTATAATCTGATTTCTAGTTATTTCATTTAAGGGTGATTTATTATAATATTTCATAAATAAATCACCCCTAGTATTATAAGTTAATTACTTGCGGTTTCTGCGAACAGATTCACTCAGAACCTTACCAGAAACAGAATATCTGTTATTGTTCTCTTTTGCAATGTAGTCATACTTTAGAATCTTCGGAACAATCGTATCCTTTGTCATGAAGCACTCAACAATGAAGGATGCCTTATTGGTCTTTACAGACTCAGTGAACGGACCGTATTCTTTGAATCTCAGAGACATTCTTCCGCTAGACGGCTTGAAGTTCTCACATACAAACTTGATCGGACGCTTGTTACCCTTAGTAGTTGTAACAGTACCTTCAAGTGTCAGTCTACCTCTACGAACGCTACCGCTAGAAATTCTAACAAACTTAACATTTGCATAGTTTTCCTTTGCAAAAGTTGTAAGCATTCTGTTGAAAGACTTCTCATCGAACTGATAAGAACTTTCGGACATCTTGCTTGTAGGCTTTCTATTCAGAACGGTCTTTTTCTCACTAACAGGAACACGCTTTGCAGTCGCTTTAGCAGGTCTGCGTGTTCTCACAGATTCAGCCTTTCTACGCATAGTACGTGCTCTTGATCTCTTAACAGATTCCTCAAAGTCATCATCGTCTTCATCTTCGTCTTCAAAATCTGCATCATCAAATTCAGCATCGTCAAAATCGTCATCTGCGCCGTCAGCATCTTCGTCTTCATCTTCGCCGCTGATATCTTCCTCATCTTCATCAGAAAGTTCCTCAGTAGGAGTGATAACGCCGACAACAATCTGATCACCAGTTTCACCACAAACAGGGCATTCGGTGTCTTCAATTTCAAGTTCCTCAGTGATATCTGCGTCAGTAGTGTAGTTAGCACCGCAGATTGCACACTTACATACGTGCTGACCAACAAGGTCTTCTGCCGCTTCTTCTGCTTCCTCAGTATCTTCCGGAACTTCATCCATTTCAGGATCAATTACAAGCACAACATCGTCATCCGGAGTGTAATCAGATGTAACTTCGGAATCTTCTGCATCCTCTGCTTCAAGGAATCTGGAAAGGCTCTCTAGCTTAATCTTATTGCACGGAATATTGAACGGCTTTCTAGCTTTCTTACTTCTGCGCTGTGCAGACTCCTTCATGCTCTTTTTAGCAGTCTTCGGAGTTTCACTAGATTTCTTTAGTTCCTGATTTGTCAGTTGAAAAACATTAAGGTCTGCCATGAAAAATCTTCCTTTCGTTATCATATTCAATCAATCGGAAAAACAAGATCAACATTAGTCCTAAGATATGTTAAAATTTCTTGAATTTCCGTATTTGCTTCAGACAGTAATTGCTCACCGTCTAGGCTATACTGTGATGAATTTAGCGTGTACTTACTACGAATACGCCCAATAACTTGTTTTGCATATGCAGTTGCAAGTTTAAGTATAATATCAACCCAAAATACTTCCGTAATTTCTTCTACGTCCTTATAGTCCGGTATATATTGGATTGTGATCATATTTGTAAACGGCGGATTCATCGTCACGCTCAATTTCTTTGTGTGTGCATCCCATATAAAATCTAAATCAGTGGATATTGTATTGATTTCTTGTAGTCTCAGCATTCTATTAAGATAATCATTTACATTTGTGACTGCTGAATATGTTTGATTAAGACCAAAGACATCCAATGTATTCATGGATAGGCTGTTGTATGAATTAGGACGCATGACATTTACAACGCTGTACACATTCTTATCACTAAGATCAAGTGTTGCACCGACACCGTTAGTTGAAACACCAAATGGAACTGTCATGTACGCTGGAGTTGTAACATATCGTTTTACTTCTCTGAAAGCCCTATTCACACATCTAGGTAGGTCTTTCTCAATTTCAACATCTAATACACTACCACCTAATGAAAAATTAATTTCATCAACATATTCTGCTAATGTCATTTGATCACATCCAGTAACAGCTTGACTAGGGTTTTCACAGAATTGTTTTTACGGTATTTTATGTTCAAGTCATCACATAAATTAAACAAGTCCTCTTTACTCATACTCAGTAATTGGTCTTCTGTGTAGAAATTTTCTTCGTCTATTACGTATTCTTGTTCTAGGTTATTTTCCTCTGACATAACTTTTTTGATATCAGATTCATTTGAATATACGGATATACCGCATCCAAGTAGCACACTCTTATTTAAGTTAGTCCAGAATGAGAATTCTTCATCAGAGACATCCAATATCTTGTATTCATTTGGTTTTAACTCTAAAGCCTTACCATTAATACGTGTGATTGTATGGAAAATATCTCTATCATTTTTAATAAGAATCTTCATAACATTTTCTCCGAACACAAATTATCTCCACTTAATAGTAGGTGCAAGACAAGGCGGAGGATGACCTTGCCTTGCACACATATGATAAAGGCTATTGCCTGAATCAAGCTATATATTAGCTAAATGTTACAGTACAAGATGCAATTGCAGTAACGCCGTCAACAGTGATTGTACCAGTGATGATAGCTGTACCCGCCGCAACCTTTGTTACCGTACCACCAGAAACAGTAGCAACGGATGTATCAGAAGATGTCCATGTTACAGTCTGACCTGCCGGAGTAGTAGTTGCAGTAATAGTACCTGCCGCCGTCATTGTGGTCTTATCGAACACAATAGAAACTTCCTCTAGCTTAGAAGTAGTACCAGTTACAGTAATATCGCAACCCGCAACTTCAAGCTGTTTGTAGTATGCGAACTCATTTGCATTGTCATCAGCAATTTGCAGAGTAAGAATATTTCCTGCCGGAAGTTTGAAATACTGAACTTTGTTAAACAGCGGAACATATACAGCACCATCATTAACGGAAGCAATATCAGCCATGTACTCATTGTACGGAACTGCCGGAGTAGTAATACCAGTCGGAGAGATAACCGTAAAGTTAAGCTGTTCAGCTACAACCGTAGGATTGGTGTTCTTATTAACAATCTTAACAGTAGATGCCATAATCTATTTCATCCTTTCAATATTAAAAATTTATAATTAGCATAAAGTGGATTTAGAAAACCCACTTTATGCAATTAACAATTTAATCTTAGCCAGTGATTCTACCACGCAGATACATCTTACCATTGACCATCTTAGTGCCGTAAGATGTAGCGTAACCTTGCTGTCCTCTGAAATCAGCAGGCATCAGAACATCAGTAGATGCTACAGGCATGTAGGGTGCATATACAAAACCCGTTTCCAAAAAGTTTGTACCCTTATAACCAAGAACAAATACATCCGGATCAATCAGCGGAACAACGTAGCACTTATAACGTCCGCCAAGAGTACCGATGAAGTGCGGACCAACTGCATCAGTTGCACCAGTGCCATCGAAGTTTCTCATGCACTCAATAACAGCAGAAACATTAGAACCGCAAACGATGAAGTTAGGCTGAACTCTCTGTGTTGCGTTGAAGATAATCTTCGCGCCCTCAGTGATTCTTACCCAGAAGCTATCGTAGTGATCGGTAATATTAACGCCAGTAGGCGGAATCTTAGACCATGTAAGTTCTGCACCCGCAGAAGCCTGATGAACAAGCTGTGATACGACTTCTGTATCAATTTCGTGTGCGATTTCACCTGCCGCCTGTGCGGACATAACGTCAAGAATCTCTGCACCATACTGCTGTTTGAGGTCATAAGCGGCATCAAAGCCCCAATATGCGGCTAGCTTTCTGGACTTTGCAAAGATCGGAATCTGTGCAAGAGAGAGGTTGATTTCCGGAACTTTCAGGTCAGGAACTTGCTCGTTGTTGTACTCGTAGTTAGCAGTTGCACCACCAGTAACAGTAGCCGCAGAAATAGCACCAGTTAGATAATCAATAGAACCAACATTAGAACCATCAGCGGTATTAACAAGGTTTCCTGCCTTATCGTCAATGTAAACAGTACCATCCGGCAGAGTAATCTGAATAGTACCCGGAAGAATAGGAGTGAACTCAAAGTTTACGCCGTCCTCAACGACTTCATCCTTAATGTCTCTGGAAGTGTAGTAGGGATCAGAGCGACCAGTATAAAGAGAGTTGTTGAACATTGTTCCCGCAGTAGTTGCACCTTTATCAGTACCATAGGTAAATCTCAGATAAGAAATCATACCTGCCTTCGCTTCAAGAGCCTGTGTAGAAACAATATCCGGAGTAATCAGATTCGGAACAACGGAAGTCAGCATATCCATGAAGAAAGTCTTGCTAGGAATATTAGCAGTGTTGGTAGCTTCCGTCATCAGCTTCGTATTATTAAGAGTTGTAGCAAGAGCAACTTTCTTTTCAAGAGTGAGGTGCTTACCATAAGCCTTTTGCTGAACTCTGTCAGCCGCGTTGATGTATTTCTCAAACATCTTCATCTTAGTACGACCTACAGACTTAGAAAGAATCTGCTCACAGAACATATCAGAACGTGCCATAATTATAACATTCCTTTCAATATTTAATTTAGTAATTAGTCATTACAGTGAATTTAGTGTAAGACTGAGAAAAGATTCTAGCTTACCGTCATTATATTGTTCATCTGTCATAGGCTTTGTGCTAAGTTTTTCAATGATCATGTTATTGGAAAAAGAATTATTATCAGTCAAGCCGAACTTATTGTGCCTATCTAAATCACTTCTAATTGTTGTTGCAATTTTTTCAATGTCTTCTGGACTCTTGCATTTTTCAATTGATTCGGTCATAAGTTCTTCACTAATGCCGTAAATGTTAGCGCATTTAGATGCATAAGTTCTCTTAAAGTCTGCTAGTGACTTTTCAACTTTTTCCATTCTAAGTTTCTGCTCCCTCAATTCTGCGGATGAATTATTGAGTCTTTCTTTAAGATCAACTACAGTATCTTTCTGTGATTCTAATTTAGACTGTGCTTCGGATAATAGCCGTGAATATTCGTCAACCTCAGAATCAATATCTCTCAGTTCATGAGAATGTGTTTTGGAAAGATCATCAATCCTAGAATTAAGATTTGCAATTTCCTGCTTAGAATTACTTAGCTGTTCCCGTAAAGATGATATTTCATTTGATTTACTCAGACTATCAGATTTATAATCATTTATAATATCTTCTTTTTCTCTGACTCTAAATTTCAAGTCAGAATTCTCACCGATAATTCTTTTAAGTTTCTGATTAGTTAAATCTGCTCGTTTGTCTACCTTTTCAAAATCTTCATCAAGTTTCTTTACGGCGTTCTTATACCTCTTGACAGATTCATTAGAAGCATAAGAAGATTTTTTGAGATTTTTAATAATCTCTTTAAGTTCTTGTACTTTGGCTTCTTTTTGATTCAGTGATTCAATGTAACGTGTTTCTCTGTGCTTGTACGCAGACACCTTTTTACGGAGATCAGTGATACAACTATACAGCTTCTTATCATCTCTAATAGTTTTAGCCGACATACTGTTTTTAGTTGACTCAATTAATTCTTCCTTGTCAGATGAAATAGTATTTCCCTCTTGCAGTGCCTTGCATTTATCTTCAATGGATTCTACAAGAGAATCCACATCAGAACTAGATAGTTCGGATGTTCTAACAACAGATCGAATAATATTCAAATCTGCTGTAGATGTTGCATCGCTAATTTGGCGTTGCACCGATTCTTTGAAACTTTTCTTTGAAATTGACTCAGACACGCTTTGTCTTGCCTTTTCCACAGCCGGAGTAGACACAACGTCAAAACATGCGAATTCGTAAGAATCAGCTTCAACAATTTCTCCATCCGCAGATTCAACGATGTCTCCTTGACCTCTACTAGACACACCGACAACTGAACCGTAATCAACAATACTTTTCAGTGTACGTCCGTCCGGAGTATCAAGAATATCGAATGTTCCGTAGATCAGACCATTTTCCTCATCAATTTCATATCCCGTCATAACGATACAGGCATATTTCATCAGTGGTTCAAAACGATCTTCCGGATGGTCAAGTTCTCCGTAAAGTGTTTTGTTTTCAAGCGATTCCTTAAATAGAGAATCATTGAAAACTTTCTTCCACAGATCAAGCGGATAAAGTCTACCATTTCTAGTCGGATTCTTGAAATCTGCACAAACACCTTTTAGCTGTCCAAGACATCCTTTGCGTGGGGCTTTACTCTCTGTCAGTTTCAAAGAATTCATTCTTGTTTCAATTAAAACTCTTTTCATTACCGTATCACCCCTTTATTTAATATGTATATGTAGAAAATGTTAATCTAAAATTAGTTTAACATCATTTCTATTATTATTAACAGATTGAATTAGCAAATCGGCATTCCCTGTATTGAAGTATTCATAAATACCTTTTGACAGATCATTAAGTCCTAAACACTCAATGAAATTATTCTGTCTATCTGTATTATTATCGTCAGAGTATAGATGCTCAATTGCAATAATTCCCTGTGTAATAATACTTGTAGCAATTTTAATATAATTGCTTATTGGCTTACCCTCACACGTTAAAATCTCCTTTATAATCTTATGTGCTTTACTATTAAGATTCATATAGAAATTAACAATGTCATTGGTTTTGTCAGATTTGAAACTTTCTATTAGTTCCTTTGGCGGAACATTCTCTCTGATTACACGATCAACAATCTCCTTATGTTTTTCGTCATCTATAAAGTTCATTTCTGACAGTGCAACTAAGCAATCATGCTTTGTCAGTATCATAATACATCCTCCATTATGATTCAGGTGTCATAGACGGTTCTTCTCCAATTTCAGGTTCACTTGTTCCAATATCGGTTTCTTCAAAGTCTGAATCAAAGTCTCCGCCCATGCTAGGAGCACCGCCGCCACCGCCTACAGAACCGCTGAAATTAACATCAAATCCGTTGTCCCCATTACTATCAAATCCATTATTAGGATCAGCCATAGCAGGATATTTATCAAGAATTTCCGTAATGTCTGATAGATTCAGGAACTCATTCAGAATCCATTTAACAACTTCAAGAATACCCTTTTCATTTGTCTTTCCATCAATCATATCAATGATAGAACTTGCAAAATCAAGGTGCGCTTGCATTTGTTCATCGCGTTCTGTATCCTCTATAGTTGCAGGAGATACCATTTTTATAGTAAATTTATCTATATAATCTAAACCTTTGTCAGTAAATAGGATATTTAACAATTTTGTAATACCAGTTATATATGCTTTCTGTATTCTCATAACTGTGTGTGCATATCTTGAACTCAGCTTTGTAAGAGATGTACCATTTCCAAGTCCTTCCGGTGCATCATAGTTTAGATACTGTTTCGGAATCTTTAGTGCAGACAGCTTCTTATTGTTAAAATAGTCAACGTCCACAATATCTTTAATGTTTACATCGCCGCCAAGAGTGTTCGGTGTGATAACACCTTTTCCATCTCTAGTAGGAATGTATACAATATTCTCCATCGGTCCGGGAGAATTATATGAAGATACCATTCCATTTTGAGTTGTAAGTGCCATTTTCTGCTCTAGTAGATTCTTAACTCTTCTAAGTAACGCTTCTACCTCAGACTTAGGCATATCACCGACTTCAATCTGTAGCAGTCTAACTAGCGCAGATTTTGTAATTCTTGAAAGAAGCATACTATCTTCAAGAAGTTTAACAGTTTGTGACGCTTCGTAAGCATCTGCAAGAATTGATTTACCAGTTTTTACCTTGTAAACAGTGACCTCGCCTGTATTACTATCTGTAAGTGTAATCAATTCAGGATGTCTTTCAATATTTCCGGATAGACAGATATGAACAAATGATGTATTATTATAAATATTTACATCTGAAATATCCATAGTATTTGATGAATAAATATTGCTCATAGAGGATGCTGTTTTAGATGGTTCTGCATTAATCATCTTAATGAATCCGGCAGTTTTATCCTTTACCTGTAGATCATAGATTGTTGCAGGATCATCAACATATTCAACATATTCATCAATTTTTCTACTTTCATCTTTTGGTTTAACTCTGACAAGTGACTGTCCAGTCTTTGCGTAGTTAATTGCTTCACTATAATCAGACACATCACCATCTCGGTATAATCTAAAATAAACATCACCGTAAGCACATAGAGCATATATATGTGTCCATGCATTATCATTAATTCCTAGAACATCAATAAGTCTGTTTGCGGCTTTTGCAATCTGCTGATCATCCGATTCTGCCCACACAATCTTTCCAGTACGATAATTATACTGTGTGGCATCATCTGCATACATTTCAATTGCGGCAGATATAGTGGCATCGTGTAGTAAATCTTCAAATTCATTGTAACGCTCGTATCTATTAGAAGATAATGTTCTGAATTTTTGAATAGCTTCTACATCAATAATAGAACCCGCTTCAGCATTCTTTGCTTGCTTATATGCAATATCATCCTTATCTTTTGTAAGATGCATACTCGTGTGTTCAATCTCATTAGGTTTAACTTTAATCCTAAATGCATCTTCAAGAAAACTTTTTAATCCCATACGGTTAAACCTCCATCACCACGATATTATATCTGAATCGGCGTTTAATAAATTACTAAATATATCATCTGCTAGTTGTTGTCTTTGGTCAGTAGTTTTTCCTCCGGACAACATTGCTTCTTCCATATTCTTCATAAATGATTCTCTAGGGTCTGTGTCATTATTTACATCGAATGCAACTTCAAATAATTGAAGTGAATCAATCAGGCTTTGTTTATGAAGTGTTGCATTCCAGAAAGCACCTGCAACAGAGTCAGACAAGTCCTTTGATCCGTCTATCGGGTGATCAATCTTACCAGTCTGAACATCTCTCTGTAATTGAATGAATTCTTTTTCAAGTAAATCAATCTGAATTAGACCGATTCTCCCGTCATTCATTGCAGATCGTAACGCAAGATATCCTTGTGGTGTTTTATCAAGTGAAACTATCTCTGCATCATAGCCTTGTGTGCGTAGTAATTGTTTAGTATCAGCAGATTGGAATCCGTCAAGCGATACTCCACGAATATTAAACCCCGCCGCTTTCAGGAAATATATAAATTGTCGTGTTTTCTCTAGTGAGATTTCAGTACCTTGTGGTGCTTGTACTGCTAATGAGAATATATGTTTGTACGTTAATTCTTGTACAATTGATTCATCAGCACCGATATACTGTTTTGTTTCTTTTACTCCGGAAACGCCGACACTTGAAATACCAGTTTTATCGCCTGTCAGTGAAGCATCAATATGAATGAATTGTGGCATCATCTTGACAGCTTCCGGAATCTTATCAAGTTCCATGAAGTCAGCATAGTTAAGGTCATCTGACATACCAACAGTTATAATATCAGCAGTAAACGGATTCTTATAGTCATCAATATAGCACTTTGAAAACATATCATAGTTAAAGAATGATACTGCACCAAATACTGATCTTCCGGCAAGGTTCATAAGTGCCGTATTTACGTCAAGCATAAAACTCTGTTTCAGCTTTAGCGGAACATCAAGTATCTCATATCCCTGTTTAACGTATGCATTTAATTCTTCTTTTGATAAATTCTCAGGAAGAACCATTGACTTAAGTGTTCTATTTCCAACAGCAACTTGAAATCTTCCCTTGCCAAATGTACTTTCCGGCTTAATTACCCACTGTGGTTCATCAACAATCATCAAATGCTGATCTTCACCATCTGCTTTCAGTTTTCTCAGATAAGATTCAAGAAAGTCATGCTCTGACTTTTTAGATGAAACTAGGAATAATCTTCCATACTGAACACCTTGTTTGATAAAACGTGAATTGATTCTTTCTTTAATAGTTGTATAGGCACTCATAATTCCATTTTGAATATCAAGAACATTTCCACCCTTAATTCCGCCTTGCTTGAAGTCAATCTCATCCATGAATGCACAATAAACTTGCTGACCTAGAGCGTGTTCACCTTTAGAACCAAACGTAAGCTGTATATGATGTGGTGGATTATATCGCAGATTCTTTACACCTGTAACAGTACCCCGCTCCATAAACCACGGACTGTTAATCAAGTATTCATGCATTGTTGTAAATCCGACACCCTCTGCAAGAGCCAATGTAATGTTTAGAAAGAATATTGTAATTTTATCTCCCTCATTAAACTTGAAATACTCTTGCGGATTTTTAAGACACATTAGCTTATATAGTAAATAACAGAGACTAATGACAGCCGTTCTTGTTTTTCCGACACCGATAGCTCCAGTTAGCACTATTTCTTCATAGCCAAGTGACGGATCAAATATTTCTCTATACTTCTTTCTCCAATATGGATAAATTGATTCTCCGTTTCTGGTAGACTTTCCTAAGTAATGTGGATTTGCTATGAACTCATCCACAGATATCGGTATTTCATCATAATCAGCTTTCCATATATCAAGAAGTGTTTCAGAACTGCCATGATCTCTGTATTCTTCTAAAATTGTTAGAATTAATTTCTTATTATCGTCAGATAGATTGTTAAACTCTTGCTTAGATATTTTACTAATCTGATCAAGTGTAAACATAAATTCCTCCAAACATCAAAAAAAAAACGACTTACATTATATAAGATAATGTAAGTCGTATTATAAAAAATATGTAACTTTTAAGTATAAAATTAGAACTCATGTATTTAGTTTACTTTTTTAGATTTTGTAAACTTGAATATTAGCACATCCGCTCCGCCGACATTTTCCATATCAACGTCATACAGCTTATAAATTTTGTTAATATCCATATCTTCGACATATACGTTTGCATTCTGATCTAGTGCCTTTATAAGCTGTTTCAGTTCCTTAATTCTAAACTTCTGACCGACTTGTGCATTTCCGGTTATTTCTTCTTCCGGATTATCTGTATTAATTTCCACTAAACTGATCATATCTATCACCTACAATAAAAAAGATAGTAGCTGTTTACAACTACTATCTAATGTATGTATTATTTAATGAGTTGTGTAGAAGATTGATTTTAATACGGATCGCCTATACACGTATTGAATCTGTGATAATTTCCATTCTGGTACGTAACACCTACAACACACGCACCATACGGATTGTATTCATCAACTACTTTATGGTACGCTTCTTTCTTGCTTCCGGCTACAACGCTGACTAACTTTTCTTCAGAGAAGTTGTATTGCATATACGCAACTGTATATACACATCTTCTTTTCATTGATCACACCCCCAACACAATTTCAATTACCTTTGCATAAGTGATATCACAGAAAAATTCCTTAATGAACTTCTGTGCTTCTTCACGGGTGTTAAACAGAGTGTATCCGCCTTTAAGCGAACATTCTCTGAATCACTCCCAAGCTGTCCAAAATACACCGTCAGGATCATCAATTGTTGCGTTTCCGTAGCTTTGTGCAAGATACATACGATCACCCCAAGTGTTGTCATCAACGATTACATACTTAATAGTCATAACTGTTTTTCCACCTTACACACGATCAATAAAATAAATTGCATCCTTCTTAGTCATTCCGCATTTTTCGTAACGCTCAACTATTCCGTCAATCTGCTCCATTGCAAGTCTGGTGATTGTTTCAAAATCATCGTCACCCGCAAGGAGAATAAGGTCTTCAAAGTACGCCTTTTTGTCATCTGCATATTTCCGAACATCTATCTTATCAATAGCACTCATATCAAATACCTCACTTTCTAATCTTAACACCCTCTTACAAATATAGTATAACATATTTTGAAAGAAATGTCAAGTAGTTTTTGAGAAAATAAAAATAAAAATCAGCACAAAGTTATGTGCTGATTTTTGTGTATAATGTATATTATATTTCTTCTAAGAATCCGTCCTGATCCAGACAGTTTTCAAGATAGTCACTAAAAGTTTCTGCTTCTGTTTCACCATCTCTGACCAACTCTCTGTATTCAGCTTTTAATTGTGAAAGTGTTATAATGTCTCCGCTTTCCGCATCTCTGAACTTTCGTTCGTCAGACTCTAGTATTCTAAGTTTCATCACATGACATCTCACCGATTAAACTAGCTGTGAAAGTGTTGTATTTCTTGCAGTAATTGCACACAGTTCTCCGGTATCGTTCATTTTCAGAAGTGCTCCATTCAGACCGTACACACCTCTTGAAATTCCGACAACTTCATAACCTCTTTCCCAAAGTTCATTCGCATCATCGAAAGAATAAGTAGTTACATCAATAGCTTTTCCAGAACGTACCATGTCTCTAAGCTGTTTCTGTGTATAAGTCTTTCTTCCAGAACGTGCTTCTCTCATAGAACGTGTTCTTCTGGACACGGACTCATTTCTGCGTTCCTCTTTTTCTTCCTCAACTCTAGCAATAACAGGCTTTAGAACCTCTTTGTATTCCATACCATTCTTACTAAGCCATCTCTTAGCCATTTCAGAAGTTACGCGAACGCCAGTGTCGTATCTGTCTGCAACATCCTGAAACAGATCAAGCATTGCTTCATATGCTACAGAATAGGACTTTCTACGATTGTTGAACATCTGATCATAGAGTTTCTTTGTGTTCATCAGCCAAAGTTCAACCTGATCAGAAAGATATACCGGATCAACTTTACCATCAGAATCAGCAAAATCAGCCTGTAGTGCATCATACACCTTTGAACTGTAACCCTTATTTGCTTCGTTAATATATAGTCTCTTTACCATCTCTAATCTATCCTTTCTATATTAAATATATCCTAGTTTATCACATGCAAATACAAATGCGGCGGCTTCACGATCACTTGAAATTGCGTCATGTCTGTACTTAACAAAATCAGTAACAAGTTGCTTAAACTGACCATCTTTTGCAAGTTCATCATCAAAGAATTCTACAGCTTCATCATAACCTGCAACATACGCATCAGCATTATAGAGATATTCATATTCATCTCCAAACTCTTGTGCTAGTCGCTGAATATCGAATGAATTAGATTTTTCATATCTTCGATTGAACGCATCAGAATATCCAAGTGTATCAAAATCACTTTCATTGATTCTTAGTTTCATATTACTCACACCTCAACAATACTAAATAATGTATACACATACGATACACACTATTTAATGTTAGTTAGTGTTATTTTTATTTGATTTTTTCTAATTATTTTTAGCAATCAGATGATACAGTAAGGAGTGCTCTTTTGTCATTAGTGAAACCATTTACATCAACCGAAATTTCTTCAATTTCATAAATATATGTAAATTCTCCATCACAGACATCAAGACAAATATCAACGTCAACATTTCCAACATCATATCTAAGTTTTTCAAGTTCATTGATCAATTCATTTATCTTCATTTGTACCACCTCTGAATTAATTAGAAAGCTGTAAGTTTGTCAAACATATCAAGTGCAAACCTTTCTGCCTGAACACGCCAACGGCTCATCCTTGTAAGGATTTCCGTTTCAAGAATATTTTGAAGTTCATCACGCATCTTTTCATCATCACCACTCATCGGAACCATTCTAGCCTGTGACACTGTTCTGTAGTCGATAAGAAGAAAATCATCATAAGCCTTGCTGATATCCTCAGTTGTGTATTTTTCATATAAACCTTTAATCGCCGCTTCGTACATTTGTGTACCCCCCCTTAATTATTTATAATATTATCAACAAATTTATCAGAAAGATAAAATTTGTTCTTTCCGTGATCATCCGGAATAAGCACGTTCATTTGAATCAACCGTAAACACGCCTTGCGGATATTTGGCTCTTCGCCATAAATCATCCTTTCATCGGAATCTTTTCTTGTAAGTTTTCTACCAAGTTTGCGTGTTATGTCAGAATATCCGCCGATTACGGGATTACCTTGAAGTGATTCTTTATGGAACAATTCAATTATTTCTCTTTCCAATATTGAAAGTTTGGAAAACTTAATTGCGAATTCAAGCATCTTATCCATTTAATCACCTCATAAGTAATCCCGCAATTGAAAGTGTTAGCCGCCAATGACATTCTTCTTAAACAGTTCTGCTTCAAATTCAAGCATATTATCATTGTTGTAATCCTCAATCATGCTGTCATACAGCTTCTTGAAGAATTTGTCAAGTGTTTTGATGATCTTGTCAGCGTCACCAACTGTCTTTCTAAATGTAACCTTCTTAAGATCACAGTACAGATATTTGCTTTCCGGCTTAACTGCATAACACTTATCGTAGCACTCAATTGTCACGGTATCCGGAAGATAATCATCCGCAGTTGTTCCTTTTGGAAGGTCAATCTTAAAACTTACTTTCATCGGATCATTATGAGAAATGTTGTTCGGAAATTCTGTCTTATCTTTTGCAAGGTAGCAATCAATGAAGATTACAGTACCTAAACAGTTTGCAACCTGCGCAATGCACATGCAGTCATTGAAATAGATTTTATACTTCTCAGTGATAGCTTCCAGAAAATCTTTGATCACAGTCTTAGTCATTTCATTTACCTCTCTTTCTTACCACATGGACTTTTTGAACAGTCCTGTCTTCTTGATCTCATCAATGGTAGGATTTTTGTGCTTCAACCAAAGCCAAATCTTATTTGCTTCTTCTCTTGTCTTGAAAACTGCTTCCAGTCTGATATCGCTAAACGTATCAGCGACCTTACAACCTTTGCGGTAGATATCATCATGCCAAGAACAGATACGAATTTTGTATTCATTTGTTGCAATTTCATCAGGGTAATCCGCCATTCCGTATTCACCATAATATTCATCATCAACCAATACGAAAGTCATCACCATGTAATCTTCTGTCTCAATGTCACCCTTATAATTTCTTCTCCACTTCATAATAATGACACCTCACTTCCAACTCATTAACCTCTCTCTTACAAATATAGTATAACATATTTTAGAGAAAATGTCAAGTAGTTTTTGAAAAATTACAAAGAAAAACTCCGACAAATTTATGCCGGAGTTTTTGTATATATTGACAATTACATCACAGTTCGTGTGCAACCATCCCAAACAAGGTTTCAAGAAATTCCCTCGCTTTTTCATTGTCACCGAGATCAAGTGTATCTTGTCTGATCTCATTGTCAAGCATGTCATACATCTTTTCCAGTGCCTTGTACATACTATCGCTATTTGCGAGTTCTTCATGAATAACCTTTGCATAGTCATACGAAACGTACCGTTCTGCAATCTGCGTAATGTCAGAATCGCTCATAAGAAGTTCATACTTATCCGGTGTCTGCACAGACACTTTACTTGAATTCAGCATATTAATTTTCCTCCTAATAAATCATCATAATTCAAACCTAGGTAAAATTCTAGGATTCACAAACACTTTAAGAACTGAGTGTCCGTAAACACATGACCCTAAAAAAATTTCAAATATTTCGTTCAATTTTTAAGAATATCAACATCAACAACAAACATACTATTGGACAGACAAATGTTATTAACAATACAATATTAAATTGTTCACTTGTGTAAGTGTCGTTCGGATAAACAGTATCCAAATAATGAGCATATAAAATTCCTCCGAAAAAACATATAACTGCAAGAACATCAAATAATATAACGAAAAATTTTATAATTAGTGATACTGCTTTTCCAATTACTGTTAAATTATTAGACTGAAATATGTCAAATTCACAGGAACAGTCAAGGCAAACATAATCACTGTCAATATCTACCTCGCCATCTTCTACCTTTCTAACATTTGTACTTTGGCAATCAGGGCAGATTGGAATAGGATCATACAAATCAATATAACCGTTACCATGCTTGTACACATGATACTCTTGTGATCTCTCACGAAATTTCAACATGTAATAATTTCACCAATCCTTTTATAATATAGGCATTCTCCACAATTTAGTGGAGAATGACTCTAAGGTGCAATCTCTGGATGTTATAGCCACCTGCTTGAATTGTTTCAAGTCTTGTAGTACCTTTTTCGCCAACAACCGTACCATTAATTGCCGGACCATTCAGGTAAAGATCATGATAATCAACAATGTCACCAACCTTTTTTGTCACTCTTCTATACAGGTCAGATACATACGCCTGTGCTTTGCGTTCTGCAAGCTGTCTGATTTCATTCTTATCCCATGCCATAGCTTTGTCATAATCAGAGCCAAATGCTTTGTACAATTTAGACACGGGAGTTCCGGTCGCTTTCAACTGACGAATATGTTCATAAAGGTATTCAATAGATTTTTCACATTCAGGAATCATTGCATCAATAAGTTCAAGGAAAAGCGGCGGCATGTCATACAACTTCTCTTCCTTTTCCGCCATCTTATCAAGTCTCGCCTGATTATCTCTAATCTTTTCGTCAAGTTCAATAATTTTATTTTGACTACGTACAATGTCCTGTGTCACATTAAGCAAATCAATCCATGCGTTGCGGAGTGTTGTGTCATCTATACCTCTAATGTCATCTTCAAGAACCTCAATATCAAACTCATCATAAAAATGAGTACCATACTTATTATGATATCTCGATTCCTTATACTGAATATCATCAATCGGTTTAAGTCCAAGCTGTCTGCATTTATCCATAAGTTTCTGTCTTTTCTGTTCAAGTTTGTTAATTCTGTCCTCTTTTTTCGCAACGTCATCTTCAAGTTTTGCAAGTCTTTCACGGATTGTATCAATAGTTATCATTGTTACTCTCCTTTCACAAACTCACCAAGCCACTTAATTTTTGCTTCATACTTCTTGCACACACGGTTGTATTCCGTAGTGTAAGGAGTTCCGTCAAATTCCTCTTTGAATTTCTTGTACTCATCAGTGTACTTATCACGGTAGATTTTTGCATCTGCCGCTTCGATTTCATCCGAACCTGCATCGGTCAGGATTGTTCCATAGAAAAGGATTTTCTCACGATCAGTGTTCTTTGTCATATCAGTACCTACCTTTCTCACTCACAGGGCATCCCTCTTACAAATATAGTATAACATATTTGTAAGTAAATGTCAAGGGTTTTCAAGAAATTTCTCAAAAACCCTTGTAGAAAATATTTATCAAATTTTAGATAAATTGCACAAATCAATAATTACGGAATCCTCCGTCATATCTGTAAGGACGTACCGGATTATACTTGTCAATTCCTAAGTCTCTTAATTTATTCTTTGCCTGTTTCTGCGTATAGTAGGTTGTAGGATTCTCAGGTGTTGCTTCATTCGGACCAAGTGTTGCAATAAGTCTCGCAACAGTTTCATTGTCAAATACAAACCCTGAACCTTTCTTTTTAAGTCTGACTGCCTTATTATCATTCTGATATTTAAGTTCACTTGCAGTTCCGCCCGGAGTGATATTTGAATTAAATACTACCCATGCTTCATCAAAGTAGTTACCGCCCTCAGATGTTAGGAAGCGCGGAAGGAAGTCATTTACCTGATTATGAATCTTATGGAAAATTTCATCAGATACAACTCTATCTCTCATAAGATTTCTAACCATAGCTTCTTCTCTATTTGTAACAACCCAAACAAAACAAATCTTGTAACCCATATCACCAATAAGATCAACAATATTATCAAAATCTTCTCTCTCTTTTGCTGTAATATCGAAGATAATATTTGGAAGACGTGTTACATCGTCAGATCGACCCCGTGTAAAATACTGACGCTGTTCTTTACCATATTTCTTTGTAGCCATGTGCAGATAGGAGACATCTTCCGGATTCTTAAAATCAAAATCCTTTTTCTGTGCGCGTTTTGATAGTTCGTATCTATCATCCTTTACAACCTTTGCATATAATTCTTTAATGGCATCAACATCAAATATTTTAGCTTTAATTCCAAGAACATTTTTAATAACATTACCTTTACCACTGCCAGAGCCTCCGCCCATGATAACACACCAACCGTACTTAGGTGAAATTTCTCCATTAAAAGAAATCATTTTATCTTCATTAATAATTCTAATCATGTATAACTACCCTTTCATAAAAAATTACAGAGCACATCTGATAGCGTTATGCCGCTACGTACTCTGTAATATATAATGTTGTAATCATTTATTTTTTTTTGAAAAACTTATTTATTTATTGAACAAGTAAATCTCTCTGTTTTAATTTTTCATACAGATCACGGAATATGACTTTCATATCATGCGGTGTATTTGTATAAATAGTTCCTGTAGTTATTTCAGTAGGGTATTCGTACATTTCTCCGGCATACGTGTCTGTAAATGTTGCGTTATTCGGAACAAAGATCAATCCTGCAACTTTTCTCTTAAGTCCATAGTAATAATCACAGTACACTTCATAATCTTCATAACCGTCATAATCTTCATCTTCCTCGCGGATACGATCAATTCCAACTTTTCTAAAATCAACAAATCCAGACTTAGCAAGGTATTCAATGATCATTGCATGTGTCATTCTAGTTGAATCAATAATTGCCCAAAGATCAATATTACTGTCATACACTACTCTGTAATTCTTTGGTTTATTTATTAGAAAGTTTACAATATCACCAACATAATCTGTAACAGTGATTCCGTTTTCAAGAACTTCAAGACCCTCTTTAATCATTATTTTCATTTAATCACATCCAATCAGAAAATCTCTTTTCTCTGTGACATATACACAGACTGCGGAACACTGGTAGGATGTCTACGTGCAAGCCATTCAGTAGTGAACGCCCATTTTTGGTTTCTGCGAGAACCCTTTACAAGCTGTGAGAAGTATTCTCCAACATGTTTTTCGTCAAACTGAAGTTTATCTCCGGGAGAGAAATCAAAATCACCGTTCTTATCATAATACCCAAATTCAACATATTCCGGAAGATTGATAAGCACAGAGTCCTGATTATATTTCTTGCACAAATCAATTGCAACATCAAAGAAATCAGCAACATCATAATCTTTAGGAAGCGGGACAAAGAAAGATTCCTCGGTAACTTCTTCCTTTTCACCATTATCTCTCGTTTCTACGTATCCGCCAAGTACACGGATATAACCAAGTCCTGCCTGTCTAAGATCATTTGCAAGTGTTTCGGTGTTTTTCTTATTCGTCTTTTCATCCTTATCCCCTCTGCAAGCAGAAATAAGGAAGCAACCATTCTTGATATGCTGATTTAGCCGACCAAAATTACTTTCATTTACTGACCTTGTAATGTTATCCATGTAATTCTTAGCAAATGTTGAAACATCTCCGGAAATATATTCCCAATCCTTACCGCGATAATCGGTAACTACAAATGAATTTTCTACAGTTAGCTTAATCATAATCACTATCTCCTTTTAGAGTTATATCTTATTTCTATGTGCGTTTTTCCGTGCTTCAACTTCGTCTGGATGCTGTTTATTATAATCTGCAAATGATTTGTTGTATTTTTCAGATTCTCTTTCCCAATCATCTGTACGATACTGTTTTGGCACGTTCCCAAACATTATTTTTTCATATGACTTACCGCCAATTTTTCTTGTATAGTGAAAACCATCATTGGAAATATTAATAATACGTTTGCCCATATCTCCTAGAATTTGTGCGGCTTTCTCCGCAGGTATTGGCGTGGCGTGAAGTTTGAATAGGTAAACTCCCTCCATTGAACCAGATATCTCAGCCCAAGCATCTCTTTCCAATCTGTTCACATCCTCAGATGCTAAACTATAAAACGCTTTCTTTCCCTCATCTGTAGGTAAACATCCGCCTACAAATATCTTTCTTCCGCCGCTCTTTCGTTTGTATAACTGAACCGCCAAAACCCTCTTATTCTTTGTCACAAGTTTCCAAATAAAGTCTGGATCAAGAAGTTCCTCTTTTTCGTCAATATTTGCAATTCCGCCAATTGCGGCATATGCGTTTTGTAAAATATTCCAAACTTGATCTAAATATTCTTCCTTCTTTGTCATATCAGAATCACTATCAAATAGTGTAACGTAATGCTCCAAAAGCACATTTACCACTTCCTATTATTAAAATCATTTTCCGCTTTTCTGAAAATAGTTGTAAATGCCGTATCAAACACATCTCTAGTCATTCTGTGTCCAAATTCAGCAGTAATCATGTGAGATTTACGGTATGTAGTTTCAAAATCGGCGCTAAAGTTACAAACGTCATCATTCGTTCCGAAGATAGCATATGTTTCACAAATCATCTCGTCATCAACATTCTTCATGTGTGTATCATAAATATCTTTCAGCTTATTAACAAAATCATCATTGATTTCGTATGTCTGAATTCCGTCATCTCGCTTGCAAAAATACTCATGTGTACCATATCCGATTATCGTTGCCGTTTCATAAGCCTTAATTGCAGGATTAATCAGAATTTTCTGAACACCACTAATTGTCATCGCATAAAATCCGCCAAGACTTGCTCCAATAATCATGTTAATATCAAATTTATCACATGCATCCTCAATAAACTTAATTGCTTCTTTCGGGTCAAACGGAATATCAAAGCTAAACACTTCATGGTTTTTGAAAGTTTCTCTAATCCAATTAACAGTGTTGCCATCTTTTCCACTTCCGATTCCATGAACATACATAATTCTCATAATGTACCTCCTCGACAAGTATCATACCTCGATTACAAATATAGTATAACATATTTTAAGTTACTTGTCAAGATATTTTCCATAAAAATCTCTAACAAACATTTGCTAGAGATTTTTATGATATTTGTGAATAATGCATAACATCTTTAATCCTGACCAAAGTCAGTATCAAGAATCCACTTAAATAGATCATCCTTTGTTCTGAATGAGTCAATTGTAACTTTTCCTGCCCTTACAACATGATTAATTACTCTTGCGCCGTATTTTAGTGTTCTCAGTCCGCTCACAACCTCAATTGAAGAACTTCTACCATTCATACGCATAAACAGTTCAAGACCATCTTCTGTCTGCGCAGGATACCATGTATCATACTGCTTGTCACTAAAGAAATTCTCTAACGGCTGTCTAGTTGAGTTGTTATAATCATCTGTGACAGTAACTAGGTCAGCTTTAGTAAATCCTGCGTCATACCACTTCAAATCAAGTAATTTCTCCGCAGACATTTCTTTTAGTTCTCTGGTAGTATATGTATTTCTCCAATCATAATCAAGATAACTTTCACATAACTCTAGGGATTCAGACATCGGCGGATCAAGATACCCACGCTTAACATTCACATCGGTTCCAGTATCATCTATCCAATTTCTTATAAATTCAAGTATTCTTACGTACTGATCCCATGTTCCAAAAAAGTATAATCTTGCAAAATTGTCCTGAACATCTAACTCATACTCGGCGCTATCATATCCGTAACTCTTTGCTAAATTATCATCATCAAACATAAAATCACTATCATCTAAGTATTGTTGTAAATCTGATAATAATTGTTCATTTGGCGGGTATATTGTAATTCCATAATTATCTGCTCGACTATTGAATGATTCATCTTTCTTTAACTTCTTATTCAGCTTATCAATCATATTTCCTGCCCATTTAGATAGTTCTGGATCATCATTTTTATTCCATACTTGTAAATTGTTTAATGCCTTAGTAATCTTTCCAAGACCTTTTTTCTTTGCAAGTTTTTCAAAATGAGACATAGGAAGATCATTTACACTCTTACCTTCTGGAACTTCAAGAATTCCGGGATTCTTAACTTCAATTTCAGTGTCACCCTCACAAACTATCTTTGAAGTGTATTTTGTTTTAGACTCTGTAATATATGATTTTATGTTTAATTCATCTAATGCGGCTTTAATCGGGTCTGTCGGAGTAAAAAACGGAAAATCAAATTCACTATTATGGTAGTCCTTTAGTTCATACCCGTCTGAACCATCGAAAATTCCACAAATACTATATGTTCCATAAGGCTCATAATATTCCAGAGTTGCAACAAGATCATAACCGCCTTTTTGTACAACCCAATTACCTACCTTATATTTGTTACGATCACCAGAAAAGAACTTCTTTACCACAGATTTAATCTTGGAGTATGCTGACCTGTCAATAATATAATCAGAATCATTAACAGACTCTACCTTTGTTTGCTTATCAGCAACACTTAATTTGGTGTTCTCACTCATACTGTTTATATAATCCAATTCATCATCAATGGATTCGTCTAGTTCATAATCTTCTTCATCTTCATAGCGTTCTGAAATTCCGTCTAAAACGGCATCAATAAAATCATCACTATGTCCTAATTTTTTAAGTTGTGTTGAAATAGAATTAAATGTTAAACTGTCATACTTCCATCTACTGTAGAAATAATTTACAGCTTTTTCAATATTATCAAAATTGCTCTTCTCTATCAGCTTAATCATACAAACACTCCCATAGTACAAATTATCAATATCTTCTATATTTGTCCATATAAAAAGGACTCGGTAGTTTTACGTGATCCATACCATAACCGGATACTACAAAATAGAAAATCAACTATTCTGTTTTGTAGTATTACTTAGCGTCACACTTATATATCATGTGTAACTAGCAGTCAGTATTTCATCCAATACTGCTGTTTACCATCGCCGTAAAAATCTCCAGTTTCGTAAACTTCAAAACCATAGTTTTTATACATATTTACAGCGCGTGTGTTGTCAACGTCTACAGTTAGATCACGCCCGCCAAACTTACGAACACAATCATCTAGCAATATTTTGCCGAAACCCATACCACGATATTCCGGCTGAACCTGAACATTAAATATAAATCCTTTATTTTCACCAGAATGATAAACAAATGCATGACCTATCTGATCATCTGTTTCGGGATCAACAAGAACCTCTCCAACTGTCTCACGATTTAATTGTTTATAATACTTACGACATTCATTATCAGTTTTTAGGTATTCTGTTGCTTCCTTAGATGGGACAAAATATCTAATAAAATCACGATTATTGCTATTTCTGATATCAGATTCATTGATCATAAGTTTCACAATAACACACCTCAATCTATAACAAAACACATGCACCTAATGTCTATGCATTAAGTGCATGTGTTTAATGCATTTAATTATCTTCTTCTAAATTTTCTATTTCTTCTGACAGATTCGGTGCGACCATTAGAACGTCTACGTCTTCTGTCTACAGATTCATCAAATTCATCTTCAGTGTCTCTGTTTTCCCATTCATCAAATTCATTCATTCTGAAGATAAAAGCTAGGCATTTTGCAAGTTCTTCATCGCCAAGACATCTAACAATTTGAGAATCAAGTTCTTCCTTACCAAAGTAGTCACATGCAAAATCATATGCTTCTCTAGCTTCCCAATCGTTTACTACCCAACCATAACTTTCAGCTTCGTTAAATTCTCTCTTTACCATAATTAATTCACCTCAAAATAAATTTATAATTTACATAAATTTCGCATATAATCACTATCATTATAGTGATCTGATATATTATAATGTTAGTTATTCCATATGTTTAATGAAATATGTGTAAATATTATTAAAGACCTAATTCTTCAAGCGTCTTATTTCCACCCTGTCTTTCAGGCACATCACCGCCAAGAATCTCAGCGACTTCAAAATCATCAAGCAATCTATCGACTTTTATATGTCCAGTAATGACCCACGGAACAGTATCAGGTCTTGGATTTGTGCGATACTTATAATAACCTCTTGTCGGAAGTTTCGGAAGTCCTGCAAGTGAGTGCTGATATTTATCAGAACGGTACGTTGTTCCATCTGCTCTAGTTCTCATATATCCCTGATCATCTGCTTCTGACTGATAATCAATATCCATTACGTAATCACACAGTCCCCAAACAAAGTCATACGGAAAATAAACCTCTCCGGTATTAGCAAGAACTTTGTAGTATGTATCTTCGTCCTGTACGTAAAACACCTTATCATTATTTGCTTGTTTAGCATAATTACTAATAAATGTTTTCATTGTTTTTACTGATTTTGCATCTTCCGTTGGCTCAGTTGAAACCCAAGTAACCGATCTATCAAACTGTGGCGCTCTTGGTAGATCGCCTAAATGAAAACCCGGTCGATACGAAAGTTGAGAAGACCCTATACTTTTCACCTGCGGTCTACCAGTCTTAGAAAGTCCTGCAAATTCTCCCTCTTCTGCGTCAAGCCAAACACCAATAGGAGTATCTTCTCCACCTGCGTTTGCAACCATTGGTGGATACAGCTTACCATTCTTTACACGGAACACTTTGTACGCTTTGCCAGTTTTAGATTCAGAAAAGTCCATTTCAGAAATTTTTTCGTTAATACGTAGCTTGATCGGTGTTCTAACACGTTCAAACATATCATAATCAATTACCGCAGAACATTTGTTTTGAATATGCTTTGCAATGGCGTAAACTGTTTTAGATTCACTTCCTGATCCTGTAATATCAAACTCGCGCTCAATGTCCTCACACAACTCTTCAAGTGTCGGAATAAAACCTCTTACGGCGTGATAAGAAACCTGCTCATCAATATAATTATTTATATCTGTAGAATGAGCAATAATATAATCATGCTTATATTGTCCAAGTCTATCCATTCTATAAAAACTCCTTTACGCATATTCTTCATTATCTACATAGTCAAGATTTCTTGCATACTTCTTGTCATATTTAATCTCAGTATCCTCAGATCCACATTCAGGACAGTACGCATACCCCTGTAATAGATCATCAAATAATCTGCTACTTCTTCTGCTATGAATCGGATCAAACTTTTCAACATATCCACAATCATTACATTTGAAATAGTTTCCGGTTGCTTGTGCTATTGCGGCTTCATCATCATGCATAATATAAGGCTCATACGTTTCTCCATCACTAGACAGCTTGTATGAATCAATGTCGCCGCCGCAAATACCGCATTTGTATAACGATGGATCGGCTATCTTTTTACAGAACTTTGCAAATGATGCAACATTCTTATCACACTTCGGGCAATATAAAACATATGGTTTCTTTGCAAGTAAACTTCTGAACAGTTTCGACTCACCATCATCAGCATGTGTATCAATAACTACACCTAAAACGTCACCGATGATTTTTCCCCACTTGTGGAACTCTCTGCCATGATTGAAACATCCGTTTATTGTGTGACAAAATTCATGTGCCAACACAGAAAGAACTATTTTATCATCTCTGTCTTCAATCTTAGATAGATTTGGATTTAGTGATATTGTATAATCATATACATCGCCATCCGATCCTGTATAGTCATACTTCCTAGAACAACGCCCTAACACCTTTCTATTACTCATTCTTATGTCATTTCCAAGTGTTTTGCGAATGTGATCAAAAGGAATCGGAATTTCTGGATGTTGTTCTAACTGATCCCACGCAAATTCAAATACAAATTGCATATCATCCTTTGTGTATTCTTCCAGTATCATTAACATATCACCACTCAATCACCTGAACCATCTGAAAAGTAAATGAAATCATCATCGTCATCATCTTCACAGTCATCATACACAGGTTCTTTTGTAAAATCATCTACTACATCATGATATTTATTATACCAATAACAATTTATACCACAATGCTCACAGATAACAGATGATGTTTCTTCACCACAATGTTTACAAATCATTATGAATCATCGTCCTCATTAAACATAATCTGTTCCTACACGATCAATCCACTCTGTAATATATCCAAATAGATCATCAAGATATGTAGCAGATGCATCATCGTACTCTCCATCGTAGTCAAACGTGGCTGTCCACGCATCGTGAATATTTGTATTTGAATGTTCAAGCATTATAGTTGTCAGTTCCTTGTGTTCATAAGAAGAATATAGAATTACTTCAAATGAATCATAATGACCTCCAGCCATATGAGTACCTTTAACATCAATTGTGTATCCGTTATCATCGACATATTCTTGAAGCCTATCTGTAAATTCCTGAAAATCAAGAATTGCAGAAGAACTAGCCTGAGATTCAGCAAATAATTCATTTTTTACGTTTGAGAACTTCAAAGATTCACTTACTTCTCCATTATCAGTGCCAAAAGTCTTTACATAAGTATAACATGAAACGGATGGATTCTTTCCAGATTTTATGGCATTTTTAATATACTGCTTGGCTCCAATTTCAATAACAGCTTGGTTGACACCAAAATCTACTATTTTATTATCGCTATCATCTACAAGTATATATCGTTTAACTTCTTTTTCATTATTAGATTTTTCATTAATGTTCAATTTCATTAGTAATCACCTTCCATAGATTTTTCAAATCTGTTTTTATATTCCAGACATTCAATATATGTTTCAAGTGCAACTTGCTTTGCTTCCTGAACAGTATATGCAGAAGTTGTGACAATTATAATGCGCACAAATCATTGTAAGTCACTCTTTTCCGAAAAAGTTGCACAAATAATCACCAATTTCTTGAAATTAGTCTGTGTTCAGAAGCATAATCATATATCATATCAAAAATGTCTTTTGATGTATTAATTACCATTTTTCCAAAGTCCTTATTTACTTTTTTCCAACGACAATCGTAAATTTCATCTCCAAAATAAGCGGCATAATTTGATATTGCATAAGAATCTTCCTTAGTAACATACGGGATTTCTCGTTCTTCAATATCTTCACTATCAGAATAATAGGACTCAGTAAATGATTTTCCAACCTCTCTATCGAGAAATTTCTTAAAAGAATGTTTCCATGTTTTTCCATATCCCCCGCTGAAAAATTCTTTTCCGTAGTATGTTCCGCGATTACCATTAAATCTGTCATAAACAGTAAATTCTGCGGAAACTCTTGTATCTCTGTCTGCTTTAGGATCAATATAAATTGTATATGTCCACAATTCATAATTGTTTCCATCGCCAACCATAACACCACCATTTGTTACTCTAGCACTAAGTTTGTCAGCATTGCTAGCATCAGCAACAATATGTCTAATTGCTTCTTTTTGATCTAAATATGCACCACCAGATTTCTTATTATATCTATCAATAACATCTGATTCATAAATCAACTTCATTATATTCACTCCTTTATTTTCTACAATTATGACAAGTATAATGATCTATTCCGGCACGTTCTCCAAGCATAGTCCAAGTTATGTGAGGAATAGTCGGAAGATCAAGATTATAGTAATCTACTATCTTTTGCTTACATTCTTTATTGTTTATACACTTATCTAAAAATACTATGCATGTATACTCTTCAAACTTTCCATCAAAATCATATTCAGGGTCAATCATTATCCGACCTCTAGGAAAATAATCCCATGACATGCGCTTGTCGCCAACTGTATAATCATCAGAAAACGTATTCCAAGTATTCTTATGTGTTTTACCGTTCAAGTCATATCCATAATTATATTGCGGAACTTCTGACGTAATCCCTACGACATCACCGTCAATTATCCAGAAAAATCCCTCATAAGGATAATTTCTATTTTCGGTAAGTTTCATTACATTAGTCACCCTCTACAACTGAACTCTTTTTCAGCTTATGGAACAGACCGTTAAATCTATCGTTATAGCAGTCAATATAGAAATCTTCATATCCATCAAATAGGTGTAAACGCTTTCTCTTATCATGGTATCCGCTAATGTCATCATCTCTGTCATACTCAATCTCAACTACCTTATATGGAATGTATCCTTTATTTCCACCATTCGGAAGATGTCCGAACTGGAAATCTCTTATAATATAGTCACCTTTTTTTAGCGTAAGCGGATCACAGTTATAGTCATCAATATGATCTTCAACCTGACAGAAGAGTGTGTATGGTTGACCTAGTTTCAAATGGTCTAAATGTTCACAAATCGGTGTACGCTTTCTACGAACACTAGCAGACATGATACTCTCTGTGTATCCCTGTGCGCCGCATTGTGTGATTCTTGATATGAAATACTTCATCTGAGATGTGAAGAATCTTGTCCACTCATCTAGTGTAGATTGAATGTCGGAAGAAAAGTTATTGTAAATAGATGAAATATATTCAATTACAGTATTTACTACAAGAGATATTGCCTGTACGCCTGTTTCAAGTGTAAACGAACCGCCGCCAATATCAACTGTCCATAGATCACCGACAATATCACTTGCATTGTTAATGTTGCGAATATATGAACCATCTTCACAATACATCTCAAACGCCGCATCTGCACAATCCCACAGCTTATAATAAATCTCATACGCCTTTTCATGAAGTTCCTTGAAGTTTTCGCCGCAAGCGTTAATGTGAATTGTGTGAACATCATTAGACGCAAGTGTTAGAATATATCCAAGTGTTTCAAGTGAATTATTGCTCTGCTCTGAATCAACACCTACCACAGTATCAGGAATCGGAGCGAATTCAGAATTATAGTCCTCATTTCTAATCTCGATCATAGCACATTATCCCACCTTGTTCTTTATATCTTTTACAATTAAAATTGCTGTTTGAATATCAACTGATATTGAATCAGCACGTTTCGTATTTCGTGTACAATCAATACGCACATCACGCTTACCGTCATTCAGAACCTCTATATACATTCTTGTCATGCGATCTCTTGTATACCTAACACGAATGTTAACATCATCTGATACAATTATTCTAAAGTTTCCGTCATTGTTGTCAATATATCTTACGCCCATATTATCTGCAACGGATATTAGCTTATCCTTTAGAGATTCACCTTTATCTGAATCCGCGTTCATATCGAATTCAAAATCATCCGCATCTTCATAAATACGTTTATATCTCGGATACACTAATCATCCCACCAATCAATTATAGTTTAGTTTATCGAATAAACTTTCTGTAATATCTGCATTCGGCATCATGCCGTGATCTCTCTGAAAGTTACACAGTGCTTTGATATATTTCTTATCCCGTTTATATGGAGTAGATTCATTTTCACTTAGATACCCTAATTTAATCAGCTTTTCCTGTATCCAGTTGATTCTAACTTTCATTGGCATATTTGAAAAACTTGTGTATTTCATTCTTCATCCTCCACATCAAAACAATAATTACATGAAATATACACGATCTTATCTATAACCTTTTTAAGATTTTCAATGCACTTACAAACAAAGTCGTAAGACCTTTCAGAGATAATTGATTCGCACTGCTTGATAAAAGATGTACACGCTTTATAAAATTCTTCACTAATCGCTCTGAGGTCGGATTCAGTTTCGCATGTACCATCAAGCAACTGCTCAATAACAGCATAGAATGTATTACACAGATTTTGATAATACTCATAAATCTTGTAATACACTGGTTGCTTTGTCAATTCACGCTTAATATCAATGAGGTAAACATCACTTCGTTTTTTGTATTTAATAACTAAATCTTCATCAACAAATAGATGCTTTACTTCCGGAGCATTAAGAAAAATCATATTAATATCCCCTAACGATTAACTCTGATTTAATATCTCTCACCGCTGTAAGAATATCAGACAGATTTTTATCACCTCTTAGAAGATTCTCAACAATTGCGAGCGACTTCACAGCATTAGATCCGTTACGCTTACTAGATTTTCTGCTTAAACTTTCATCCATTTCTTCATCTTCATCATCCGGAAGCAGGTCATCCTTAAATTCATCAACATCAATTGCAACATCATACAGTGATCCAGTAATGCCGATAATATTATTGAGTGTTTCTGCATCCTCTTCGTCAACAACTGCGGTCAGTGCTTCTGCGGAGTCAGCTACATCAAGAATATCATTGTACAGCTTATCAAGACCGTCTACTAGATTATCAGGTTCATCAGCGTAATCTTCTTCCGGATCAACAGTATCAAATTCTTCATCCTCTTCTACAAGTCGCTTATCGTCATATACGTTTGACAGCATATTCAGAGTATTGATAGATTCATTGATTCTATTAACAACATCGTTTGTATTATCAACGCTGACCTTAATGCTATCAATTGTCTTACCCTTTTTGTCTGTAATAGACATCTGATACTTTGTAGCAGTGACAACGCCCTCTAGTGTCAGCATACCGCTAACAACACGGAATCTGTGATCTTTCGGATTCTTTGAAACCTTTGCAGTCACATTAGCTTTCTTAAAAACTTTAGCAAGAAACTCATTTGTCATATTATTACCTCATTTCATTTTTCTAAACTTATTCATCCAATACCATATGAAATACGACATAATATTCAATGAGAACTTCTTAGCTTCAATTCGCCGGAGTTCTCTATTGAATGTGTTATCATATGTGTAATTGGAAGAAATCTGAATTGTATAATCTCTGTTGAAACAAACAGATATATAATACTTATTTGTATAGAACTTTGCATATCTTCGTTTATTAAACGCTTTCAAGATTGCGTAGTCTATTGTTGACCGTTTCAACTCTTTATCAGCACTCACATGAATCTGCTGATCGAATTCAAGTAGCGGTATCATAACATCACCTTAAACATGAAACATATCAGGAAGAATTTGAGACAGAATGTATACAACTATACCTAGAACAACTAATTCAACAACTCGTTTCACAATATCATTTACGTTCCTTGCTGTGTTTTTATCGCGTGAATTTTTTTCTTCCATTATTTTTGCGTCTAAATCTTCTTGCTTTTTCTTCATATCCTTTTGATCTGACTTCATATCTGCCATATCATCTTTCATAGTAGTGATATCTCGTGACATGATCTGAATGGACGTTGCGATAGTGTGAATATCCTCAACCTGATTTTCAACCTTATCAAGTCTTGTTTCATAGGTGTTTAATCTTACCTCATGTTCGGCAAGTTTTTCATTCACTGTAGTATCCATATCAAGTTCTCCTTATTTATAATATTTTTTAGTAAAACGCATTACGGTGTCTCTTTTGAATTCTTAATGTAATTCTCTATCGCCATTTTTACAAATGTGTCAACATCTCCGAATGACTCAACGATCTTCTTCCGATCATCATCTGTCAGCATATTTTCAATCGCAGTTGTCGTGTACTTAAATGCTTCTTCTTGTTTTGTCTTATCAAAGTTGTCAGAAAGTTTCAGGTCATCTACAAATGTTTGGTTTGTTGCTTCAACGCACAATTTCACAATATAATCAAGTTTATCAATTATAAGTTTCATTGTATCGTTATTCGTTTTTTGCTTCAACCGTTCAAGGAACACATGAAGCATTTGATATGCGAATACTAGCAACGCCGATACTAAGAGACAGCCAAAAACAGTAAGTACATTCATGACTATATCTTTCATAGTAAACTTCCTTTCTTATTTTAACATATCAGAAACTTCATCATTTATAGACTGAACGTAAATAGTTGTTTGGAATGATACAGTACAGTTTTCACAACCACATCTAACTGTCAGCGTGTTCAGTCCGGTCATTGTAAAATCCTTAAAAACAGGAACACATAGAATCTGCCCTCTGCTAGCATTGAGTATTTCAAGTGTTCCTGTGAATTTTATTGTCTGTAAATCAGTGTTTGTTATACAAGCAGTCAGTTGACAATTTTCACCTAAATCAAAATAAGAGTGTCGTATCCGACTTGTATCATCACTGTTAGCATTTGCAATAAATTTCGGAGATTCATGCAACTCAAATATAATATCCGGAAAATTATTCGTCAATCCCTTTTGAACAGTTATTGATCTTCCGACTGCAATTGGAGAATTATTAATATTGATTGGAATGTAAATCACTTCAATCACCTCTATCTGAAAACATCTTCATAAATAAATGTCTAACAAAATAGGATTTTTTGTGTTATTTATAACTTTTTTGAGTATCCTTATCAGTTGAATTCATAATTGATTTTCTCTTACCGCCAATATGCTCAAATAAAATAACAAGCGCATACTTATTACAAAGTTTTTCATAAAAAGCTACTGCGTCATCGTAAATGTCAAACTTCTTTTTCTTCTTTGGTTGATTTGTTTTATCTACATCATCCCACGCCATTACATAGAAATAATGAGTATTTTTATCATCGTGTAGTACAATCATTACATCACTCTCCCTTATATGGTTTCATATCATCACATTATAACATCTCTCCAACTGTCCGCCCAATCCGGAATCTGAATATATGTGCCTTTTATATTCTTCCACCGATAATCATCAAAACTGCCGTCAAGATAATCTGTTGCATCAACTGAATCTCTCCAACCCTCAATGGAGTCATCATACACAATATAAGCATTATATACAATATATTCATAAGCATCTGAATAGATTAGCTCTGTTATGTTTCTTAACTTAATTGCTTCGATTGCGTCTGCATACATTCCATCAAAAACATATGCCTTTCCATCAGACTCAGCAAATAATGCTTCACCCTCATTATCGTCAAGCCATGACATATTGTAGTAGAATTCTTCCATGTCATCTTCATAGTATTCTGGATGTTCGTTATATGTCTGAATAGTTGTTGCAGATGCCGCCATTGGAAACTGTTTGTTATATAGTAAATCTATAATAAACTGTTTTGCTTCATTCTTTGATCCTAGAATTGTAACATCTGTTTTTACGTTTGATTCTGGACTTCTAAGTGAAATATACGGCATACTGACAGCGGACTTTCTCGATAATGGCTTCTTTGGGCATCTCGGAATAAAAATACCGTTTTTTACCATTTCATTCATCTTATACTTTCTAACATCATCTTTTTTAATATCTTTCCAATTTATAGGCTTTTTAGGCTTCTTACCAAAATAGTAAATACCGTTATCATCTAATCCTGTATCACTATATGCTGTTTTAGATGCAACACATGCGGTATCTTCTGCTATAGACAGGATAAGTCGTTCAGTCGGTTCTAACTTTCCGTTTCTGTATTTCTTCGAGTCGTTTCTAAACGACTTAGTTATTTTAACATTACGTGCCACAAATATCACTCCACATATCATCAAATGTTTTATATGTTTTTGTTTTTATTTTTCCGGATGCAATGTCTCTCGCTTCTTTCATTGCATCCAATATTTCTTGATTTGGAATAAACTCTGATCCGTAATTATCATCATTTTCGGAATCTCTGATCTTAACTGCTACTCTTTCCTCCTCTATAATTTCAGAGGAAGGATTTTAATTAAATATCTTCATAAAACACATCCTACGTAAATTTATATAAATACCCGTATATTATATGATTGTGCAATTTATCTGCACTAAACCTAAATTCTTATCATAGAGGAATGAATATGATCGTTTCACTGCGCCGACATACCCACAATCGCTGTGCCATGAATCCGCACATGTAACACTAGGTAGCCATCTGAAAATAACTCCGCCGTTTTCCTCTACTTTTTCAGAATGATAATGTGCTAGATGATATTCTCTGTAGGTAGATTCTCCCCACTCTTTAGAGCATTCAACACTCATTAGGTGCGGAAGATTCTGTTTCTTTTCGTAATAGCTATGAGCAAAACCTAGAAGATTTGTACCGTAATGCAGATAATATCTAGGTTTCAGATTAACATCAATTTCCACATTCTTGTTATTTCTAAACCATGCTTCAAGATAGCACGTTGCATAGAAATCAACTTGTCTGCTATGGTTAGATGCAATATAGAATGTCTTTACGGGTGCGTACTGACTTAATATATCAAGTGCTGTTACAAGAATCTCACATCCGGTAAGAAACAGCTTTGTCCACTTCGTATCATTGTCTTGAGGTGTTCCGCCTGTAGTTGATCCGGAAATACCATCAGAATTAAAGAAATCATTTGTCCATACAAAAATGATCTGGTCAATCTCATCCTTAATCTTATCAAGTCTTTCACATTCATCATCAATTACTTTGAAGAACCTCTCTTTTGCTATCTCAGTGTTATATGCTTCACCCGTTTCTTCCTCAAAAGCCAGTTTACCCAAATGTAAGTCAGCGATATTAACCTCATACAGATAATGTCTATTCTTAGACTTTGTGTACTTAGAAACTCTCGGTGTGTATTTGCATTGCAGTTCATTGAAGTGCTTCTTAATATCTTCAATGCTGACAGCATCCTTAATAGGCTTTGCTGTGATCTTACTCTGATACAGCGTTAAAAGCTGACCGCCCTTTTTCTGCTGTTGCCAGTAATTGTTTTTACAACTGATTATTTCCCACTTACTAGGATCAAGCCCATGTGCAGTGAGAATATTGACCGGAGTTAAATCCTGACCTTTTTGTAGTGCAATGATTCTATCAAACGCAACACTTCCGTCAGACTTATACTCAACATAATTTGCATTTGTTGGAGTATCACTATTTTGAACATCTTCCTCAGTTACATCAAGAATACCGCCGTTTCTCTTAATATATCTATCAACTCTTGACCGGATACATGTATATGTCAAATCATTGTACTTTTCATAGAGTTCTTTCTTGGCTGTCAATGGGGATTTACCATCCTTCAGCTTTTCTTCAAGATCATGGAAAAAATCGGATTCACTGTAAATTGTCTCAGTGTTCAAAATAATCAACCTCCATACCAAGTTCTTATATTTATAATGTGATTTGCATAAATTATTTTATTTGGAAAACCAATATAAAATTGGTTAGTGCCTATAACTACTCATTTATAGTATATCATATTTTTATGAAAAAGTCAAGTGTTTTCGTAAAAAAAATATGTGCCAGTGTATAAAAACACACTGGCACATAACATAATGCATAATCACTTAACGGATTCTTTCATATTGAACTTTTTACGATTGCGTGTAATAAAGTTATAAACCTGTTTTGATGTCTTAAAGCCATACTTCTTGTACTTCTTGATGAATTCGGTAGCACTATGAGCATCATAATAAGAAATTGCCTGTCTGATCATAGAATCATTATTCGGAAACTTCACGCACATATTATGCTTCTTCTTCTCAGGCTTTGGAGTCTGTGTGGAAGTCTTATCCGTACTTTCCGACTTAGACTTTGTTTCAACTTTCTTGTTTTCCATGATTGCATACTTGTATCTAGCGTCACAAGCCTTTTTTGGTGTATCAATACCGTACTTAGAATACTTCTCAACAAGTTCAGCAGTTTTCATTGTCTCACAATCTTTCAGGAATACAAGTCTCTCGTTGTGAGTAAAAGGTGTACGGCGATTGAACTTCTTAGGCTTGTCTGTTTTTTGAACATCAGAAACATCAGTTTCAGGCTCATTCTTAACATCTTCAACATTTGTCGTGGACGGTTCTTTGTTCTGATTACCTACATACTGTGCAAGTGCCTGTGAAATTACAGCAAAAGATTTAACAAGTTCTTCCATTCCATCAATCTTAATTGTTTGTGTAGTCGGTGCAATTGTTGCAGTCGGTGCTTTGACTTCTTCCACGACCTCCGGAACAGTTGTAACTGTTTCAGAATCTTCCACATCATCATACACGTTTTCAATGTTTTCAACTTTGTTGTACTCAGCCACAGGTTTTACTTCAACCGTTTGTGTGCCGACCTTCTGATACTTTTTTTCAAGTTCAAACTGCCGAATAATTCCGGCATCAACCTTATCCATAATATCATCTGTAATGTTTCTTGTGTTAGATTCGCTATAAGATGAAGAATTACAGTAAATCTTATCCACAAGCATGATTGAACTGATATCAATGATGTAATCGTTTCCGTACTTTCCCTTGTACTGAATGAAATACCACTTCTCAGAGTTCTTCTGAACATCATGGTCAGTTTTCAGTGGAGCAACATGAATAAGCTGACTATAGGTATTGCAAAGATTGTTTGAGATCACAATATAAGGTCTTGATTTCTTGATTCCATTATTGCACGGGACTCCTTGCTTTGAGGAAGGTTCATCAATAAAAAAGACCATTCCACGCTTTACCTGAAACACAGGCTCTTTTGATTTTTGCAGTTGCATACTATTTTCCTCCTTAATTGTTAAATGTTTTAACGTGCCAATAATTTTTGTTTTATATCCTGCTCTCCTAAACATGCCTATGTGCTTATGAAGAACTTGATATACAAATAATAGTAATACTTATTATTTTACTATACATATATCTTTTTTATTTATTGCTTATTATGTATTGCGTATATATAATATATAATAAGGGAAAATTTTATTACCTTTGCTTTAGTAAACTAAAGTGATGTTTTTGTATAGTAAAATACTAGCAGATGCTTTATTTTCGATATAAATTGTTGAAAACTTTTTTAGTTTTATATTGTAGCAATAATCTTACACTGATTTCAGAAAATTTGCTCCATAGTGTAAAATTTTGTTACACTTGTGGTATCACGTATTTACGTGAATTTTGATATGTTAGCTATATCTCACCAGTGTAACATTATTTTACCTTATAGACTGCCACAGTGTAAAATAAAGTTACATTGAGTATAGACAAAAGTTTATCAGTAATGTTTATTATCTTTTGTCATTTATACGATTTACTCTGTTCACTTCTTTTGTCACGATTGCGGTCATTCTTCTGATTCTTTCCTCTTCAATTGGCGGGATGTATGGCGATCTTACCTGCGGAGGCGTATACTCATTAAATGTGTTACCATTTCTTCTAATGATTCTGGGCTTACATGTGGTTGCTAAAAATGCAAACACACAGCACAGACCAATACAGCCGATAGATTTAATATCACCATCTGTAGTACCTCTCGTATAGTATACAAACACTCCCACAAGGCTTGCAAAGAATCCAATGGTGAATATTGTTTCTAAAAGTCTATACATGTCATCTACCTCCCGTTCTATAGTTTCCATATCGGATAAGTCCAATAGATACAATCAATACAAGCAGTTCCGGCTTTGTTATAGTTATATCTGTTTTTCCGCCGAAATACATTGCATATATGATCAGCGACAATGCACCGATTCCTGTACAGAATTCACCGAAACGATACCCTAAATATTGGACTTTGTTCTTAAATTTCATTTTTATCGCCTTTCTTTCTGTACAAACATAGTATAACATATTTCAATCTTTATGTCAATACGTTATACCATATTTTGTTTAACTACACATATTTTCGTGCTACTTTTTATCTCTTTTTGTACATATATAATGCCTTTGCATCATTGGCATAGATGTTTACATTCGATACAGTCTTTGAGAACGTAGCACATCTAATGAAGTCTCTAGTCTGTTCGCTCATTTCTGTTTCTGTCGTAAAATCTCCGTCTTCAAACTTAACGAAAAGAACTCCGCAATCATTTTCTCTTATCACAAGAGAGATATCAGAATCGTACATCGGAATTAACCCCCCTTTCTAAATATAGTATATCATATTTTCAATGAAATGTCAAGTAGTTTGCAGAAAATTTTTTGAATTTACTATTGACTTTTTTAGTAAGATGTGATATAATATACACAAAGAGGTGATCATATGATAGATAAGTATTCTGAACTTAGGTTATTTCTGACTTCAATTGGAATGTTGCAAACATCTTACTATTCATATGCCGCAACAATTCCATCTGATAAGTATAGAACCGTTGATGTAACATTTGATATTGTAAGCGGCACGTTACACATTATTTACCCTGATATTGAATATAATAAGCAGAATCCGTATAGTCCTAAAAAGAATAATGTCAAGGTTATCACAAATCCGGAAGATTTTGAAGTATGCAAGCATACGATCTTGAAAGCAATAAATAACTTTGTGTGAGGAATTATTATGCTAGTTAAATATATTGAGAATAGAGATATTGTCGTGGCACATATTGTAAGATGTGATGTTGTACGGTCACTTGATGATGAAGATAATGTATATTTGTTGAGATTGTTCACGCAGGACTTCGGAGATGTTGTTCTGTGTAAGTCAACATATAATAATTGCTTGGATGCATTGACTGAGTTATATGATCATGAAAAACTTGATCTATCATGCAATGCTAACTTTGAAGTAGAAGTTATGAATGTATTCAGTCCAGAGATGCTGTTTTCGCTAGATGATGATGTAACTGATATTGATATTGAAAGTCTGTATCCGGATTTTGATGACGATGATGACTACGATGATGAATATTAATTTAATTAAAATAAAGGCATTCTACTATTACATAGAATGCCTTTACTATTTACAGATTATTTATAAGTGCTGTTTGTGTTGCATTTCCGGCAACTCCATCAACTTGTAATCCATGCTCTAGTTGGAATGCAAGCAACGCACCTAATGTGATCTTGCCAAAGTCACCATCAATATCTCCCGTAAAATATCCTAGTTGTTTCAGATACCATTGCAACCATTTAACGCTTTCTCCGTTATCTCCTTTTTTGATTACAGTTGTCGGGGTATGATACGGAGAAGCAACGCTAGGTCTTTTAACAACCGCCGGATTCTCAATAAATCCTAAGAATTTATAATTTTGTCCCCCGCCCCAATTACCATCATTTCTTCTAGTAGTTGTCCAGAAAGACCTAGATGATTTATATCCGGATTCACTTGTAACAATACTTCCGTCAGCATTGATCTTTTCAACTATAGCAACATGACCTGCTCCATCAGCACTATTTCCTACTTGACCTTTTGCAAAAACAAGACACGCTCCGAGTGATGGTGTATGAGAAACTTTAAGACCTTGTGCGTTTGCGAATTGGTTTATAAAATTCTCAGCGTTCGTAGAGCCTAGATATTTACACCTACCGTAACCGCCTATCTCATTAAATCTTCCTACGGCGTGTCCAACGCAATTATTATAAACATTTAATCCCTCTTGTGCAGGATTTCCGACAATACATGGATTATACCCGCCAGATGCGATTGTGTTGTAATATGGGTTTCCTCTTTCAGGAATCGTCAGTCTTGGCACGAAGTTTACTGCATTGTCAGTGCTATTGTTCAATTGTGTTGTTTGTGGTGTATGTGGTTGTGACTGTGTATTTGAAGAAAAGCCGTTTAGTCCCTTATTTTTAATTTTAGTAGGATAATCTGTATAGCAGACATCAAGATCAACATTTCCAGTTATACCAATAACCTTTCCAGTTTCACTTTTCTGCCAAATTCCAACATCACCGTCATATCTTAGCTTGCTACTCCATTCCGCAAGCCACAGTGCATAGCGTTTCTTAATATCGTCCTCAATATAAGATTGTAGATGTCCACGAGAGATATAAAGACCTACCCAATAACCTTTGGACTCAACTCTTGATAGAAACGCTCTGACAATAGAAGACAGCTTAGATTTTCCTAATGCTAGTTGTGAATCAAGTTCAATATCTACGAATACCGGATATTCAAATTGCTTACCTTTGATGATCGACAAGAAAATATCCGCTTCCTCTACTGCTTCTGTCTCTGTCAACGCTTTACAAAACCAGTATGTTCCGACTGGAATTCCTTTTGCCTTTGCGTTTGAATAATGTGCTTCAAACATAGTATCTTTTTTACGTTTTACTTTGCCACCACCCGCTTGAATGATCACAAAATCAGTCACAACTTTGCTCCAATCAACCTGAGTTTGACACCATGAAATATCAATTCCTCTAGCAATAACTGTTCTCATACTATACACATCCTTTCAATAAATAGCATAGTCACGTATCTGCTATTATATATAATGTTTGTAATAGAACATATCATATAATTTATTGCAACATATAGCTAGTACCTACAGAATTTCACATTATTCATTAAAACAAAAATATTTTATAAAACGCTTGACAAATGACAGATTATATGATATACTATGTTTAATGATAGTGAGGTGTCTATTATGGATACAGATGGAATGCTTGAAAGACTTTCCGCAGAATATGTAGGTAAGTGTAATTGCTGTGATGAATGCTTTGCAGAGTTTTACTGTATTGAAAATGATCTACGGGTAAGCAGATGCCCGAATGATGATTGTCATAAAAATGTTATAGAATACTTAAAGGAGATTTTTTCATGAATATTACAGTTAGACATGGTGTTTTTGAGACAAATTCAAGTAGTACACATAGTATCGTGATTCCAAAGAAAGATGTTACAGAATTCCCAAAATCCATCGAATTCTGTCAAGGCGAATATGGGTGGGAATTTGAACAATACAGTCTACCGAATTATCTATACACTGCTATTCGCAACAGTCGGCATGTGGATGAATATATTGAAAAACTGAAAAGTGTACTTGATAAACATAATATTGAATATACGTTCGATGATTCATATGAAGGATACATTGATCATGAATATGAACTTGAAGATTTCCTAGAAGCTGTGTTCTCGGATGAAGATTTACTGCTTAGATGTCTTTTTGGAGATAGTGCTGTCTACACAGGAAATGATAATAGTGGATATACAGAGGAAGATACAGACGGTTGCATGATCGCAAGAGAAGAATATTATGATTCTGATAAAAATGAATATGTTGGGAATCCATACCACGATGAAGCAAGCTATGACTATTTCTTTAAGGGTAATTGATCATGACATTTGAAGAAGCTGTAAAGTTTTTAGAGGAAGTAGAAGAAACAAACCTTAATCTTTATGTGATTAACGGAAGATGTTCAGGAAAACTTCAAAAAGCCAGACTTCTTGAAGCCATTCACGTTATTAAAGAATGTGCTGTTAATGATTATGTGAGAGATAAAAGATTGATTCCTGTAACGCCACACCATACAAAGATGGAATTCCGTAGTGAAACAACCCCATATGTAATTACAGATAATTGTCCGGTATGCTTCTATAAAAATGGTTTAGGTTTATTTGATAGTATGTTACCGAAGAAAGCTAAATTTTGTCAGCGTTGTGGTCAAGCTATTGATTGGTCTGAATACGATGAAGATGGAAAAATGGATTGGGATGCTTATATGAATAGAGGTGAAAAACATGCTGAACAGTTTTGAAAAATTTACTGACTACTTATCCAAATCACTTGCTAATATTGGTATTCCAGTAGATATTGAACGGTATAAGTTTTTAGATAACTATGATGCTGACAGATTTATTATTATCGGATTGGGTGGATCACACGCATATGGAACAAATGTACCTACGTCTGATCTTGACATTAGAGGTATTGCGCTAAATAGTGTTGAAGATATTCTTACAGGAAGTGATTTTGAACAGATTGTGAATAATGTAACAGATACTACTATTTATTCTCTGAATAAGATTGTACATCTTCTTTCTAACTGCAATCCGAACACAATTGAGATTTTAGGACTTAAGCCTGAACATTATCTGTATGTGTCCGGTTGTGGAAAGAGACTGCTTAAGTCGAAGGATATGTTTCTATCTAAAAGGGCTATTAAGTCTTTCGGCGGATATGCAACATCACAACTGTACCGACTTAGACAGAAAACAAAAGATGCACTCACTGAAGAAGAATTAAATGCACACATTGTAAAAGTATTAAACAATGTAAAAGATACTATCTATGATGGATACGATGTTTCCGTATTTGATATCTACTACAAAGATGGAGAAATTAAAATTGATATCAATGTCAGTGATTATAAACTGGATGATTTCGTGACAATTCTTGAAACATTCAATAAAACGCTTAGAGATTACAGACAACGCTCTGTGCGAAATGATAAAGCTATTGAACACGATAAGATTTCTAAGCACGCCATGCACCTTCTTAGATTGTATATGATGCTTGAAGATATTCTTCTGTATGGTGAGATTAATACCTACCGTGAAAAGGAACATGATCTTCTTATGGCTATTCGCAATAATGAATTTCTTGATGAGCGTGGAATGATGAATGCTGAATTCTTTAAGCTAGTAGATGACTACAAAAACAGATGTGAAATTGCAGAGAAGAAATCTGATCTTCCTGATGAACCGGATAAGGAAAGAATTAAAGATTTTCTTATTGATGAAAATTACATATATTTAACTTACTGAATATATTGAAAATACTAATAATTAAAAACCCCTTGTGATAATTTCAACACAAGGGGTTAGATTTTATTGCTAATTTATGATAAGATATCAATATTTTCCAGTTTAGCTTCAATGAGTTCTCTGATCTTTTCATTAAGCGCGTACATAAACTCTCCGTCATCGAACATCTGATTAACGTCATAATCTGATCCTGAGATGTCTGTAACATTTACAGAAACAGAATACGATCCAATGAATTTTACATGTGCTTCACACTCAAGTTCACGTTCTTCCTCGAACGGAAACCACTCAATAGAACTCTTTCTAAAAAGTTCATTTTTGTACTTATTAAAGACTTCCGTTGCAAACTGATCAATGTACATATCAAATTCACAACAGAGTCCCACATACCCGCCAGAATCCCACATGGAGAATGAGTCCTCATTGATAGATGCATAGTCACCAAACAGGTTTCTTACGTTATCCTCTGCAATTCTGTAGTATGCTTCCTGAGTTGATTCATCATCATAGTCAATGTAGTCATCATTTTCGTAATCTTTATAATCCTCATTAATTCGTAATACCATTTCAAATCATCCTCTCTAAACAATTAAACGGCTTCACCTACAAATATAGTATAACATATTATGAATAAAAAGTCAATAGATTTTGAAAATGTTTATTCATTAACTATTTATTTTCTTTCTAGGAAGCTATTATATGTCATATTAACTGTAGGATTTACATAGACATCGAATCTATATCTTGAAACCTCTGCATGATATTTATTATTCATACTAAATAGTGTTTTTAGTTGTGGTGTGTTTGTAGGAACAACGTAGTTATTTTTCCTTATCATATAGATTGTCAACGGTTTCTGGTTATTATAGCATTCCTTTATCCAATTGATGAAATCTGCCTTTGTCTTTCCGGCAAAATAGTGTGAGTAAATATAAATGTCCTGCTGATCACTTGACTGCTCATTAAAACAAATATATTCAAACACAGATGATAGAAATTCTACAGAGATCGCGCTAGGCTCATTCTCTGTTAAAACCTCTAAGTAATTAGGACTGTTTTTAGTTACGTCAATATGAGGAACTATTGCAATATCGACAACGGAAGAAACATCGTTCGCAGTCTGCATAACCGCACTGTTTTTATAATTAACAAACATATCATCTTCCAGTTCGCGGCGAGTAAACACGTAATATGTTTCATCAGTTACGTTATAATGAATTGGAATTTCAAACCCGTGCGGCTTGTATTCTCTTGTATGATAATCCTGAATCGTGTTACCTTCATCAGGCGCATCTGTAGATATATTTGTTGTCATTACTTTGATATTAAAATCTACGCTATTTCCGACTTCTCCTGATACATTAAATGTGATAGAATTAACTGTCTTTCCGCCTATACCTGTTTCATCTGAATTATAATCATCATAAATATCGGAAGAACTTTGACTGTCTATATTTATAAAATCTAGGTCTGCTCCGAATTTAAGTGATACAGAAACAGTAGAATCCGGATCAATGTCGTTAATAATATATAGGCATCCGTGTCCGTTATTTTGTATAGAATCTGGAATAGTCATTGAATCCATAAGCTGTAAGCTAAGTTCTGAATCCGTTCCTGTAAGTGTTCCGCTGATATGATAATTTCCAAAACCATCACACGTTATAGATAGTCCATTATCAGTAATTGCGTGGTCAGTATCAACCACATCACTTGACGGTAGGATGTTGTATGTTGCATCACCAACTCCGTGAAGTCCTGTAGTTTTTCCAAATACTGTATAATCAAGTATCGGTGTTTCTACGTTATTAACCCCTGTTGGTTGGTTTAATGAAACAGAGTTACCAAGTCCGGTAATAGTAACTTCTTGTGATGGTTCTCCGGATATTGTTGAATCGCTGATCTCAATTGACGTGCTAGGTTTGAAATAATTACATAGAACAGAATCATCAGTATTTATATATTTTCCATGAGTGCTGTCTTTAATGCCGATAACCGTAACTCCTGAAGATGTAGTGTATTCAACAAAATCATCTGGAAAACAATTATACAGGATTCCGTCCTCTTTTCTCATTATGCCACCGGTTTCATCTACAACATATTCAACCTTTGCAACCTTATAGATTGCTTCACCATTCGCACTACTTAGTGAATCAACATAATCACCTATCTTTGCAAGTGGTTCTTCTAGTTCTATATCATTGAAGATAGGCGCAATCATATTGTATTTATTGAGAATTGAATCTGTCGGGTTGAATTTCATAACGATAGGACGTACTACAATATCACCGACATTCTTATAAGCAGTATTAAATTCTATAACAATATCTATTTCAGAATTATTAACCATTTGTAATAGATATGATGGTTTACTAGGAGTAGGTAAAAATGTGCCGATATTGTTTGAATCTTTATCAAAAATGTGCATCTTGTAGAAATAGTTTGTTACAGTGTTATTCGCCGTAGGTCCGCATGGTAATGCATATATGAAATAATTACCTTTATTCAGTTTCAGTTTATTCTGATTAAGCCTGTATAGTGTCGGAATGCTAAATTGTAATGATGTAAGATCATCACCGTTACCAGTCCTGTGTATAACAATATCACCATTTAATTTAGTAATACAGTTGTAGTTATCTGATAGAGTTGTAGTAGTCTCAGATACTATCTTTGGCTTGATAAGATTATTATATTCTGTGCTGATCTGAATATATGATTTATCAGCTTCACGATAGAACATATCCCTCATACCATGTGAAATCTCAATATCACAAGTTCCGCCAGAGTTTGTTATAATGTCATCTCCTAGCATGAATTCTATCTTCTTGATCGTTTCATCAACATATACACTGTAATCAAGATTAAATCTTTTAGATCGAACATTGGGGAAATAATATCTGTCAGATTGATATCCTCCGCATAAACCGCAAGATATTCCATAATTTGAATCATTTTCCCACATCTTTATTATGTGATCATCTCTCAGGTCAGCATTAGTATGTAGTGCATCGCCGCTGTCAGGATTCTGATAGCTTCCGCATACAATATTGCGTAATTTAATCCTTATAGTTATTCCAGAACACTCTTTATTTAATATCGTAAGTGGCTCACTCATTGGTAAACTTATACGATAATTAACAATCGCTTTTGATCTGTTCCCAACTGAATTTATCGGATTTTCAAGTAATGGTTGTGTTGCATAATCATATGTTTGTAGAGTATTACCAATGATAGTATATGATTCTACTGGATCGCCTATTGTTTCTAATCTCATACCATCATTCACGTTGTTTCCATTTATACACTTAACAACAACTGAACCAGTAGATACTTTCCAACCTCTAATAAAGAACAGTCTATTTTTATTGTACTTATATTTCACACTTCGGTCATTGTGAAATACAAATCCAACCTTTTTATCATTTTTAATTATCATTAGTATCACCACTATGTAAGTTTCAAATCTTCCAAAGTAGCAATTTAATACTACTGTGGATAAAATAATCTTCCATCATATTTTTAATTATTCATTTTTTTTATAATCTGAGAATTGTTCCACTCTTATTATTTTTTGTAATGTACGCTTCGCGTAAGCCGCCCTAACGGACGGCGATTACGCGATCACTGGATGATGTGAGCGGGGGCGACTCCTAGGTTACGGTCAGCATTGTTGTTGCTCAAAGCACCAGAAGCGTTACAATTTCGGAAATAGTGAGCGTAAGTCGGGTACGGAGTTCTAAGCCACCAAGAATAAGCAACTCCATTATCAATTCTATGTTTTATTCTATCATCATTTGTATTATGTGTATTATAATAATCTAATAATGTTCCAATATTAGGTGTTGCAGATAGACCAACTTCTGTATGTGATAGTAAAAATACTTTATCTGTGTTTATCTTATATTCTGTATTTAGTGTAAATGTTCTTCCGTCTAATGAAGGATATTCAAATATATTATTTGTTATATGAGTAATTTCAGGTGTTGCTAGTACATTTACAAAATCTTCATTTAATGATCTTAAATAACCGTTTATTGATCTGCTTCCATAAGGTCTATCGAATATAGTAGTTGGATGCCACCAGTTATTTTCCGCAAGGTCTGTATTTAGTAATTGTCTAAGACCGGATTGATAATAATTGTTTGAACCATATCTTGCACGATGAATATGATTTAGTTTACCATATGCACTGTCAGGATCATTATTTGATAGTTTTATTGTTCCTAAATCAATTGCTTCCGGTGATTCACCTTCAACCCATTCTGATAACTGTAATGCATTAAATCCAGTTATTGCTGTTGTTTTTGTTTGCGGATTCGGACCAGCATATGCTGTAACAGTGCTTGGTAGTTGTTGATATGCCCATGACAATGTTATTTGACTATCAACTGGAACGCTTGCAGTTGATGTAAAATAATATGTTTTATTACCGCCATATGCTGTATCATAGTTAGGTATTTTGAATTTATATGTTCCGGGTTGCATTTCAACAGTTGTATATAAAAATGCTTCTGTTGCGTCAAATTGCCACGGTCCGGATAGATTTAACTGACAAAGCGTCATGCTGTGCGTGTATCCTCGCGCCGTCAGTGATGGATCAAAATGTTTATCATACCCTACAACTTGGAATGCTCTTCCTGTTGTTTCATCTTCATTGTCATATAAGATTGTTCCAACTGGGAATTTTGTTTGAGCCAATCCACTTCTAACATCTTCTCTGATTTTACCCCAATATGTGTACCTTATATGTCCATCAATAGTTACATCGTATGGTGCAAGATCAGTATCAACTGTTATCTTATTCTGTCCTACAGTTGTTGGAATTTCCGGTGGAGTATAAACTGTAACTGCATATGTACCACCAGTTTCTTCTTTTCCATTCCATTTTGGTATACTTGGATGTTCAGGAGTTGGAGTGCTAATTTGTGTTAAATATCCTTCTATTTCTCCTGTCATTCCTGTTGGAATTGAGACTGTTTCTGTTTCCGGTTCGGAAAGAACATACCAGACTGTTATCGGTGTTCCTGCGGCGTATTGAGCGGCAAGGTATTGCCTGAAAGCCGCCACGTCTGTGCAGTCGTCAAGTCGGAATGAAAATGCCGTCGAGCCGACGTAAAACTCCCCGTCGATGAGAGTTGCAACGGTTCCGTTTCGCACAAAATGCGATGACGTTCCGTATCCGACCGTTGAGCTGGGCCAACCGTTTCCGCCAATTGAGAAAGAATAGCTATTTTCCGGAGATGTACGCTTGTTGATACTTATTTCCTCCCCCGTCAATACCAATTTCTTAATCTTCCTAGTAATAACACCAGTAGAAAGATTCAAAATATCTTTATAATCTCCAATACCGTATAGTGGAGCAGATAAGCCATTAACTTTAATTGTTGTTAGTTCATCTGCATAGTCTCCTATTTTTGCTAATGGTTCGTTGACGATACCTGTCTGCTCTATATTAAGTGCATACCACAATAGAACACCTGACATTGCAGACTTAAACTCTTCGGCTGTCATTTCTTCAAATCCTGTTTTGTTAATTGAGATATATGATTGATTGTTGATTGACGCGCACAAAGAGTATGGTGTAGAATTATAATTGTTTGCCGAAACAACTTTGAAATGCGAGCAAATAGCCGGTGCGATTTGTGAATTATTGACAACTTTTCCGTTACCTAAATTTGCACCGAAATTACCAGAATTTGTTTTTGTGTAAGTAAGCGTACCTAGATCGACACATTTAATTCTTCTTATAGTAGGAACTTCACCTAGATATATAGGAGTTGTTTTATTTAGATATGGAGAATATGGTAATGCTGTACTTCCGGAATTTAGCATTAAATACGTGCCTAAATTATCAGAAACCACAAAAGTTAAAATGTAATCAGATAGTAATGTTATAGTTATTGTATGAAAAACACCTGATTGTGGTCCGATTGCCAATCCATCCCATAATGTATAATAACCTGACGTGTATGTGATTGTATCATCTACGTTTAATTGTATATGGTTCATATCGAATACTTGTATAATTGGAAGTTTACCATCAGAAGAAATTGTATATGTTCCCGCTTTCAAAACTATCGCATTGTCTGGATTATATTTTTTATAATCATTTGCATAAACATATTTAGGAACACCCTTATCCCACAAATTCTTTCCATTATTATCAAAAGATATTTTATATCCATATGGTTCAAATGGAAGAAGTGACTGCCCTGTATTACACATAGCATTTTGAATGGTATCAGGATTTCTAACAGCAACAAAACCGTTAATTGGTGATGCAATATCCCTAAAAGAATCTACAACACGGCTACTATCGAACGAAATTGAACCGATCACAGGCTCATCTTCAAAGAATGCATATACATAACCATTACCAGTATATTGTATTCCTTGTTCTACTTTTGCTATGTATAAATCGAATCCTGATAACGCAGTAATTACACCACTATCAGATATATTAGCACCTTCGATTTTTTTGAAATACAAATTTTCTGTTCTAACACCACAAAATTCCGGAACAATCGGCGCGTCAGGTGTAGGTGTTCCATTTTGAACGCCATTACCTAAAAGTGATTTTACTTTGACAGGAAGACCATAACCTTTGAATGGTAGAGTTCCTGTAGTTGTTTGTAGTTCATCTTCTCTTCCCCATATAAGTCTATCTTGATTATCTCTTACTTCCCATCCATTTTGATATCCGTAGGGTTCGTAGGGGAGAGCTTTTGAACCGAGGTTGATCATGATACTGTCTTTAATTTCGTTTTCAGTCAATGAGTCATAGCTTGCATGATAGTAGAAAATTACCAAATATGATGCATCATTTCCTGTTGTTATTGTAATTTTTGTTGCTTCATTGTTTGTTATAACGCCGTAAAAATCCTCACCGATTGCAGGAATAGTTTTCGTGTAAGCAACTATAAATCGTTCGCTTTGAATTTTCGATATAGTATATGTAGTGTTTGGCATACACGGTGCATATGTCGTTCTTGTATTAGGACTTGGTGATATTATATTACTCACTGATGGATATGCGTTCAAAGATATAATACTTTTGTCAAACAAATTCTTCCCTTTCATAGGAATACTTACAATATCATGTTCAGCACCATTAACAATGCTTTTAAGCATTATATATTCACCTCTCTTTTAATCATATATAAAATATAAAGGTAAATCTTTATTTGTTATTGCATCATACTCAGCTTGTGTTAGTGGAGTAAATAATCTTGATAATAATGCATTTTGTACAGGTTTTGTAGAATTTGTATCTAATGCTGAATCTGTAACAACTGAAATATCAATAGTTCCACTTGATGTTATTGGAGAACCTGTTATTGTAACTGATCCATCTGTACTTGTTACTGCAACATTAGTTACTGTTCCACTTGGTTCATCGCCGGACGGAATTAAAACCCAAGTTGTGCCATCAGAAATAAAAGTATCTCCGATCTTAGCAGTTTGTTCCGCGTATGTTCCGTCAGTAATTACTTTATAAGTAAATCCTTTATTCTCATTAGAAGCTGTTGGAAGTGTTGTAATAGTTCCGCCAGTACCAAGACTGCCCTTAAATATCATAGGCTTTGGAAGATTATCTATTTTTGTATTAACTGTATTTACATTTCCTTGTACTTCATCAATAGCACTTTGAACATTTGTTGCAGAAATACCAGAAGATGTTCCATCATAAGAAACGTCAGATGCAGTAGGTGTACTTCCGCCACCACCGCCAGATGTTCCACTACTACTTACGTTAGAATCATCAAACAATATCTTGATTGGAAATGTATCAGTGCTAGACCACAACGCACCGTCTTCAATTCCATTAGCAATCAATCCATTGTGAGCATCAACAGCATTACGGTCAAACATAGGAGTAACTACTAATTCAAAACTACTAGGAATATTGTATATTGCTAGACTATATGGTTCAATATTCAAATCTGAATCAGTTTCTTTATTAGTTTCTCTATCAATTGTTTCCATATTTACATTAAAATCCGCATAAACTGTTCCATTATATAGGATTGTAAAATTGATGTTTGGAAGTTCAAATAGCATTTGTTTTGTCCAAATTTGTGTAAGAATTAATGACAGCGTTCCACAGTTATTACTTGCTGTAATATTTGATGTGATCATGCTGTCTGTCTTACTAATAGATGATAGAATTGTTGTCTGTGCCACAAAAATCAACTCCTTATAATCTTATATGTAGTTTTCTATAGGATTCTGATTTTTCGGGTGATCCGTCATTTTCGGCTTTTCTAACACCGCGCTTTTCCTGCTTATATAAATCCTCTTGATAATCTTGAATCCTGTGCATCATTTCATTTGCACAAACAATGAACGTCTTACCAACCATATCAACTGTACGTTCTTTCGGTGTCGGATTTGTCTTGTTTGCATCAATTTCAGGATGATCAGTGAATCTGAATTTTACAGCTTTATACAAATCTTCATGCTGTTTATAAAATTCAATACCTTGCCTACTAGACGGTTCAAATGTAACGTATATATACATAGACAGCCCGAAGTATGGTGATGGATCAATCTGTATCTCTTTTACGCCGTTAAGTGCAAGAACCTTACTTCTCCAAGCCTTTACAAACTCTTTAATATCATTCTTGATTTCTATGATTTTAGGATTCTTAGCATACTCTTTTCTCTTTTCCTTAGTATCTACATACGGTTCTATAAACTGTGTAACATAATTTTTACACTTCTTGATCTTGTCAGTTTTCTTTAGATATTCTAGTAGTGCTTCTGCGAAACATCTTCCACTAAGTTCATATAGCATATCTTCTCTTATCAGTTTCAATATAATCACACCTCTTCAAAACTAATTGTAATCGGGAAAATCTGTGTTTTAGTATCCCAAATACTTCCTTCCTCAATCCCATTTTCAATTAGAGTATTCCTTGCCGGAACAGCGTTGTTATCAAAAATAGGAGCGACAACAACTGTACATGATGTTGGTATGTTTTTTACAGATGTACATATCTTGACAGTATCTTGTAGTAGGTACTCATCACCATAAGTTTTAATTAAATACTCAAACACTTTGTATTTACAGTTTGTTCCGTCTTGATCTGTATAAATATTTATTTTGACTGCCGGAAGTTCGTAAAACATCTGAGATGTCCAGTTTGATATCTCAACAATAAAATATCCAGAACATGATTGAGTTGTTATATCTGCTGATAATTGAGTAGTGTCATTTCTATCAATTTCAGTTATAATGGTAGTCATTTTTATCACCTCTAAAGAATCACATATCTAATTCTTTTCGTATTTTTGCTGTTAAGTTATATAAATAGGTAAGACATTTATCTTCTGTTGAAAAAATTTGTCTAGGCTCTCGGAAAATAAAATAATTGTCAGCACAGTCCACTACCATCTTTCTAGCAACAATGCAGACAGATATAGATATAATCCTTTTTCCGGAAGTGATTGACACAGAAACACATGTATTGTAATCCTCCGTCAATATTATTGATCTATCAAATGCAGAAAGAAGATAGTTCCTTACATTGATAACTGTATTACACCTATTAAAAAACATAATACATCACATCTTCACATAAGTATGATTAGTTTGGGGGAGTATCATCATTTTGTTCAAGATCACCAGTTCCATATATATTTAAGAAATGTGCAAACGGTAGCGGATCATCTACAACATGCTGAAGGAAATACTGTAATACCCACTGCGCTTGCAATGCACCACCAATATCACCCTCACAGTCAATGTCACCTCTAAAGAACCAACCGTCATCTGTTGTTTTGTATTCTGTTGATGATCTTACAAAATCTATCAATTCATCAATGTTATCGTATCCACCAATAACAATAGCTTCTAGGAATACGGAAAGTAGAATCTGACCATCAAGTGCCTTAATTTCTCCATCACCATCAACGTCACCTAAAATGCTATACCCGTTGACAACATCAAATCTATATTCACTGCTCATACATAACACCTCAATCTTTATATATTGTATAGTATAATGTAGTCAAGTTTTACTGTTTTTGAGATAAAAAATCTTTTCTTATCACATATCATCATTCGCACATATAGCAAAAAAATACACACGCCGAATAATAGCGTGTGCATCTTGATATTTATTTTGTTAAATTTATTCTTCTTCGTCATAGCATCCGGTGTTAAATTCATTCATTGCTTTGAAATACGCAATAGGGAGTTGATCATAATACAATGTGCCGGAAGCACACTTGAATTCTCCCATCATCGTGTCACAGTCCACTTCATAGTCATCATCATCTCCGATCTTTTTCCGAATATATGCAATATCATTTTCAGTAAATTCAGGAAGTTTGTCAGATTGATATGCAAGATAAAAATATGTGCCGTTCTTTAGAATTACAAAGTATAACTGCCCAAGATCCATGTCAGTGTCATCACACTCACCAATATACACGTAGTTAGGATTTTCATCCATCTTATTCTTGATATACATTACTTCTTTCACAAGTGTATCAAACATGTAAGACCATCCCTTCAATCAATTCTTCTCAGTTGCAACACAGTTTGCAATTGCATATTCACTTTTCATTAGAATAACTTTGCCGATAGCATCTCGCTCATTTTCGGCTTCAACCTCAACCTTAAATCTGTGATTTCCAAACAGGATACAACAGTTATCATACTCAACAATATAAGTTTTCATAATTAACTCCTTTCAGCATCGACATCACCATCTCACAAATATAGTATAACATATTTATGCAGAAATGTCAAGTAGTTTCCGGAAAGTTATTGTAGAAGTATTCACATTATCGCATAGATATTTTGTACAAGATATATAAAAGCCGCTAATCATTATATCGACTAGCGGCTTCTGATCAAAACTTATTCATCATCGCCGTCAAAGTATCCGGATTCTTCCATTTCATCAAGAACTTCTGATACTGCCTGTCCAACCAGATAGCATCTGATTGTACAATCCGCGTATTCAGGATCAGTAAGTGCCTTTTTGTAGCTTTCAAGTTCGTCACCAAAACATTCAAGTGCGTCAACAAGAATGTCAGAATTCATTGCAAGTGCTTCCCGTGCCTTGTATGCATTACAGTAATAAGAACCACTTGCGTTTCCTGTAACACTGTCCTCAGTGAAACAATCATCATTCAGTCGTTCTTCCAGACCATCACGATCATCAATCCAATCCTCACGGTCAATGTTGTCCTCGATATACTCCTTAACGTCAGCTTTAACAGCTTCAAGATAATCATACTTCTGCATAATAATTTCCTCCTTTAGTTACGTTTTCACGCTTTTGGAATCTCTCTTACAAATATAGTATACCATATTTCAAGGCAAATGTCAAGTAGTTTGTAGGAAAATAAAAAAGAAAATCCTACCAAATAATTGATAGGATTTTTGTATATAGTGACAACATGTTCTTTTTTGAAATGTTTTATTATTTATTCTCTGTATTTTTCTGTGTAAATTTTGGAGTAAATAACTTTTTACCAATATAGATACCATTCATGAAATCATTAACAACTTCATCTGTGCATTCAATACCGTCAATAGAACAGAGTGATGTCAGATATTCACCACACGCTTCATTGTATTTAATCTCATTGATAAAATCACAGAATGCCTGACATTCTTCTCTTGATCTAAATATAATATGCATAAACTTAGGTGTCTTTCTTCCGGAGTAGTATGTTCCGGGTTTAGTTTCAAGTTGAATTAACTCATTGAAATCTTCTCCGGAGTAATATGTGTGATCAGTAAGTTCGACTCTATCTCCATCTGAACTTGTATCTGTAAAGATTCTTACACCATCACCAAAGCGATCAACTACCTCATATGTTCCAATCTTTGTTGGTTTATATTGACATACACATTGTTTACATGGGCAGGACTCAGTTAGATGTTTACCTGTAGGGCTTGTAAATTCGATCTGCCTGTTATTATTACATCTATCACATTTATCAAACATATCGTATACATATTCATTTGTTACAATATAGCCATCTTCAAAGAAGTCTTTCACAAATCTCTTGAAACTCTTATTCTTTAATGTTTCCATGTTTTCCTTAAACTTTCTTTCAAGGTCTGCAAGCGCGGTCTGATAAGTGTCATACTCAGCACGGAATTCGCTCAGTTTTCTATTCTCATCCTCTAAGAATTCGACCTTATTTCTGTACTCAGCACGGATGCACTTTTTAAGTGTTTCAACTAATGGCTTCAATTCTTTTGATCTTAGATACGATGGGTAACAATCCTCATCAAAGAAATCATCAGAATCTTCATCATCATAATCATAGTTATCATCTTCAGGAGTACCTAATTTATCATAGTCATTTTCAAGCATATGAAACGCCCATGCATCAGCAAGTTCAAAATTATCCATTAGTCGCCCCTCCGAACAAAACAGTATACAGGAACAGATGTAATATTCTTTGTTTCCGGCGTAATCCACCATGTAGCCAAACTATTACTGCCCTCACAGAATCCAAAATGTGCGAATCTATATTCAGTACAATATTCAATATTATCTGTGTTAAGTTCTTTCTTTGCAATCTCCCGTGCTTGCACATTATCAAACTTTCTTGCGTTTACAGCAACAATATCTCTACCTGTTTCATCTTCAAACATATCATAAATAAAAGCCATAGTTATTCTTCCTCCAATTAACAATAAAATTCTTCTTCACGGTCAAACTCAGACTTTTCAGTTTTCATGCAGTTTGGCATGAAGTCTGTAAGTTCTGTCTCAATAGTTCTACCATCTTGCTTTGCAATTCTTTCATTTTCTTTCCATTCACTCTCAGTGTACTGAAACGCCCACTCTCTGCCGAATAGCTTAAACATCTTACTACGTGCATCATCATAATCTGTTCCCTCGATAACAACGTAATGACCACCATACTTGTGCGCAACGCCAAATGTAAAATAATAACGCTCCATTTATAATTTCCTCCAAGTTTATTTTTTATATTTTTTACAATCCTTACATCTAGGAAAGTTATCTGGACAAGCCTGTAAATCTGAACAAAGTTTTCTGTAATATATAAATCCATTCTTATGTTTCATAACACTGACAATCCACGGATCATCACTGCACAACCCACCATACGAACTAAGATATCCTCTAGCAATACGCTTATCCCCGATATCTACACAGAATTCATATGGAGTATCAGGTGTCAATGACTTGTAAAAATTTTCAAGTTTATGCCATCCGGCAGTATTAGACTTAGTAGTGATCTTCTTTGTACTAACTGTAGTATTATGTTTACTTACTTTACTGTTAGTTGATTTCTTTTGTGATTGTGCTGTTTGTTTATTTAGTTTCTTTGTGGTATCTGAATTCTTGTTTGAACTTCCAACATCAAATAAAGGTTTCATTTCATAATACCTCTCCGTCCGTGTCGTTTATCCTTCTGCCGCTTTGCGTGAAATTTAGAAATCACATCACTTCTATAGTTGTCATATAGTTGAAAAGTATCCACAACATCATATGATCTATTTCGTTCCTCTACATACTTAGCCCATTTCTCACATGATGTAGCACATCCTGCACAACGATCAGCGCATCCAATACCAGTTGACTTGTCAAAGCAAGGAGTTTTCCTATCCATATAAGCACCTCAGAACAGAGACTTTCTAGTTTTAGTCTTACTCGGATTTTGTTTTGGTTGTTTATCAATGTCAAGCAAATTAACTAATGATCTAGTTTTTAACATATTCATAAACATTTCCTCAGTTATAATCCTAACATTCAACTCTTTTGCCTTTTTGTTTTTAGCTGAATTACTATTAATGTCATTGTTAATTAAATGTGTTGTTTCAGAAGAAACAGAACTGCTAACCGTTCCGCCGTTACGTTTGATTGTGTCAATGATTTCATCACGGCTACAAGAAAGTTTACCAGTTATTACAAACTTCATTCCAGTAAGCAATGAACTCTCTTTCACTGTTTCACTGAAATCAAGAATGTCACACAGTTTCATATATTCTGCTACATTGTCAGCATCAGAAAACCAATCATCAAGTGATTTTGCAACGGCATCTCCTAGTCCTTTTATCGTAGAACAAAGAAGATAAAAGTCTACTCCAAGAAGATTATTAGGATTGTTGTCAAGATTATTAGCTATGATCTCAGCAACAGACTTACCAATTCCGTCAATATTCAAAGCACCTAGCAATCTACTTAGTGTTGTGTGTTTCGATCTTTCAATAGATTCTTTAAGTACATCAACAGATTTCTTACCAAATCCGGAAAGACTGCAAAGACTGTCGTAATGTGTGTCAACAAATTTATAGATATCAGAATATTTTTTAATATAATTAAGTCTTACCAATTTATCAATCGTTTTCTCAGATAGACCATCAATATTCATTCCGTGCTTTGATGTAAATGAAGCAAACTTCTTGATCATCTTTCCAACGCAATGTTCGTTTGTACATTTAAGAACAACAACACCGTCATTTGTAACTAATTCAGTCTCAGATGAACAGTATGGACATTGCTTCGGAACAAACTGCATATATTCATCTGCATTGGAATGCTTTGTAAGATTATAACGTACCTGCGGAATGATCTCATTCGCTTTATACACTTCAATATAATCATCCTTTGCAAGATTAAGCTGTGCAAGAATTGAGATATTATGAACACTTGCTCGTGTAACAGTAGTTCCGTCAATGTCAACCGCATCAAATACTGCCGTAGGAGTAAGTACACCAGTTTTACCAATTGTAAAATCAATATCATTTAGTGTTGTATTGTATCCGTCATCATAAAACTTATAGGCAAGTCCATTTCTATAATGATGTGCTGTACTTCCTAAAGATTCACCATAAGCAATATCATCATACATTGCAACAATTCCATCAATAGGAACATAATCATTATCAGCTTTCACCTTTAGCATTTGAATAGCATCTTTAATACTTTTTAATGCATTTGTTAAATATGGAATATATGTCACAACATTAAATCCGAGTTCTCTTGCGGCTTCAAGACCGGAAGTCATACAACCATTAGTCGATATATCGTTTGCATTCCATACAACAAATCTAACAAACCGCTTCGCACATATTCCGCTATTCAACTGTCTAACTGATCCGCTTGCAAGATTTCTAGGATTCTTATAAGGTTCTTCCAGTGTTGAATTGATGTATACAAAATCATCCTTATGAATAATAGCTTCTCCGGTAATACGTATTGTTCCTTTAACACGTATCTTAGATGGAACACCTATGAAAGTTCTAGCGTTGTGTGTAATATCTTCTCCAGTATATCCATCGCCGCGAGTCTCCGCACGTACCAGTCTACCATCTACATATGTCAACTGACATGTAAGACCGTCTAGCTTGTGCATCAGTACAATGTCTTTACCACGTCTAAACTTTTCAACCGCTTCAATATCCTTTGCTTTATCAAGTGAAAGTAACGGTTTATAGTGTTCAACTTTTTCCAAATTACTAAGTACAGTATAACCAACATTCTGTGTCGGAGAATTTGAAAGTATAATTCCTGTTTCATCTTCAAGACGTTTCAGGTCATCAAATAGCTTATCATACTTTTCATCCGGAATAGGTGAATTGTTTTCAACATAGTAAAAATATCTGCATTTATTCAGATATTCTACAAGATCATTAATTTGTTGTTGCTTTGTCATATTCATGCTCTCTTTCAAATAATTTCTTATAACATTTAGGTCCGAATCCAACCTCAATAGAAGTTTCATCAATAAGCTGTCTGCCGCAGTGAGCACAGCGCCCAGTATGCATAATACGATACTCGTCACTGTCTCTGTTGCGGATAGCATCTAATATTGTCTGAATCTGAATATCAGTTTCATTGATGCCGTACTTATCATTATGCTTGTATGTAAGAACATTACCACGAATCTTAAAGTATCCACAGTAAATATTCTTATTCTCTTTCTTGATGTAAAGCTGATATATTTTGTTATTATCAACTCCGTTATCTTTCCTGAAAATCTTGTATGCAAATCTTACAAAGTCAGTTTCAATTATGAACGTGCAATTTCCGGCAAACATAAATCTGATTTTATTCCTAATGATCCCCAAATAAAACACCTCCTGACAATGCAATCTTACAATTATAGTATAACATATTTGTAAGAAATTGTCAAGAGGGTTTTCAAATTTTCATATTTTAACTATTTGTATTATCTTCATATGTTCCGTCAAGCTGTGCCTTAATTCCATTCACAATATCGTCAGTGTCATAATTATCAAAATCACTCTTATCAATTGTTGCGTATGAATCATCACCGTCTGTAATAAAAACAGTTTTATCTGAATCATCATCACACCAATACTTAATACCATCTTCACTGCCGCTAAACTTATAGTTTCCGTTATCAAATTGATCTTTGCAGTATGCAACTATATTGTTTATATTATCACCAATAGATTCAAACAGTCTCATATTAACCACCTTTTCAATAATCTTCTTCACCGTAATCACAAATCGGACAGCTTCCAGAATCATCTAGCGTAGTGTCACACTCCGGACACGTATCAATTTCTGTACGCTCAATATCATCAAAATCCTGTTCCCCATCCATATCAATTATAAAATCATCAAATATAAGTATATCACTTCTATTCATATTGAGGTCGTTTGCGATCCGGTGTCGGAAGTTGTTACGCGCCTGACTTAAAGATACTGCAAGTGTTTCATATGGTGGGTTCAAATCTCTAAGTAAACCGTTATCAATACCGAACTTATCAAGTCTGTATCTATGTCTGTTATCCTCTAGTATGATCATATGAAGCACCTCTTAGAATTTCAGATATGTAAGTGTCGGAGGAATTGAATCAAGTTCATCTTCTAATTCTCGTTTCTTAGACTCTAGTCTATCTTGCTTGATCTGAACCTTGTCAGCATCAGCTAATAGTCGTTCACGTTCTTCTTCTGTAATGTCATCAAATTTTGTATTAAAATCTTCCCAATATGCATCAATTTTTAATAGCATGTCATCTATGGTATCAATTTCTGACTTCTTGCGAGAATACTCAGGATTGTCAATAGTATATGTTATTCTGTCGTAAAACTTAGTTCCCTCATCTGTAGTATATCCAACATGTATGGGAGTATTCGGAAAATCTTTGTCAAGAGATTTAAGCAATTCCGTTGCTATGCCTTGTCTTTTATATTCCGGAAGAACCGTTGTCATTTGAATATATGGTTCATCTTCGTAAATAGAATATTCTAACTTTCCAACAACCTTATCATCAACAATATAATCTTTGTTCATATCGACCTGACCGCTGTAAGCACCTACAGAGTATGTTGATATTCTTCCATCAAGTTCTTCTAATATGATCATATACAAAACCTCACTGTCTACCTGCAACATCTAATAGCTTATCAATATCATAAAAAGATTCAACGCCGCGATCTAAATATTTCTGGATAACTTTTCTATTCTTTTCAATGCCGAACTTCTTTATCAGTCTAGGCATATCAGAAAGCCTGTAATGAAAACTTTCATCATTTAGAATCCATGTATCAATAAACACAATATCATTTGCTTTTACATCTTCATAAACACCGTATTCAGTATCATTTAATTCTACATAGTTGTCATTGTGTTTATTCTTAAATGCAACCGTACAGCCACCATAGCCGCTTCCTCCGCCGTTTGTAACACACCATATGAAGTTACCCTCATACTCCAATTGACGCGCCTTGTCAATACGTAGACCGTGCTTAGAAATAGAATCTACATTTTCATATTGAGTATTATGGTATAGCATATCAGGAGTATTGTATTGTGGATATTCGTACTTATCAAGAAGATATGTAAAATCATATATTCCAACATTTTCTAGTATGATCATTTTACAACACCTACATCATTTCTCAATCTTTACAGGCTCTAACCACTTACGAGGTTTACCTTTGAAAGACCGTTCTTTGCGCTCTTGTGCTAAGAATTTATTAGCATCTGACGTAACACGTTTTACCGCATTAACACGTTTTACTAATTCATCTGCAACATCTACAGTATACATATAGTTGTTCCGAACCTGCACCATAGTTTGTTCAAGACTTCTTAATTTATTTAACAAAGCAGTAATATGTTTATTATATTGATCTTTCTTTCCCGGATTGGTTGCCCAATCTCCCATTTCATCAATCAGAGTTTTAATTGTGTCGTACCCATTCTGAACATCCTTAATATATTCAGGAAGTTTATTCTGCTGTAATACTTTCACATAATAATCTCTGTTTACTTGTGGATCATAGTTTTTGCTATAAACATAATTTGTTGATGCCGGAAGATTCTCTTTGTCCTTTGTTGATATCATTCCTGTAAGATCATCCATTCGCTGTCTACGTCTACTTGTAACGCTAACACCACCCGATTCTATTTCATACACATCATACATTTCAAAGTCTTTAAGTTTCAGCTTCTTTGGGTTGTATTCAAACTTTCCTCGTGTGTAATATGCAATAACATCTGAACCGTCAGCAACAAGAAAACTACTATCTCTAGCTGTTCTTGGATTGAACGTGTCAATCTTGTGTAATTCAGAATCTTGAAGATTGATTGTTTTGTTTATTTTATCTATAACATCCCGTGAAACACTAAGACCAATCTTTCTGATATCAGAAATAACATTTTCATTAACTAAGCTAATCATATAAAAATTCACCTCTACAAAATATAAAAGTTACAACATATAATGTCTATTTTACTATATTTTGTAAAAGGTGAATTTTTTAGTTTTTGTGAGTGTTTAATAGTATTGTGATTCAGCAACGCGCTTCGATTCTTCGTAGATTTCTTCAACTATATGTTTATTATCTATGTAGTAACTCTCAGTATGTGTCGGCTGATCAAACCAACTCATATAATATTTAATCGCTCTGCTCTGCTTATTTGATTTATTTATCCTGCCGCTTTGAAAGATTGAAGTATATGTTCTGCTTATAATATTCTTACCAGATATATCATATTCCGTTCTAACTACAAGTTTAATTAACTCTCTGTGTACATTGTTAATAAGTATCACCATCTGATCTGTATTTAATTAGAATATTATAAAAGCAGTTCAAATAATTGTAGATTTCTTCATCATCTGTTGCTATATACTTTTCCATAAGTTTATTAAACGTCTTTGCATCATTATTATCTGCGGTATATTTATTGATAATATCCCGATAGTTGTCTGCAAGCTGTTTAACCTTGTCTACTCTTTCCATAATTATAACCTCTCTCGACAAAGGAATTAGGATCAAGTATGATGCTCTGTCTCCTTAGTGCATATCTGCAAATTCTATAGATTCCAGACTGTTCGATATTGTCTTTGCATTCATCACAAATATATCCGACATCAATACATTTAGCACAATAGATACAAAACTTAGTCACACAAATCACTCCTTTTGTGTAGGTTTAATTTCTTTTCTTTTTACAATTTTACAGCCACTCCAATTAAACGTCATACCCTGTTCAAGATTCAACTTGACATCGGAATTATTGTCTTTATAGTTGCTCAGTGTGAATCTATCATTTTCAAATACGACTTCTGCCGTATTCTTAAACTCAACCGGATCTGAAAGACCATAAACTGAACAACTGTAGTCAGTAAATTCAACCGTGTCACCTGTGTAGATTGCGCTACCGTCCTTATCACTTCTGCCAAAGTAGACTCCGCAAGCGGGATCATACTTAGAAATAAAATGCCAGAATCCGAGTTCATCAATCACTCTAAAGCAAAACAATTCACCGCTCATCAGTAATATACCTCTTTCCCGTTAATAATTCCAAACTTCCACATATCTGTAAAGATATTATATTCATCTCCATCACAAACAACAAACATATCATCGTTTGTAAGAAAATCTCTGATTTTGTCTTTATCTGTGAGATTGATTATGCATTCATCAACACCGCCGATGCCATAATCATATCTTTCATCTTTATGATCAACTGTGAACCCGTTAAAGTTCGGATAAAACTCTCTGATAATTTCAGCAACGGGTTCAAGTTCCTCATAAAAATCTTCCTTAGTTGTACCATACCCGCACTTAATTGCAACATAATACAGAATCTTTTCAGTAAATGTTGTAAGGACTGTAAACGGTGATCTTCCGTAACAAGTACGCTCATTAGAAAGATTCCATCTGTCCGTATTATCCAGTCTTGCTTTGATATCTTCTGTAATGGCTTCGCGGTCAATATGCGGAGTTCCGGTCTTTACGCAAATAGAATGCGAACTAGAACTATTCGTTTCAAATACACTACTTCTAATAGAAATCATAATATCACCTCATTCTTTACATTCAGAAAGAATCCGTTCAATCATATCAATATTTGCAATTGCATCTCTATTGATAATACCTTCTCTCAGCATCTTACTGAAAATATTATCCTGCCCATTTCTACCTTCGATATACATAATTCCGTAGTTTGGATTGAACATGAATTCGCCGATAGAAATTCCAAGTTCCGAAATCTGATCTGTAATTCCGCCAAGTAATCCGGTTGCAGGTGCGCTGTAATATTTCTTAGATTCATCTGTCTTTTCCGGATATTCGCGCTTGATACCTCTATCTGTCCATTCATCAAACGGATCATATTTAACAGTATCACAGCCAATATAATCTTTGATCTCACGCTCCATGACTTCAATCACCGGAAGAACATCTTCCTCAGTTGCAAACTGTACAAACTTTTTAATATGAGCACTAAGCAGTGTATTGTATACGATTGACATCTTATGTCCGGTAGTATACTTACTGTAATAGCAGAACGGGATAGCCGGATTCGGTTGCAAGAAAACACAAAGCGGACCTCTTACAAATGAATTATAATTATCCTTAATTAAATTCTTAGTTGTTTTCCATTCTCCGTCTTTTATCCACTCATTATAAAACATATCCTCATAAAGTTTCTGCTTGTCAAACTCTGTCTTATCTTTACGCTCGATAACTATAAACTTCCGCATTAAGCATTCCTCCTAACCTTTGCAAACATTTCTTCAATGGTTTCATCCGTATAACTGTATCGCTCTGTAGATACTGAACTAACAGCGTATTCCTGTTTTACTGTATCAACATACATTGTGAACTGTCCGTCATCACCCATATAGAAGTGATTGAAATCTTCCGCAGACATGATGTTTCTAACTTCAAGCTGTTTAATTGCAAGATTGTCAAATGATACTGTATCAAAGTGATTGATGATATCACCGATATTATCATGCATCCAATTCTTTCTTGCATCAATAAGAGTTCCTGTATCACCAGTGTGATATGTATTACCTCTTCGGAATTCCTTGTATCCAAGAATCAAGATTTTAAGACCTTTATCGTACAGTGATTGAAGTGTATTTCTATCAACAATTCCATTGATGATATGAATAACAGCATTTGGAATCTCTCTGATCATATTAATGAATTCCGAAGTAGGATTAACAAGCGATACGCCCAGACCATAGATGAATTTATTACTCACAAGATTCTTAATACGCGCAAACTCTTTTTCAAAGTGAACCTGATTTACTGTCATGTTCACAATAAGTTTACGATCTTTACAATACGCAAGAAAATCTTCAAGTTGCGGATGCTCAAGAGGATTTCCGCCGCCAATTGCAAGTTCTGTATACGGATGCAGACTTTCAATGAACGGGACATTCATAATATTACCGTGCTTGCCATCCGGCTTAGAATTCTCGTGGCAATTATGGACTAGCACACCATTTGCAAAATAGTTATGATATTCAGCAACCTCTATATTATACACATATCCGTCATATTGTGTTTTTTCAATTTTTGAAATCCTCATTTCTTCTCTCCCTTTTTCAAAGATTCTTTGTGGAAATGTATGTCAACCTCATCATGACAATCTGTACATAATACAATACCTATATCATTATTGTTATGATACTCAACTACACGCTCTTCTAATATGTTGTACTCATCTGATCTAAATTGTAAGTTATGTATGTCAATGTTTAATTCATGTGCAATGTTTTCAACTATCTCCGAAAATGACTCTTTGTGGTGAATATGAAGAGTTCCGCCAATTTTACCACACCTAGTACACGTATAATTTGCATCAGATAGCATTTTCTTTCTCCACGGCTTCAAAGAAATCCTAATATAATTTTTTATTGATCTGGATGTACCGCCCTTCCAGTTTTTTCTATCACTTCCTCTTTTGTAGGTAAGTTCACCGGACGCTACACGGGCTTTTATTGTTTCTTTCATTTTCTTAACAGTTTCACTATTTCGCATTGGGTTATTTGCTTTCATCCTCTCGGATGTCGCCGTTCTAAATTCAGCCATTCGTTCTTCTCTGTGTGAATCTTTATATAACTTATCTTCTTGTTCAATTCTCTTTTTCTCCGTGTATTCTTCATCAGTTAGTGATACACCAAAATAAGAAGGATTATTTAATTTCATCCTGTGCGAGAACTCTAACCATGTATTGCGCTTACAATCCTCACATGTCGTTTCCTTAGATTCGTATAATGGCGACTTGCTTATATTTTTTATACGTGTGCCTAAAACTTTACCACACTTCCTACACACTATCTTCTGCTCGAATTTCTTAAAGTTATAGTGTTTAGGTCTTACACAATCCGGACACTTTTCCTTACTTTGTTTATCAGTTGCATAGTATGTTTTTCCACATTCTATACAAACACACTCTTTACGTCTTACAGAATATCTGTATTTATTGTACTTATCTCTGCACTCTTTTTCATTACAAACTATTACTCTATGATCTCTTGGAATAAAATCTTTTCCACAAAATTTACATTTTATTGGAAACTTTTCTTTAGGCTTTGTCATATAGGTCATCATCTTCTTTCAGGTCACATGCGCTTACCCAACCACGATTTGTTGTATAAAATTTATGGTTCGGTGTGCAATTAATTATTTTTCCGTTTTCAAGCGTTATGTGAATAATTTCTCCGGTATGCCAGTGTTTATACATATTAGTAACAGTAGAATTTGTGATTGTGTTCGATTTGTCATCAAACGCTATCACATTATCTCCAATAGAAATTTTTTCAATTGCGGTTTCTCCGTTATTTGTAGAAACCATAGTTCCGTCAACAAAACAAAATTTACAGTTCATATCGCATTTGTTAGTTACCTTAACGTCTATGCTCTCTGCAAAAGCCGGAATCATCTTACCATCTTTGCATGACCTGATCTTAGTTCCATCACTAAGCATAGCAACATTATAATTTCCGTTTGTATATACACCAATTACTGATCTCATTTTTTTTTATCCTCCAGTTATATGTTAATCTATGTAAACACACTCATGATAATATTTTCTAGGTATGTCAACATCATCATGATATCTGTGTAGTGGCGGTTCATCAGATTCTTCATCAAATGTAAATGTTCCGTTTCTATCATCAACAGCATAATCGAATTCCATTGTTACAAGAGATACATCAGTACATCTTGATTTTACTTCAATTCTTGCATTAGTTGACACATTAAATGATACTTCGTCTGTTCCATGATACATATCACCATCATGTTCAATGTTACGACCAATATGTTCATCAAGATTGTCTAACAGTTTCTTTTCATAATGTCCCGTGTGAAGTGACGGATCAATGATTGCAAAGTCAAACGGCGATTCTGCACGGCTAGTATCTTCAACAACTACAGTAATATCCCTCATACAAACTGGTAAATCTTTATCATAATACTTTAATCGCTCCATAAGTTCACCTACAGTCATTATATATTACTCCTTACTGTCAAAGAATGTATGTGTATATGCGCTGACGGCTCTAGGATTCAAACATCTGTTTTCCATAAAATCCTTAAAGTCATCATCATCAATTACCCATCCTACTGAACCACCTACATTTGTAGCTTTCAAATCTCCGCTTTTAATCCACTTTGTAATAGTTGCTCCACACACATCAACGGCTCTTGCATAATAAGACTTTTTGTGAATCATATAATTTTAACCCCCTATCAAACTTCTCCGACAATATTAAATCCAAAATACCTTGTAAGAATCGGACGCATCCATTCCCACATATCAGGATATAATACAGAAGATATAGGTTTCACAAAGCGAGAAAATTTTCCACGATTATGTGTATAGTAAAACTCAACACCATTATCATCAGTAACGTATCCTAGATAAATAGCATCATTTGATTGATCATACTCAGGAACATGATCACGATAATAACATTTCAATCTATAGATTGTCATATCAATATTGATATGCTTTGCGTACTGTTCCGCATCGAACCTATTCTCAAAGATTGAAATATTGTGCGCAATATCGTATATGTCGCTTCCGTCAATATATGACGTATCGACATCATCATCACATACAATGATAGGATTCTTGTATGATGTTTTATCATCTGTAATCCAAATACTGTAAAACTTGTCTAAATCTTTCGGTATCCATAACGTGAAATCCCTATCTTCTGTATCTTCATTAGCTGTCTGCTCAATAGTGTCCGTGTCACAATCAGTCTGCGAATTCTTACTGATTGTCTTTTTAATGTCAATGAGTTCATTTTGCAGATTATTCAGCAACTCTGTCTGCTGTGCAAGAATTTTAGTAATCTCATCCATACGTTCCATAATAAAGTTTACCTCGCTTTAATAATAATTTTATTAATGATCTTCGATTGCAGGACATCTCTAATAGCATCTTCACACTCATATGTTTCATGTGTCAGCATAATTTTATATACTTCTAATGCAATGTCAACTACGTAACCAATAGTAGTTATATTCATTTCAGTGTCGAAAACAACCTCTGCATCATCGCCGCTATCAACAACGATAAGTTTTCCGTTAAGAGTAGAGTCGTTCGGATGCATCAAACTTTTCAGCGTAATAGTATAGTCATTCTTGTTAATAGATTCAACAATGATATCTGCAATGTCATTTTTAATAGTCGTGATTTTGGATTTAAGGTTATCCATTCTCTGATCCATGATCATAAGTTTTGTATTCAGCGAACTATTCATAATCATACCTCACATTCTAAAACGTGGTCGGAAGTATTCGATAATGTCAATCTCTTTACCGTCTTTATAGAATGTAAAATTTACAGAGTTGAAAGTACGATTTTCATCTTCAAGGTAAATTTCAGTGCTGAATCCACCGATCTCAATCTTCGTCACACGGTATTCATGTTCACTGTCAACTTCCAGACCGATTGAATTTGTAAATTTCTTCAAACCATTATCCGGATTAGTCATCTTAGCAGTAATGTTCTCATCTGTAATATCGCCATAAAACAGAGTCATTAATAAACACCTCACTTCATATTGGAAACATTATGCCGTTCCCTTTGTAAATATAGTATAGCACATTTCAAGGAAATTGTCAAGTAGTTTTTAGAAAAATATGCACAGAAATATTAACAACATTTTACGTTAATTTCTGTGCATATTTACTTATTGTAATCAATTATTTAAGTTTCTTTATTGGAAATAAAGTCCTTATATCCGGATACATCATTGCTGTTATTCTCTACAAGAGATTCAGCATAATATGATAGAAGCATCTGAGCATCAAGTGCTGTAATTTTTCCGTCACTGTCATGATCAAGTGCTTGATACGTTTCAAGTTCACCATGTAGATTGTTAATCTGTCCTTCAAGGTCGTGGATATACTGCCATATTTCTGGTTCAAGTGCGGTAACAGTTTCAGTATTAAAAGTTAGACAATTAACACTAATAATAGCAGAGCATACAAAAGCGAAAAACTTCTTTTTCATTTTGTTACACCTCTATGTTAAAATGTAAAATTAACTGCATCATCTCTGTTAATGAAGAAGTGAATACCTCTTGCACATTCTTCAAATCTATTCTCACAGAAATTAGGTTCAGTTACGATCTGCCATTTCCGATATTTGAATTTAGAATCCCACATACTTTCAACAACCTTATCAACAGAGTTCCCGTCAAGGTCTTGAATATCTTCAACATATGCCTTGTCAGCGCGACACTTACTCCTACCTGCATTTGACCGCCGTGCATCTTCCGGAATCCTAAGTTTTACAATATAATACTCATCATCATCACATTTATCATGACTGATCTTAGCTTTTTTCCATCCAATAAAACTACCTGTATCCGGAACATGGCTTGAAACATTTAGATTTGTCTCAACAAAAGCGGCTCTTGTAAAATCACAATTTTCTTGACAATCTATATCAAACTCACAGTTTGAAAATGTGGAAGACTGGAATGTTGAATTATAGAGTCTGAAATATTCAAAATTCGTATATGCACAGTTAATGTTGTTCAAATTTACAAAATCAAACCAACCACAATCAAATTGACAGTATGCAAAATTACTATTATGTAAATCAGTATACGTGAAACTAGGACTTGTAAATTTACAGTTAGTGAACATCATATAAGACATTCCACACATAATGAATTCACAAGTGTAGAACTCGATGTCCTCAAATTCACGGCTTTCAAATACACAGCCCTTGAATGAAATATATTTAAGTTCTTCCGGAAAGACAATATCCGATGGAATGAAATAACCACAAATATAAATTAGTGAATCATTTAATGCACCTTCATTATCTTTTATAAGATTATCAAACTCATCCTGTGTTATAGTCTTATATTTTAAGCTAGTTGTGTACTTAGCGTCATCATTGATCATATACAATACCTCCAATTAAAATATAGTTCAATATGTCGGTCTAAAAGTCGGCTCGATATCATGAATCGTATCATCATCTTTATATCTACTATTCTTCACTTCATAGCTATCCAAAATAAACGCTTTTCTGCATCTGATCTTGCCATATCCAACCATAATAATATCATCAAGACAGATTTTTGCAGTTAAGAAAACAGAACTTGCGGCAGATTCATTTCTTATCCAATAATTAGCGTGTGAGAAATGAAGTCCGCTCGCACACGGCTTATCAGATTCATCACAATCATTAACAACTGCATACTCACCAACACAATACTTGAAATTTTTATCATAGAAAGAGGTCATGTCTTTTTGTACTTGTTTATATGCAATTACATAATACTTTCCGTCAGCTTCTTTGAACGGGATTAGTCCAGTTTGAAGTCTAATTGATTCAAGAATATCTTTAGACATATCGGTACAGGATAGAACAACTGTTTTTTCTAGTTTTACACATCCTTTAACAACGCCGTAAACATCAGATTGGCATATACGGATACAGTCATCACAGTTTCCATCTACCGAAGCATCTTTAATGTCAGAACGAGTAATATACGCATTTGATACATCAGACCTAATAATATCAGATGTGTCTATCATACATGTATTTCGTAGATCACTATTACAAATAGCTGAATCTGAAATCGTACCATGACAAATAATTAATGATTCTTTTATTGCAGTATCACCTCTAATTGATAGATATCTGTCAAGTTCTGGTGCATCTGTATTGTCAATAGTTGATGATAGTACAACTGCATTACCTAAAATTACAACTCTTCCAAGTACAACAGAATTTTTATCAATCCAACACCCTTTACCGTCACCAGAATCATGAAGAATATTACCATATTCTACATACCCACCAAGATCACCCTCATCAACAATTCCTACTCTGGTTGCAAAAGTTTTCTTTGCACGGATTCTGTATACCCGAACACCATGAATAACTTTACTGTCATCCGGAAGAATCTCATACTTGCTACCATTATAAACAGGAACATTATCACTCATAAATCAATCCTCCTTATTCAAATCAACTTTCTTATCGTCATCATCATCTTTATTCTCAGGCATACTGCGTGTATTACTATCATACCTAAGTGCTACAAAAAGTGATATAGTTACTACAGCACATACAACACAAATACCAATTGCAATCAAACTAAAATCAATCATAATAAACCACCTACATATTGATATAATTATCTTGATCACGTCTATTCTTTCTACGCATATTCCATGTACATATGTTACATCGTCCGGAAGTGATTAGAAACACATATACGATCACTCCGATATTTATTCCAACATATACTAGAACTGTTTTAATGTCAAGCATACCGTGTATTACCTTTTCATATATAACGGTTCTTTAAGTCCTGTAGCATATTCATTGAATGAATTACAGATTTCAAGTGCTAGTGGTTTAAGTTCCGGATACCTTGAAGTTCCGACTGATTCTGCAAGATAACCAAGTTTATTTTCTTCAATGAGTAGAATTGTACAGTCAGCATAGTCATATTGAGAAAAATAAATTTTTCTATATTCATCATATTCCCACTTTACTACAAAATATTTATCTTTATATGTAACACGTACACCAACACTTAGAAGATTGTTTGCATCAAATTCGTACTTGAATTCAACCAAAGATGCATCAAATTCTACATCTCCGTTTTTATACTTCGGGATCATTCCAAATTCATACAACATTTCAGGATATTTTAACGCCGCAGACTTAACTGCATGTGAAACAATATTACAGAATTGGCTATCAACAATTCGTAAATATTTAGGTTTCTTACTGCACTCGGACTGTTCTACAAGTGGCGTGATCTTCAAATCCCATTCATTGATATATTCCGGTGTAACTTCCAATATCATGTCAATGCATTGATGAAAATCGTTTTCGCAACAAACGAAAAATCTAGCTTTACCACCCACATAACCAACGAAAATACCATTAACACCTTCTTGAATAATCCTATCTTTGATAATCTCTCCGCGACAACGCTTATCTGTTTTTATGTAATAGGCATTACCGATCTTATAATCATTCATATAAACACCTCACTCATTATTACATTTGATTTCTGTTTTCTGGACTATTACAAAACAAAGTAAATTAACAATCTCACGATCTTTGTCAACTGCCAGACATGGTTTCAACACATAGTTGTCTAATTCACTTATACTGTAATATAAATCTGAATACCATGTATGTACTGGATAGAATGAGCACTGATCATATGCATTACCACCGGGAAAATCACTCATTGAAATCTTAGTAACAATTCCAAGCCAGTGGTGCGGTTGTGCCATAGCATCTATACGTGTATAGCTATTATGCGGCATGTCATGTGCCAAGATGATTGGATACCCAGTGCTTTTCAATGTAGTGTTTAATAAAGATTCAGGATCATTGAACTGATCTACATACCATTTGAAAAACTTCTCTCGCAGTTCCGGAGACATTTCAAGATGAATATTTTCAAGAGTGTTTAATCCGTTGTGGTTTATTGAACACATAGACAACCGCTCCCACCGAAATCTGCAATAATGTAAAATTCATCATAGTAGTCTGTCCTGTATACAGTACCGTAGTCATATCCTGTCTTGTCATTATTAGTTTTGACAATAGAGATTTCGGCATCTCCGTATTTATCAAGATAGTATTCAAGTTCATCACGCAACTCTGAAACAGTCATTTACTCATCTCCCGCATATAACATTAGGTACAATGATTCTTTATGCACTCAATACAGTCAAGACAGCATCCGTCATCATCCCATTCCATTAAACTCTGAATGCAAAGATTTGAATCATTACATTCTTCTTTGTACCATTTTGCAATAGCTATCAGTGCGTCACATTCTCCATGTTTATATCCTTTTTTGTATTCAGTTGTTGCAAACTTTTCTAAGAACGCTAGCACATCATCTTTACAAGTATCCATAATAGTATTTCCTTTCATTCAGTGTCATCATACTGTCTTTCGCAGTGTGCCGTTACCCAACAAGTAGTAAGACCGCAACCGTTCCCGTTAATGTTTTCAGGACATCCAGAACAGTTGTGCTCATTGTCAGTATTATACATGAAGTCAATGTACTTGTTTCTGTATTCAGCGTATTCCTCATTTGTCATATCATGAACACTTTTCATTTAATCTTCCTCCATATACATCATAGCACATATAACACGTTCTTTACAAATATAGTATAGCATATTCATTGAAAAATGTCAAGTAGTTTCTTGAAAATAAAAAGAAAAACCTTACCCAAATATGAGTAAGGTTTTTGTATATATTGCATAAGTAATAAATCAGCATTCAAATTCATCAAGGTCAGTTGCTTCTAGTGCGTTGTACTGATCAAGCAAGTCTTTTCTCCATGTTCCCTTTTTAATTACCTTATCACAAATACCATATTTCTTACACTCTTTCGCAGTAAGATAAACATCTTCACCGCTATTGATAGCCTTAATAACAGACTTCGGTAGCGTCGTATTCTTCTTGATGTATTTAATGACACGCTCATTCATTATGTCAAATCTAGTTGCATCTGTCTTAATATCATTCAGTTTTCCGAATGATCCGGCAGATAGTTGATGTAGCATAATCTGTGAGTGCTTATACATATATCTGATATGACCGGACATAAAGATTACAGCGGCGGCAGACATACAATAACCAGAACAGTATGTAATGATTGGTGTAACACTTGCTTCGATGATATCAACCAATGACCACATATCAACAATAACTCCGCCAAAGGATTGAATGTGAAGTTGAATCGGTTTGATTTCATAACTTCTAAACTTTTCAAGACATTGACGGTCAAACTCATTAATCTGTAAAATCTGTTTACAGACATCTGAGATATTGTTACCCTCTACGTCACCGGAAAGATACAGAATACGATCTCCGGTTGCAGATGTGTCAGAACCATTCCCAAGTAATAATTCCATGCTCATAGTATTTGCCCTCCATTAGTTAGAATATTTTTTCAACTGTTTCCGGTATTACTACAGAAACAACATTTGAATTTGTAAATGTTGTTGACTCTAATACCGTAACAGGCTGTAAACCTGATTCAATCCTAAGTGCTGTAGGAACTTTAGTGTTTATCTTTTTACCGACATATTTATATACACTAACAGATAGTAAATCTTCACTACCATACCATAAATAGTCAATTGGAGTAGATAGAAAGTTATAATATCTTCTAATTAGTTCTATTCTAGGATTCATATATTATTCACCGCCTAGTGACAATGCATACCCCGCAACAATAGCACATACAGAAAATCCATCATGGAAAAATAGAATATGGATAATATTCTTATCTGAAATATCATAATCCGGATTAAGAATATTTATTTTTGTACTTCCGCTTGCAGTGAAGTTTGTACAAAGTGCGGTTGCAGAATCTACAGTGCTATCCTTAATCATCTTAACTAATGAATGATATCCACTACCACTTTGATCAAGATTAACCGGAGTGCTTGCAACTGCGCCGCTAGCATCAATACAATGTGTTTTAGTTATATCAGTTATAGTAATGGATGATATCGGTGTAGTCTTACTGATTATTGTTTCAGCACCATTAGGGAATAACACAGATGCAGTATATGTAGATGTTGAAACATTAAGATCATAATTGATCGTATCTAGCGGAACACCTAGCGGAGATACAAAATTACCAGAACCATATAAACCGAAATTTCCTGCCATATTGATTCCATTATTATATGTCTTAAATGCATCAGATTGCGTTGTAACGCCACCTGATTCCTGCCCGTTACCTATGACCACTACAGCATCAGTCGGGCTTGTGGGTGAAGCAGGTACGCTCGTAGCGTTGTTTTCACCGAGTATTCCAGATGCAGTATACTTATTATTTCTTACTACAATAGTTCTGTTATCTTCACTATTTACAGTAGACCATACATTGTTATTACTTACAATTGTAGTTCCGTCAGGTTGAATATTTACTTTTAGTTTTCCATCATCAATTATGATTGTATTTCCATCAGGCGGAATAGCTTCTTGTCCACCGTTTCCACCACACGTAACAAATGAATTACTTGATACATCATAACATACAATACTATATGAATTAATCCATGAACCTTCTTTTCTATTTTTATAAATGTATAACTTATTAGGAACTTTGAACTTTTCCGGAATTGTGAAACCGGGATCAGAAATATCATAATCATTTCCTAGTTCAGAAGTAATGTCAAGAAGATCAGTAACTTTACCGTCACCCATATACATAGAAATAAGTTTAGATTGTTCATATGTTTGTTCTTTAACAAAATATATATTATTTGATACGTGAGACATATCATCATATGTACTGCGGTCAGTTAGAAAAATAGATGATTGTACATCATCATTCGCATCAACTGTATTCGTGATAAGTTCATCAGACATAGTTTTCAACTCCCTCGCTATAAACAAAAAATCTACTGAAACTATATACTATATTGTATCGGTATCAGTAGATTTTTAATTTATTATATTGTAAGTTTTATATTTCATAAGAGATCGACATGCACTTCCAACCTAACACACCTAGTACAATCATGCCGATTATGGAAAATATTCCTGTCGGAAGTGCGTATGTATCTTGTACAAACTCTGCTCCTAACTCTTTTTCCATACTATCTAACCATAATATAGCACCAACATAAACAACAAATATCGCGCAGAAAAACAGTATTGATAGTACAAACATGAATGCCTGTAGAAACTTTCCTTTTTTAGTTAATCTAGTATTCATGTCCATAAAGAATTTACAGTTGCAGTCGTTGCAAGTATATAGAGATTTCGTCAAATGTCTTTCAACATTTGTACTATAACATTCCGGGCACACAGCAACGATATTTGAAATAGGTTCAACATACGACTGTCCATGCTTATAAACATCATACTTAGGTACGGTTTCACGAAGTTTCATTTGTAATTAACACCTCTTTTAACCTACAGGCGGATTTGGAAGCGGCATCCAGTGTGTAACATCTTTCATAGCGGGATAGAATTCACCATCACTAAATTCCCAACAAAGACCGTCACCTTGTATATGTGCTACCTGAATAGGATTATCTTCCCACCGAGCATAATAAATCAAAACATTTTTATATACTTCCGGAATACGCTCACTGCACGGAATCCAATTACCACTAATTGATTTATCTGGTTTCCAATAACCGCAATTAACTTCTCCAACAGGCGGCATAAACCTACAAACTTCCCTCGCACAATTCTCACAGTTTTTCATTCAGATCATCCCGTTCATATAGTTCATCAATACTGCTAAACATTGCATCACGGAATACAATGTCTCTATGATCCATTATATCAGTTTCCTCACTTCAAAGGTCTTCACATTTAATCATCAATTCGTTAATACATTCATTAATATATGCTCGATCATCGTATGTAAGATTTCCGTCACGCACAGTTATACGACACCTAATCTCACATATAAGTCCAATGGCACATCGTAAGCATTTTTCCAAATTATCTTTACAGTGAAGAATTGTAGGTTGCTGATCAATCATTTCCATAACCTTACAACCATCCTAATAACTAATTGTAGGCTTTCCGTATTGGTTACACTCTGCCTTTATTTCAGCCTTAAATTTATCTGCATCAATTGGACGCATAATTAATCACTCCTTATAACATATCACACAATGGTTTTTGAAAAGTTTATTTTTTTTTTACAATATGCTTCTTTTATTGCAAGACTATAGATCGGCATCTCTTTTATGAATTTTTTAATAGCCGCATCCTTACGTTGTTCAAGTCTTTCAATTGACGGATCATGTCTTTTATCGGTGACGTTATACGCATAGAATGGATCGTTTTCAATAAACTTATCAAACTGTTCAACTAACCAATAATCAATATATTCACCCTCAACACATGCAATATCACCAACAAGGCGAACTTTAGGATACATACAATCAGATAGATCGGTTGTTACATAACAATATTTAGAATCGTAGTTGTATTTTCCAGTTATCATAAATTCAATTGAATCTCTAACAACTCTACGTGACCTTAGTTCCTCAAGTGTATCATTAAACTCCTTGCTTGTATATGGATAATCATAATATACCATAGATGCAATTACATTACAATAAAGTTTAGCATCCGGATTTGTTGGATGTGGTTTAGGAATATACTGCTTCATAAGGTCTGCAAGTTCATCAAATTTCTTTTGGTATAACAGTCTTTGAACATCAGGTATCATATCACGAACATTTTCATCACAGTTAGCACGGGCAACTACTTTAATAATATGTGCTCTCTTTCTATGCTTACTGATACTATCAAAGAATCTTTGAAGAAATCTCTCATTATCAAATACGATCTTCCTAGAACCGTACTTACCAAATGAATACACTGCTTCATATGATCCTGCATTAGCGCACACTCCGCCGCTACTCTGTTTGAAACTGTGCAGAGGATATCCGGGAATTTCCTTGAACTTTTCTTCCCACTCTTTAGCTGTCATCTTTACACCTATCCTTAATCACATCAAGTTTAATAGTGTCCGAATCCGCTTTAGACACATGTGACGATGGAATAACACTTGAAATACTGTGATTAATTAAATCGGATACTGTGACATCATCAAATTTACTAATATCACAATATTGAATTGCATCCGGCTTACGTGGTATCTCAAAATGAATATTTTTCGCAAGTTCAATAAGTTCATCACAAATGGAACTCATCGTATCAGTTTCGTTAATCATACTTAATTACTCCTTTCATGCTCGATCATAAGAGATTCATAATCCATATCAAGAGTATCATCAGATTCCGGAATAAGTCTGTGAATTGTATACCTATGAATGTGCTCTATCTTAATCGTGCCTTGCCGTCCATCTCTAGTATTTACAAACATAGTCGTACCGTCATCTGAATAATCATGCACACATCCATATACTGTGGTAACTTCATCTGGATTCTTTACATCGAATCTTATGAACGTGCCGCGAGGTGCCCAACTCTCATCGAAGTATTTAACGGTTACAGTCTTTTCTTTTGTGATCGGCATTATAAACAACTCACTTCATAAACATAGTATAACACATTTCATAATGTTTGTCAATAGGTTTTTGAAAATTTCAAAGTGTAAACTTTTATTACTCAAATACAATTCTCTGGTTGACGTATTCACGATCCTGAGTAAAGATTGGAATTTCTGTATCAATCTTAAAACCTCTAGCATCTTCAACATCAAGCGGCTTTACAGAACAAGAACCTCTCTTTACAACAGTCGGAAGATCATTCCAGTTAATACCTTTATCAGTAAACAGCATATCCTCTGCTTCTTTATACTTCACACCATTGAGTGCGCTCTGAGAATAATACTGCTGTGCAAGTGTCATTACAGAGTTCTTAGTTGCGTCCTGCTGTCTCCAAACGAAATAGTTATTGACTTCCTCTTTTGGGATTGAAAACGCTCTAGCATCAAAGAATGCGCCGCCCATAAGTTTCCGGTAAATCTTTTCTGACTTGTTGATCGCCTGTTCCTCTGTAAGTGACTGAGACTCTACGTTGTAATCCGGAATGTTATTATACTTTTCAAGTCTCTCTGTAAGCATTGCATAGAAGTCTCTCATAGAATCCAGAAACTTAAATGTCGCCATTGCCGCAGAAACAGAAACCATCTTCTGAATATTATAATCAAACCATGCGGCAGTATCAAGTTTCTGATAGTCACACAGAAGTAAAGAAATTTCATCAGACTGAGTATAACCAAGAACACAACCCTGAATATTATTACAGAGATAATTCATAGTTTCCTGCATTGATCGAACAATACACTTATCAAACGGTTTATCAAAACCTCTTGTAAATGTGTGAAACGCCTTACCGTCAAGTCTAATGATGACGGGAGTTCTTCTTGTAAGTTTATTGCGAGTAATATTCTCATAATACTCTTTCATACGATCACCGAGCGTGATATTAGTTGACATATACAAACATCTCCTTTATATTTAATTAGAAAACGTAATTGACTGCATCATCACGGCTGAGAAAGAAATGAATTCCTTTTCCGCATTCTACTTGAGGATTATCGTCAAAGTTATATACTTCAATAAATCCAGTATGATACTTGAACAGCGGGTCCCAAAAACTGTGTACAATTGTATCGTCTGGAAGTTTTTCACCACCAAGCGTTTCAAACCCTAACACTTCAACTTTGTCTGCTCTGCACTTGTTGTTTGCACAGAATCGCTTTGCATCTTCCGGAATACGTAGCTTAATGATAACAGCTTCATCAACCGAGTCTGCCTTTTTCCATGCAATGAATGAACCATCTGACGGAACATGACGCGGAAAGATAATATTAGAATTAATAGCAGAACATTTATCCATTTCACACGAATAGAACTGAGTGTATCTTCCGTCTACATCGTCAAACACAGTGAAAGAGAGGTCTGAGCACATAAAGTTTACATCAGACATAGAACATTTAATAATAGCAGAACCACTAATGTCACATAAATTAAAGTCTGTTCCGACAAATTTACAACCTATAAAAGACTTGATCTTCAGTTTACAGCAGTTAAAACTGCAATAACGCAATGTGCAATTTGTAAGATTAAATAAGCTATAATCAACATAGATAAATTTAACACTTATAAAATTGATACCGTTGAGTGGACGTTCAAATCTACAATGAATAAATACTTGATTTGAAATCTCTTCAGGAAATGTGATGCCTTTACCGATAATATATCCGTCAAAGTTTTTATCCGGATCATTAAGTATAGAATTGAATACCTCTTGCGTAATCTTTTCAAGCATATATGTATCCTCCCTCACGTAAACTTATAATTAATAGCGTCTGTTTTATTTAGAAAGAAGTGAATACCCTCACCGCATACTATAGTTGGTTTATCACAAAACGAGTCAGACTTAACAACTCCGATTTTATAATGAAAATCTTTATCATACCAACTACGAACATCAGTATCGTCCGGAAGTTTCTCACCAGACAGTGTTTCAAATCCCAAAACCTCTACTCTGTCCGCACGGCATTTATTAGTAATACCGACACGCTGTGCATCTTCTGGAATACGCAACTTAACAATTACATTTGGTGTATAATATCCGTCATAATTGTAATTAACTGCCTTTTTCCAAGCGATGAACGATCCTTCAGCCGGAACAGTTTGTGGAATGTCAATATTTGAATCAAAGATAGTACATCTACTCAGATCACAATAATCAAATAATAAACCATTAGATGTCATGTCATCAATTTTTATACCTCTAAGATCACTACATCTAATACGCAAATTATTAATGTCACATTTAATAAATTCTGAGTCAGTGAATGAACAAAAATAAAAATGTGAATTAATAAACGAGCAATTGTGAAACGACCCTGACTGTGTGTCACAGTGCGTGAACTCTGTTTCATAAAACTTACAACTGCTGAAAATTGTTTTGTTCTTAATATAAAGAGTGTTATATGCTAGCCATTCAACTTTGTCAAAATAACAAAAACGGAATTCGACATTTTCTATTGATGTTTCAAATAAACAGTTTGAAAATTTAACGTCAACAAGTTTCTTTGGAAACGATAATTCATTTCCGATAATACAATTCTCTATAATTTCAGCATTATCCAGTTCACTCTGAGTGAGTCTACGCATCGTTTATCATCCAATCATTTCTTAAAATACATAATTTACGGCATCATCCCGATTAAGGAAGAAATGAATTCCTTCACTGCACTCACACTGCGGATCATGGTCATATTCACCACTATCAATCATTCCAGTATGATACACAAATTCTGAATTGAAGAAACTGTGTACATAGATATTATCGGGAAGTTTTTCACCATCTAAAGTCTCATACTGAATAACTTCAACCTTATCAGCACGGCATTTGTGATTTGCACCGCATCGTTCAGCATCGTCCGGGATTCTGAGTTTTACGATTACCTCATGATCTCCATCATGTTTAAGCATGAGTGCTTTCTTCCACGCAATAAATGAGCCTTCTGATGGAACATGTTGTGGAAATACAATGTTAGAATTTGTTTTTTCACAATTATCCATATCACAGCTTAGGAAAGTTACTCTATGTGCATTAGCATTATTGAAACTAGCCCATCGAACATCGGAACACCAGAAACCAGTATCTGAGATATTACAATTACTGAATATTGCAGAACCAAGTTGGCAAAATGAAAATTTCGTATGACCGAAAGTACATCCACTAAAATCACGATTATAAAATTCACAATTCTTAAAACGAACCAATAAAAACTCAATATTGGTAACTGCTGTATCAAACTTACAATGATCAAATACAATACGTTTAATTTGTTTTGGAAGTACAATATCATCACCAATAACACAATCGTATAGTACATTTCTAATTCTGTTATTGGTGCATACTTCATCAAATTCTTCCTGAGTAATTTTTCTCATTACTGATCATCCTTTCATTCATAATAACTGCGGTTACTCTACAAACATAGTATAACATATTCTGAGAATAAAGTCAAGCACTTCTTGTAATTGTTTGTAGAGAACCACGCCAAAAATTTTATGTTGTTTTTGTATATAATGCATACACAATTATTTGTCAAGTCTTCCGTCATGTCCGACAATTGATACCGGAAGATCAGTACCATCTTTATCAAATCGGAGAATAGTGACATCGTTAAACTTAGTCTCATGGTATGCAGATGTTGATACCGTATACAGCATATCAGAAGTGACGAACATCTTATTTTCAAAAGTTTCAATACAGAGATATTTTACATCGTTTCCTGCTACATCTTTAGTAATGAAGATATCTCCTGCTCGAACTTGTGAAAGTGTTGTATGACCAATTTCATTAGCCGCGAGATAATCACTAAGACATTTCGGAATACGTGAATTCTTGCCAGAAACATACTTATAGAATGCAATCGCAATACCAAAATACGGAATGAACTCCTTATCAGTTTCACGATTGAATCTAGCAATGCCACTCTTGCCGTTCTTTGTATTAGTGACAGTTACAGTCTTATTCTTTGCATCAATATATCCGATGAATGTTACATTCTCGTATGTGACGAATTGAATGACAGCACTCTTTTTACAGTTCGTTGCTGAGTTAGCTGTATAGATCATACCCAATGACGCGATTGCATTCCCTGTAAAGAATCCAGTCTGTTTCAGAATACGGTCACATGCAGTCTTTGCCAATCCCATATTTTTGTTTTCAAAACGCTTTCTAGCCATTTGTAAAACTCCTTTACATATTATCTTTCATGTGCTTCAATGCATCCTTTTTTAATGATTGATGAAACCATCCAATCATAGCCGCAGAAACCTTTTGATGCTTTACGGCATTTGTTTGCAGTGTTTGAATCTACCTTGCGTACTGAAACACATGCAGTCCAACCATCATTCCACCTATAGAAAAAGTTCTCTGTTTCCAGAATCTCTTTGAGCATCTGTTTATCTTTGATAGTGCTGTTAGGTCTTACAATATAATGTTTAACATCTTCTTGTGACCATGCATTGTTCCATGATCCTCTGTTTGGCATTGTTAGTTCAAATACAAGCATTTATATATTACACCTCTTTCTCGAAATCAATATATGCAATGTAAAATAGTTTTAATTTATACTTAATACCACACGCGCCCAATCTCTTTGATATACTCGTGACCATTTACTGTGTTCATAATATTATATCTTATATCGTCAGGAATTTCAATAACTTTTAGATTTGATAATTCTCCACTACACCACTTTGACCCATATCTCTCAATAAGGTCGATCAGTTCTGGGCTTGTTCGGAAATATTCTTCCGTCCTGCCGTCATCCCAATAATAATCACGATTACCTTTTACAGTATCAGTGTCACATATAATAGCACCTAGTTCCCTTGCACATTGAATAGAAAACTCAAATGCATTTGACTTTGAATCAATAACTACTTTCATTTTATATATCCTCCAGTATAGTCTAAATGCAAATACACATCTTGTGAGACACCGGAAACTTATGCAGTTTCCAGTGCCTTTACCTTTACTCTAGTAAGTTCAGTCTGCTTAACTCCGTTAAATTCAGTGTGTCCCTTAATTGTGCCAGTGATCTCAAACCTGTCAGTGACATAATCGCTAGTGTAAAAGTTACCAGATGTCTTCCAAGTGAAGATGTTTCCGTCAGCATCAGTAAACTTATACATTCTAACAAATGCGCCGTAGTCATTAGTCCAAGATGTAATCAGTTCACATACAGCATTTACTGTGATCTTCTGTCCGACAGTTCCTACGAACTTTGTCTTTTCAGCTTCTTCATTTTTCTTGTTGTCAGCGTCAATGCGTTCATTGATCTTCTTATAGAGAACATAAGCATAAGCAACGATTCCATCAGCATAGGTAATTACCTGTGCGCCTTCAAGTCTCAGCTTTGTGTTCCATACGAAGTTGTCAACATACTTGTCATCCAGTTCCTTGAAGAACTTGATTACTGTCTTAGCAGTCTCAATGTACTTATCTTCAATAGGAGCGTTTTTGCGATAACCATTGTCAGCAACTTCCTTTGTCGGGTTCTTTCCGTCAGCCTTTGCATATCCATAAGTCTCAATAGCCTTAATGCAGTATGCCAGATACTTTTCAACGTCATAGCAAGCAGTGTACTTACCGAAATCAGCTTCCATGATGAACGGTTCTTTGTTGTCAATCAGAATGTCATAAACATCCTTGTATCCGGCAATCGTGGTTGCCAGTTCATATCCGATATAATCTTTCAGGCAAGTAGTTCCTACCATCTTTTCTTCACCAGTGACATTATCCGTAAGGACAACACACTTTGCTCTGCGATGCTTAGTTCCGCAGTGGTCACACCGCAGGTCAGCATGACGATACTTAGCAAGGAGTTCTTCATCAATCTTGTCACAGAACGGATAAACGCTGTTGACAGGTTCACCCTTTTCATTGGTAGCCGCTTTGAGAACAGCGGTCAGACGGAAGTCGCCAACCTTGTAGTCATCAAAGTCAATGTCATACTCTACACATTCAACTCTCTCAGTTCCGATCTTGACCTGACACTTGTTAATCTCATCAACGCCGTACACGTTGACTTCCTGAACGAACTCACGAACAACTTCAAATTTCTTATTACCAGTGATCTTCTTGAACAGTCTCTTGATCTTCTTTTCCAGTTCTTCAAACTTGACCTTCGTTGTTGTGTATCTCATATTGTACCTCACTTTCGTACATACCATACTCTCCCTTACAAATATAGTATAGCATATTTTGAGGAAAATGTCAAGTAGTTTCTGGAAAATTGTTTAGAAAAAGTTGCACAAACTATGCAGTGATAATCTGTGCAACTTTGTGTACTGTATTACTTAACCTTTTCAATGATTTTTGTTCTCAACATAAACCGGAATACATCCTTACGAATTGTTTCAGTCTTATTAATGTCTTTTTCGGAGATATAATAACCGTAAATAAGTTCAGTGAGTGGATTTTTAACACTGTACGGTTTAACTTTAACGTAATTTTCGGATACCTCAATAATCTCAAGTGAGATGTAGTTATAGTCACCGCATTTATACAGATCACCGACTTTGAATTCTTCCTCATTGTAAGATTTACTGTATTTAGTGTCAGATGTATCTTTCGGTGTTTCAGGTGTTTTGGTTGTTTCCGGCTCACGCACACTCTCTGAATACTCAGGTTTACTGTCACCGATAAATCTTCGATACTCATTCATATCAGTGCTTGCAAGGTCAGACAGAAAGTGTGAAGCAATCTCTGATCTAACTTCTCTAGGAATTCCGTTATATGTTGTCATGATTTCATCATAGGTTGCTTCCTTAAAGAATTCAATAACAATCTCCGGTGTAACTTCCATCTTAATATTCATGTTCTTCTCAATAATCATATTCGCGTTCCTCCGAATTATCTGAAATATTATATAATTTATCAAACAGGCTTTGATCAATCATGAAATCATCACTATCAACATTTTTCATATCAGGAGCATCTTCATCATGAATGTTCAAGCATTGTCTGTATAGACTAAGTTCTAATAGCCACATAAGTAACTGTTCGTGATCATTCCGGCATTCCTCACATCCAAAGTTATCTTTGGCAAGTAGTTCCTTTAGATGATCAATGCCATCTTGAAGTTTCAAAATAAACCACCTCAATCATTCAAATATAACGAAGCCATAAACATACATGAAGCCGCACACACTGCATTGAATCCCCATGATTCTTCTGCGTCCATAGAAATAATCATAAGGACTAGGTTGATTGCTCCGCCCGTAAGATTTGCAATGATACACTTGCTAGATTCATCCAAATGATTCATTGAATAAAGCAGTAGTGCAACTGTAACAATAAGACTAATAATAGTTAGCATATTAAATTACCTCTCAATCCCACAATGAACAGTAATACTTCCAGAATAGTTGCAGTGATTCATCAAACTGCTCCTGAACTGTATCAAGTTCTTTGCGATTCAATACCCTCCATTCACGTTTCATATATGCATAGAATCCGTCTATGATCTTGTTCAGAACATCAATCCATGCATCATATGATTCAAGACTTGTCGGGTATCCAGTACAGTTGTCGCGGAAGTATACAAGTCTTGGAAGAATAAATGCAAGAATACTTATATCAAGATTAAAGATATCTTGATAATTGAACCCATGCTTATAAAAAAACCTATCAGACTTTTCTACATACTCTTTTTTACTGCACAGTCTTCTGACGTTCACTGTACACTTCCTTGCAACTTCTTCTGCTTGACGTTGTGTAATCATTAATCCACCAACTTCCTGAATGTAATGCCTATATAGGTCTTAACAGTTTTAGTAATAGTTGTAGTACCGACACGCGCAAACTGGTGTTCTCCGCGATAGTAACCGCAGTAAGTATACACATCATCGAACATCACAGTATCACCGATCTTGATACCATTGACATCGACTTCCTCTGTGATTCTAGGAATCGGAAGATTCATATATCTCTGGTAAGCAATAGCTACACCAACTTCATATACAAACTCGTCAGTCTTTGGATTGCATTTTGCAGTTCCGACTCTTCCTGTGTTTGCATTGAGGATATAGTAAACGTGCTTCTTTGCCCGGTCGTTAAGTACGTAGTTTGCAACAATGTAATCATTTTCCGTAATGAATTTTAGTGCTTTCGCATAAGTAGTCTTAACCCAATTATCCCATCCTTTTTTAGTCATATAAATTTTCATAATCATGTACCTCCATTCATCACTTTACAACTCTATAAGTTGTATCTTCCATTTCGTGTATTACAGGATTGATTCCCTGTATATATAGTATAACATATTTAGTGGTAAATGTCAAGCGTTTTCAGAAACTTTATGAAACAAAAAACAGCACAAATAATTGCACTGTTTTTGTATATTATGTATATAAGGTATTACCACAAATCTTCCGAGTATAATTCAGGTTTATTACAAGATATCTGACCGCATTCAAATGCATGGTCTGCGGCGGAACTACGATCAAGAAATTCTCCATCATCAGTAAGAAATCCATCAGTACAATATTCCATATCAATATATTGATTCATCTCTTTAAGAATATCATACATACGATCATACACATTCATATGTCTTTCTTTATCATTACCGACATAAACAGTATCTTTATACTTAATAGCAACTCTATCAATCATATAAAATAACCTCTTAGTGTTTTATGTAATTATTTACAATATCATATGCGAATGAAGAAATAACATCACATGCTCTCATAAATGCAATTCCTCTTTTCTTATGTAGTGTATCAGCAACACCATCATATATAGGAGTACATTCAACATTCTTACCATTAACAGTTATACTGATCTCAACATCCGGAACATCAATAGATTTAATTTTGAACTTTGGCGTGGTAGCACCACCGATAAAAGAAAAATCATCACCGATCTTCTTTTTTAATTGATTCTGAACAGTAAGTAAAGATGCTTGATTATTATCATACTCAAACAATTCTTCACTCTCTTTAAGAACTCTGTAATCATCTATTACATTGTTCATTAACTTGTTATACAGTTCCGGAACATTGTTTTTCAAGAAATCTTTACCATGAATATCTTTCGTAAATACTGATCCAGTTTCAAGAGGATATTCAGCACCTTTATATTCAACTGTAATATAATCATCACCAAATTTACCAAACTTAGATGTAATAGAACTAACAGGTAAAAAGATAAAATTGATTGCTTCCTGTCTCTCAAACTCACTAACAGTCATTTTATGCTGTTTCAGATATGACTGTAGATTCGGCAACCATCCTGCTTTGAGTGCTTTCTCAATGATCTCCATATGAACGGTATTCATTGCATCTCCAATGACATAAAGATCATCTTGTGGAATATACACAACTCTATACGCTTTTGGCTTATTCAGAAACAGATTAAGCACATCTCCGGCATAATCTGTTATAATGATATCATCTAATTTCTTGAACGATTCTAATATCTTAATTTCTATCATACACAACAACAACCTTTCAAAACATTGGTGTTATACTATAAAGTTACAATATGATTACATGAGAATAGTGTGTTGTAGTATTTATTTCATATAGTATAATTATATACATTATGTTTGTATATTTGTACTATATAGTTTATTGTAAATAAATAGTGGTTGACAGTGAAATGTCACCCACTATTTGTTATTTATTTTGTATTCTTGTCATAGTATTTTTTGTATTATTTATTGTTTCGTTTATGCATTATGCCGAATTTAATGAAAACTGTGTATTTTTCTAAAATTTTACTGAATTAATGTAGGATTCTTATGCCACTTCCGGAACAACTCTACGCTTTTTCATCAATTCCGGATCACATACATACTGTTTCTTACCCCATGTACCAACCTCTACATGGCTATAGAAGTTAGTGCAGAAGTAGTCGATCATTCCGTCAGAGTCATCATACCGATAGCTGTTTACTGCTTCCTGTACATCTCTCATAATTCTCTGAATGTCTTCTGTATAACATGTTCTCATGAATCTTTCTTTATCCTGATCTGTTGTTGTGTGTCCATACTGATAGTTATAAGACCATGTGTTGTCATAGAGTTCTTTATCTGTCAGTTCTTCAAATGTCTTACACAGTCTGTACGGTCCTTTTACCAGTGTTACACTGATAGAAGAACCACCAGAAAATGTGCTGAATGTTACAGAGAATTTACACTCCGGAAATACTTCCTTTACATACTTTCTGATCAGTGCTGTGATTTCTTTTGTTGTGAGATCACTGTCATAGTTTCTTCCGCACCATCCGTTCTGTGTATAGAACTGTCTACGGAATCCTGCCGCTGTTTCTTCTGCTTCCTTTTTTGTTTTAGGAAGAATCTTGAACATGATATCGAACTCATTATTGAGTTCTTTCATCACTTCTACATCCCCACCGAGGTCAGGATGATACTTACGGGCAAGCTGTCTGTAAATCTTTTTCAGTTCTTCAACGCTCTTTACATTCTTGAAATACTTCATAATGAATACCTCACTTTCAGAACTCTTGATAAACTCTCTCTTACAAATATAGTATATCATATTTTAAGATAAATGTCAAGTAGTTTGAGGAAAATTCTTAGAAAAATGTAAGAAAAAGTTGCACAAACTATTTCTTAATAATCTGTGCAACTTTACATAAACACTGTGTTAGTTATTAATCCAGTCTATGTGCAATGAATAATACGTTATACTGTTTCTCAATATCTTCAAGAAGTTCTGTCATGATATTCCAGTCTCCACCTGCAAGACCACATCCAAACTTATACGGGATTGCGATTTGGATTTGTGCATCATCTGGAATACGCTGTGATTTTCTGTATTCTGGAATAAAATCTTCAAATGCTGTTCGTACTGCATTGTAGTCTGTCATACAAGAATTACAACTAACATCTTCCTGACCGAAGATATTAATGATCATATGATTACATACTACAGAATAACATGAAGTTCCTAAAGGTGATTTCTGATTATTGTTATTCTTATAACTTTCAATATAATCTCTGTATTCATTATACACACAACGCCACTTTCCTTTGATCTGTCTCGCTACGCCGCCGCCCATAATACCAAGACAGTTTACTTGATGTGCAATCAAATACACATCTGTTTCCAAAAGATTCCCATATACTGTATTCATAAATTATTCTCCTTGTTGGTTTTATGAGAAATCCCAATCATGATCAGGTTCTCCCCATCTTTTTCTATCATAACTAAATACATAGAATGTCGGGTATTTGTGAGGAATGTTGTGTTTCTTTCTATGCGCTATGCACCACTCACTGTTACATCCAAAGTGCATACCTGCTGTAGTGCATTGCCATGTTTTATTTGGTGTAATATCTCCAAAATGATAATAATTATCAACTACACACTCTGATATAATATCAATTTGATACATTCCGTCCTTTTCCTTGAAAATAAGTTTATCATGTTTTGGGTAGTATTTTTCATACAGCCTAATCATATCACGCATTTCTTGTTCTGATAATCTTCCAACTCTCAATTTGATAAATTGCTGTGCGTGAGGTGAAGCCTGATTTACTATTAGTGTGAGACTTTCTGAATAGTTCATCCAGTCAATAACTTTAACAGCTACGCAATTTAGGTCAAGGACTCCGCGACTTACCCAATAATCCCTGTGTTTGTTTTCACCTTTCATATTCGTACATAGACCTTTCTAAGTTATTCATATAGCACTTATACATTATTCTCCTTAATATACTTAGACATCCACCGATATGATTCTTGTTTAAGCCACTCTGTAGTACCATCTTGACAATTCTTTTCAACACAAGATTCGTCACAGTATGTACAAGTTGCACAATCAACTCTAAGTAGAAACTCTCCGAGTTCTTCAACTGTCATTTGCTTGACCACATCAAAGTTCGTCATAATAACCTGCTCCTTCCTCTTTGATCAGTTTTGCGTATGTTTCATTCACTTCACACATTACAGGGATTCTGTTCATTGATCTTGCTACACGTCCGAATGTTCCGGAACCTGCAAATGGATCAAGAACCACATCACCTTCAAAGGAGTAATATTTCAATATTCTTCTACATAGTTCGTCAGGAAAAACTGCCGGATGATTTTTATCTGATTTCGGTGCGATATACCAACAGTTAGAGGTGTTGATTTCCTCATCCTCAAATTTGTCGAAATCACTGTAGTCACTGACGTTTTTGTCTAACAGAAACGGACAGCTTTTCCGGTATACCATAATGCTTTCGGTTATACAGTTCGGTTTATAAGAAAGTGCCTTTCTGGTCTGGATATATCCGCCGATTCTGTTTGGCACGGAAGGTTCCGGTTTAATCCATACAATTTCGTCTATAAAATAAAAACCTGTTTCTTCCAATAACTTATGAAAATCGTAAGGAATTGGATAGCGGATACTTTCAAATTCCCTTCCCGGTCGTTTTGTTATAACCGGAGAGATATTTACAATCATAAAGCGTCCATCTTCTATAACTCTGTTACAAGCCTTAAATATGATCTTCATTTTGTTCAGGTAATCATGATATGAATGATAATCTGAATACTCCCTTGCATTATAGTAGGGCGGCGATGTGAAGACAAGCTGTACAGAGCCTTCCGGAAGATTTTGTAAAGTTTTTTCTGAATCTCCGACAAGAAGCATTGGAGAACTGATATTGTTTGTCACTTCTTTACGTTTATGTCTTTCTTGACGGTATGTAAAAAAGCGGTACATTTTTTCAATTACTTCATTTTGGTAATAAGTGCGAATTCGTCCGCCAAGTTTTGCAAAACGTACATCATTTTTGCTCTTGTACAGACAAGTGCGGTACATCTGATAAACAAGTTCCATCGGATGACCGTGAAATGCATTCTCATTCAAAAAATGCAGTATTGCATCATATTCATTCTGTCTGCCAATTGAGGATACTATCTCCCGCTTGATTTCAATATCATAATCTTCATGGAAAAGCCGGAACAGCTTTTCAAGAGTTTCAGGTGATCTGTTCTGCTTATTGCCAAGAGTCTTGATATACTGTACAGTAATTTGTTTGTTACCCATAGATTTTCCTCTCTACATAATACTGTATTTAACTATTACTGATTTAATCTGTATCAGCAGTCCAAATGTTTCCAGTAATATCACACACTCTCACATCCAAGTCATACTTACGCTTAAAAGTGTCTTGTACAAATTCATAAAACTTGTCAGTCAGTTTCAGAATAGTTGCAGATTCAATAAACGAATCTAAAATGCGTAATTTACCTCTATTGCAAACTGTAAACCCATCAGGATCAGAATAGAAGTCATATCTGATATTACTTCCTGTCATTTCCAGTTCCTTATTAAAGTCTTTAATAATTTCTTCTGTAATATACTTCATAATTAATCCCATCCCCAACATCCGCAATAATACTCATCGTGTTCTTTTTTAGGTTGATGCTTAAAGAACGGAAGTGTCCACTTTGACGGTGTTTCACTTCCGCATCCGCCGTAACAGCATTTTGCTGTTCGTCCTTCAAGTCCGTATGATTCAGATACTTCCTTTTCTACATCCATACACATACAAATAACACAGCATGGACTTCCATCTTCCGCAGTGGCATTTGCAACATGCCCACATTTCATTAACTTCAATTCGATCACTCCTTATAATTTCTTTACTGTTCCATTATACAGTTTTGCACATTTCTGTGCATCTCTGTAATTATTAAATATCAACGCCTTGCTCTTACGATCCCATGTGCTCATATTTCCGAACATGCTTTCTGATATTCCTGCAAAGTACAATGTACGTTCATGACGTTTACCGTCAACGCTCATATTGGCTTCTGTGATATGTTTCATAGTTACAACGTACTTAGCCATTTTAAGCACCTCACTCGTATTCGATAAACTCAATCTCCCACTTGAAATGATCTTTTACCCATTTCTGAGTTTTTCCGTAGGTTTCTGCAATCCCTTTAATGTCACGCTTTACATATTCCTGCGCTTCCCGTTTAGTATTAAACTCTTCCTGAAAGTCTCCATCACAGTATACAGCCCACATATAATCACCTCATTCAATCTGGATATCATCGCCGTCAAGATCAAGTTTGAGTCGTTCATTATCGTCAGTATCATACGTAATTTCAACATGACCAATGAATTTGTTTCTGAATGCTCTGTTAAGATTATTCAGAAGATCAATGAATTGCTGTTCTGTAAACGAATCGAAAATTGTGAATGTTGCATCATTTGGATTAAAACTTACATCACAGTTAAACTCAATCTGTTTTCCGAGCAATGTTGTAATAATGTATGAAGTTGTTTTCTGCATCATATCGCCGCCGGATACAAGTTTTACATTGCGAACATCAGGCATCTATATCACCTCACTTTTTAACTGCAATATCTACATGAGTATTTCCTTCAACATCATAGATGTAGAAATGAGATACTTCATAGTTTTCATACTTTTCAGGAATTGAAAATGTTTCATGCGCACCCAAATTGGACAGAAATTGAACACCATCTGTATCTGTATAAATCAGATGAACAAGTTCAACGATATTATCCATTGCGCTAATAAGTTCTTTAACTTTCATAATATCACCTCTTTCTTAGTGCTGAGCATCAAAGAACATCATCGCTTTTGCAATGTCTCCTACCGATCTTACATGAACCGTTGTCTCATAAGCATTTTCGGCTTCAAAGCACTGACCGTTTCTACCACAGCACCCACCATAGTACCAAAGCTGTTTTCCGTTCTTTTCCATAATGAGTTCTGTCTTATCTCCGGTATTATTACGTGCGTTGTTAAAGATTTCAATAGCCTTTTTCATATAAGGCTTTGCGGCATCCGACATCACATCATAGTCATATTCAACAAAGATGTAAAGGTTTGCGCCTTCAAGGATTTCTCCGGTGTATTCGTCATACCGAATGGATTCATACTTGTCAGCAATCTTGATAATTTCTTTGTCAGGAATAGTTACATCCTTAATTGTGATTCTGATAGAATCAGAGTACCCACATCCTCTTGTAACAACGGAAATCTTTTTGGAATTATATCCGATAGCCTTCAGGTCTTCACGAATCTTCTTAGCAATTCCCTTTGCGTACATAGCACATACTCCTTTCACAGTAGACAGGTGTATATTATCTCATTTTGTCATAGTTTCTATTGCTATAACAGCCATCGTAAGCGTTTCGTTAAACGCTTTTTCATCCGCCCACTCGATCTTTTTCTGATTAAATTCGGCAGTCAGTTCGGGAAAGAGTACGTACATTCTGAGACATTCTGTAATCACCTTAACAGCATCAAGTTCATTTTTCATGATTGATACCTCACTTTCTAACCACTCATCATCTCTCTTACAAATATAGTATAACATATTTTGAGAAGAATGTCAAGTGTTTTTGAGAATATAAAAATAAAATTCCGCACAAACATTATGCGGAATTTTTATGCAGTATTCACAAATCATTAGTGTAAACCATTCTGCTTCATAAATGTATCAAAGTCTACATCGTAATCAGTATCATCAAATTCGTCAAAATCAGTATCGTCAGTAAACTCAGATTCTCCGGTAAAGTCAGTAACTCTGTAACCACACACATCATCATCTTTATATCCGCCTGTAGGAAATCCCATAAATGTATCAATATATGCGTGTACTATCCCATTATCTAGTATAACCTTTACTGTAAGATCATATCCGCTTGTCCACGCTTCCTGTTCAAATAACTCTGCATAATCATCTGCAAGTGTTTCCTCAGTTGTTTCTCCATACAGTGCTTCGTGTACATTATCATTTATATCTCTGTATTCTTTCCAACCAAAAAAGTTTACAAGTTTATTCCAAGCTATTTTACGGTTTTCTGCTTCTTGATCATCGACAGTAATAACAAGTACCGGAAATTTTGTATCCCATCCGAAAGCGTTTCCTGCCGACATCATTCTATGAAGTCCCTCTTGCTGTCGGTCTGCATAGTTGATATAGCACATCGGAAATTTATCACCGTTGATCATATCCTCAGTGTATTTCTTTGAATGTTTATCATCTCTGCTATCTTTTAAGTCAGCAAGACTATTATTAAAAATTTTATCAGCACATTCTTTGAAATATTCATTCGGGGACATTTGAACTACTTCACCAATACGGTTATCATTGCTTTCAGATGATCCTGTTTTTAGGATTCTATCATAATATGGTATTTTAGTTTTATCTAAAAATGGATTAATATCCACGCTTTCATCTATGCGTAATTTCACCGATCATCAACTCCAATATAAATTATTGTGATTACATATTATAGTGTTTACATTTCATTGTATCAAGTGTACTGTAATAATTTAGTTTGGCTATACTGTTACTCAGGTTTTATCTTTCCGTCCTTATACAGCGTTTCCTTATATCGTCTATGCTCACTCATTGCCTTTGTATGTGCATCCTTATCATAATAATCTTTCCAGTGATTCTTAATATGTTCATCATTCTTCTGCTTGCTTACAGGGTTTACTGTAATAAGAATCAGCTTTTTAGACACTCCATACTCTTTAGCAAGTCCATTAAGACTGTAGAATCCTGTTTCATATTTCTTACGAATTTCAGCTTTCTTATCTTCGGTCAGCTTTACACGGCGATCATACATTTCCGGAAGTTTAATAGCTTCACTCTTTCTAGGCATATGTGTTACCCCCTTATACAAAAACTACTTGACAAGTTCCTACAAATATAGTATATCACATTTGTAAGAAAATGTCAAGCAGAATTAGAAAATATCTATATTTAATTAATTAGTTCCAGTGCTACCAAAACCGCCGCGATCAACGCCATCAAGAGATTCAACTTGTTCAAACTCTACAGGCGGCTGAATTTTATTTAATCTGAATTGACAAATTCTGTCATTCTTTTTAATCTCTGTATTACGTGTAGCATATACAGGAAGAAACCATTGATCGTTATCACCGCTGTAAGAATTATCAATAACAGCAAATGAATTAGTCTGAACAATTCCATAATGCTTAAATGTACTTGATCTAGGAACAATGTTAGCTTCATACCCATCAGGAAGTTGCATTGCAACTCCTAGCGGGATTAGAGTAGACTCTCCTTTGTACAGCTTTACATCTTCTGCACATCGCAAGTCAATCCAATCACCATTTGTGATAGGTGCAATCTTATCAATATCGGTAAAGTATTTGATTTTAATTTTATTCATAGCCGTTACTCCTTAATAGAATTTAGATAATCCATTGCAGATACAACTGCATTTGCACCGTCTGCTGAAGCTGTAACACACTGTCGAAGTCTCTTAGTTCTAGCATCTCCGGCAACAAAGAAACCTTTACTTGACGTTGTTCCAGTCTCATGACCAACAATAAATCCTGCATTATCTCTTACAAGATCATATACATACATGTCAACATCTACAGGCTTCATACCAATAGCTACGAACACTCCATCCGTCATGATAGCATCATTAACATTAGGAGAACTCTTATCAGTACAGATGAGTTCTATGAATTTTCCGGTTTCATTTCTGATAGAACCAATCGGGAAATTTTTTACAATTGTAATATTCTCTCTGTGCTTAACTCTCTCGACCTCAATAGCATCGGCGGTAATATTTTCGTCACACATAACAATCAGTACATTCCTACATGTATTTGATAAATGCAACGCTTCTGTAAATGCAGAGTTTCCACCGCCGACAACTACAACGTCCTTTCCATTGTACAGATAGCCGTCACACGTTGCGCAATAGTGTATGTGTATGTTATCACCTATGTCTGCATTAAGATGCCTGTGTGTGCATCCTAGTGCATATATGACGGATTTAGCATAGTATTTATTGTGTTCTCCGGTTATTTCAAATACAGGATATTTGTACTTATCGTCAATGTATTTATAGATCGTAATTACTTCATCTTCAACAACTTCAATAGATAGTTCTCTGAGATGGTCTGCAAACTTACTGCCTAGTTCAAATCCTGAAATGAACGGAAATCCTAGATAATTTTCAATTGATATTGCATTATCTACCTGACCATGTACATCTTCATCAATGCCGATTAAAGTAAAATCAAGTCCTGCTCTTTTAGCATAAACTGCCGCAGTCATACCTGCAATACCGTTACCGAGAATAATAAGGTCTTTCATCATGAAGTCACCTCATCTATAGTAGTACAGAGGTCATAAAGATCATAATCAATATCGTCAATTTGAATAACACTAAAACCACAATCAAGCAATCCACCTACATCCTCTTTGTAATGTTCTTTTGCTCGATAGTAAGCGCGTCTGTCTTTGTCAAGACCACTTTCATTATATCTAGTTTTCAGTTTCAATAACCAATCGGATTCAATTTCAAGTGATGGGCATACAACAATTACCGGAATATCCGGATTACTTACATTCATCTTCAACGCCATGACAACATCATAATGAGAACTTACAAACACATTGTAATCCTGTGAAGCTAAATCTTCTGCAACTTGTGCATAAAAACAGTACCATTTTTCAGGTTCTCTTCCGTCATGGAAATTAGAACTTTCCAAGTCAATAAACTTGTGCTCTGTGTTATGCGAACATAGTGTTGATTTTCCAACTCCCGGATATCCAATAATAATTTTACCTGACATAACAAATCCTCCATGTTTTATTATATGCATATTAACAACATTCTCCTAAAACATTGTGTATTTTAGGAGAATGTGTCGTTTATAGGAGATATATTAGGATATAATCTTTGCGTACTGATTATCAGATGAAAGATATACTCCCAACACATCATCAAAGTGCTTTTTCTGATCCGGAATAAATCTACCAAATTTGATTATGATGTTTTCAAATTCTTTAATGGAATCTAATCTTGATTTACTGAATCCTGATTCAGTGAGTTCTGTTTCAGTATATCCAGTATATATGATGATTTCATCTTTAATGTCATACTTATTCCGCGCAGTATCTATAAAACTATACAGTTCATCGAACGTGTCAAACGGCTCTAGTCCACCGATAACAATTGATTCAGTAATATCATTATCAATGTACCGCTTGCATATATCATCATCACTGATAGAAATATTTGTGGCATTTGCAAGTTCTGAATTCTGGCACACACATTTTCCACATTCAGCATCACACTTAAATGAGCACTTTGAAGTTGCAATGAACATGCTTGCTTTTCTGTAATTTACAAAATCTTCATCAATTATTCCTTTTACATTCAAACCAAGTCACCCTTGCTCTCGGCAAACGCATACCATCTTCTAGCGGTAAACTCCTTAAACCTATCCTTAGAGTATGATTTACTAGGTGTTAAGAATCCAACAATTCTTTGATATGTGTCAAACACAGGCTCTCCACACTCAGGACACGTAGTAGTGCCAACAAAGCCGTGATGGTTCTTACAAACATTGATCTTAGTATTAAATGCAAAATACATTACGCCGGACTTAGCAATCTTATTGAGCATCTTCCATGCAACTTCTGTATTCGGGAAATTGCTTTCAAGATTAATATGTGCGATTGCTCCGCCGCCGCAACGCTTATCAAGAATTGAAGATAGTCTAAGTTTTTCCTGAATAGTACATTTTGCAGTAAGCGGTATCCATTGATTTGAATAAATAAATTTATCAGAATCAGGATTGAACAGCTTATTATCCTTTTGACAGAGAACAACTGCGGCTCTTTCGGCAGGAACAGATTCAATGTTGAATGAATATTTATCCGTAAAGTTATCCTTTACATCGTTAATCGTATCAAATATTCTATTTGCAAAATCAACGCCTTTATCTGTGTAATACACGTTACCAAACTCATCTGTTCTAGTATATCCCATAGCTTCAATCACTTCAAACAGACCAAGAATACCAACTGTGCAATACTGTTTTGCAAGTTCGATACCGCCGTCCTGATAGTTAGGTAGCCATCCCTTTTCAATATTTCTTGAAATGATATGACGTACTCTATCAAGAACTTTACAACAAAGTGTTGTGCGATCTTTGAGCAGTTCAAGGTACGATTCCTCTGAATCTGTTTCATAAAAGATTCTCATAAGGTTTATCGTATTCACCTTTACTGATCCAATTGACAGCGCAGTTCCCCCGATTGAGTTGATAAATGCGTCTAATTTTGTTGTATCAGAAAGAAGTCGGCAGTTGTGAGAAATGATACCGTTAGGAAGTGTGAAGTATGGCTCATCCTCATTGCTCATTTCAAAACAATACACATATACATCATTATAATGTTCAATTGGTTCAACAGATACAACCTTAACCGGGAATGTACCTTTTTTGTTCTTATGATTATTATTAATTAAACGTATAGAATACATAGTGTGATCTTCTTCTTTTTTACCAACTGTATTAATTTTACTGGTCTTTCCGAGTGATGTGATCAAGCATTCAATCTGACGTACCAATTTTGATGATGTTGTATGTACGACTTTTGAATCGTTCCAATCAACTGTATAAAATCCATTAAGAATTCCATTTCTGAAATCTGCACTTTGTAGCAAGCAATCAATATTAAGTTCTCTATCATAGCAATAGTTGCCAGAAACCCACTTGCTGATAAAATCAAATACATCATTACTTACAATACTTGCAGTATAAGCGAAACTGCACGATGTATCAATTACACATTCTGCATCGGTATCAATCGACTTAATAGCGTCTTTTATTGTTTCAATAGCTGATTTATAATTTTTCGGATTAAGTGAAATTCTTACAACTTGTCTGTCTACATCAAAATTTCCTGATTCAATGCACATTCCTACAAGGAAACCTTGTGCATACGTCAAACCGGAATCACACTCACTTACTGATTCAAGAACATCGCAGTTAGAGATTAGATAATCCTCTGTTGTAATATCACTTACTTTTTTATCTCCACTCAATGTAGGGAAAATGTGGTTATCTGTAACATACAACTCTTTTTTATTTGATGTGACAATCTTGTACATCTTTCTTTTAGGAAGTCTAATAATCCTTCCGTCAACCCAATGTCCTTTATGGAAAATCTTGAAATAATCTTTCTTAGATTCATACAACTCTTCAAACGACATATAATTAACGCCGTTAGATGATTTTGTCAAACACATCTGTTTACCGGAGAAACAACAATTACTGAGGACTCCTACATTATCACTAATAAAGAAATTACTATCATTCCATTTTACATTGTGATCTGAACACCATCTAGCAAAATCTTCATCAACAAATTTACCGTCCTTGTACAGTAAGCTATATGTTAAAACAGGGTGTGTGAACATATTACTGCTTCTGATAGCTGACACAACTTCCATGAATACCTTTTCAACTTCAATAATTTCATCTACGTAATCAATTGCAAAAGTACCATCAGGAAATTCAACGCCGCCGAACAGTTCTTCAATATAGCATCTGTCAAAGATTGATATGTTAGTGAACGAACTCTGATCTACTCTTAGGAATGGTTGATTTAGTCTGTATATAAGTTTTTGTAGGCATTGACGTAAGTAATAATCTTTATCCTTTATATAATAACCAGTTTCACAATCTGATTTCCAGAAATAGAAACTCCAAATAAGGATATTCGGAAGCCCTACTGCGCCGCTTGATCTATTGCACATGAACGAAACATATTCAATAACATCATCAAGGAATGTCGTAAGATGCTTTGGAGGTTCATTGTTATAATTAGCCAAAAAGAATAAACCCTCTTTAGCCAATCTTGTAAGGTCATATGCATAACAATACGGGACTTGTGAAGAAGACGGAGCATCGTGAAGATAGAATGCGCCGGTGTATTCGCAAGTTATCCATTCGTTAGCAACTTGATATCCATACTTCTTGTGAAGTTCATAGAATATTTTATTAAATGATGAAAGTTTATCATGTGGTTTGTACTTTTCATTCTTAATTGTTGCAATGTCTTTATGACTTACGGATGCATTCGGATCAATTGTAACATCACCGATTTTCTTATTAGTGTCGCGCTCCATTGCATTCAGGAAATCTGAAAAGTTCATTTGAGAATCATGGAATCCGTTCAATATTTGAAAATCCTCTCCGTAATTCTCTTTTAATGCATTCAACGATCTTGTAAAACTTAAACCTGTTTCAATATTAACATTCATAAAAAATCACCCACGTCATTTAATTTTCAATATATTTATTTACATATTTTACTGCATCCTTATAGGTAAGATAGTTAATTGATCCGCCGTAAATCGAAAGTACCGGAACTTCACTAAATCCTAGACTTTTGATTTTTTCAACATCATTGCAAATCTCATATGATAATGTAGACTTTTCAAGTTTCTTAGCAAGTACCTGACACTTTGGACAGCCTGTGCTATAAAGAACAGCATCGACCATATTACACAACCCCTTTTAATTATTTTTATTTTCAGAAGCATCACGCATAATATCTGATACCTCTTTCACAACAATGTCCATATCTCTATTCGCGTTTATTGTGATCATCTCAATATCACATTCCTCATTATGACAATAATTCCATACAATCTTATGTACGCAGTTTTCAAGGTCTGATTCTTCATCTTTGTAAATTTTATTGAGTATTGTTGTATCACAATCTCCACGCTTACGCATATTGTCTATACGTGTGCGTATATTCGCTCCGAAATATATAACTATAATCTGTATTGATCTACCTAGTGTACTGACAACATCCTCTAATCCTTTTCCGTCCATAACGAATATATCAGAGGATTCTAGCTGATCTATAGTCGTACAATACCTATAATCACCGATAACTGTTTCTGCCAATTTATTAGGCATGTCGGCATAATTTGGATCGGATACGAAAATATGAGATTCATCAATGTCATCTTTTCTAGGTTTTGTTGTGTATGATCTTGCTACACTATATCCGCCGACTGTTTCTAGTATGTTAGCCACAGCACACTTCCCAGATCCGGAATATCCGGTGAAAATGTATAACCTATTCAAATAATCACTCCCTCATATTCATGTGGTAAACCTTAATGTTGATAACAATAGATTATATATCATATCGAATTTCTATTTATTTTCAACAAACACATCGAATTGTTAATTACAACAAATATCTGTTGAAATGTTTATGTAAGTTTTTTACAAACAATTAAAGAATTTACACCATATTGTTCGGAAACATAAACCGATACACAATATATTGTGTTATGAAATATCTCCGCTGTCATCATCACTGTCATCATCGTATCTTTTATTGTTCTTAGAATTGCATTGTATATACACACTAACTGTATCAAGTATAAATTTTGAAACTATAACAATTGATATTGCTGTTACAAGAAATCTCCAAAAATCCATAATGGCAACACTCTCCTTATATGTGTTATATATAGTATAGCACATTTATTTGTAGATGTCAATAGGATATACAGAAAAAGTGGTAACAAGATTATTACCACTTATTTCAGTATATTTATTCATTGCCTATAGCATCAATCACTGTTTTGAATAATTTCATCCCATGCTGTCGGTGTATCAAGTACCGTATTATACAGGAAGTATGTAAGAATATACTGTGCATCAACGGAATTGATTTCACCGTTATTGTCAATATCGGCTGACGGAGTATTACTAACTCTTTCAAGTTCTGCTTCTAGTTCAGCAATACGTGCATCCTTGTCAATAGGCGGATCACCAAATGGAATTGTAATTTCTGTACCGAAAATTGTTATTGACTGATCAGTATCCAAATAAGGTTCTTTTACATACAAGTCAAATGACATTATTGTACTACCAAGTGCTGAATCTGCGCTATGCGGAGTAATAACAGAGTAAACAGTGTGATTATTTGTATACGATACTGTGTATTTAGAATTAAAACGAGTGGTGAAGCTAGACCGTCCATAAGCCGCACACTCACCGACACTGGCGATCATCAAATCATCAAAAACAATATCACCAATTGATCCAATCGTCATGTTTCGTTTTGAGTCAATACATTGAATATCAATATGTATCTTACCACTATTGAACGCAACGATATTAGTACAAAGTGTGCATATAGCTCCAACATCGTTATTAGTTCCGACATCGTTATATATAGATGTTCTATATATACGTGTCTCTGGTTCTTCATATGAATATTTAGTAATATTGCTTGCATAACTCTTTGTATACACTCGATGCAATGTAGCAAAACTCAAAGCCATCACACACGCACAAAGTCCGGCTGTAAATTTCATGAATTTCATAAATAACTCTCCTTTATACGCATTTTTAATTATTCCATGTAGTTTTCAAGGAAATCCGTAACCTCTTCATCAAGTTCATTGAAAAACTTATAAGGGTCTTCTTCAAAGTCAACACCTATTATAAAATCATATGTCGCAACCTCGCCGCCGCATTCATATTCAACATAAACATTAACATAACCTTTAACTATGTCTACAGTGACGAATGCATCATATAAATCTGATAACTTTACAAATTTCTCGTAAGTATTACATCGCTCCAACGTGAAACCGTTTTCTGTCAATATATTTGGATTACTTCTAGCTAAAATCCCCATAGCAAATACTCCTTTGCCACTTATCACAGTAATTAGTCATGCACTGTAAATATCCTATATAATGATCATCAATATTACAATAACATTCAATGCGATTATTTTATGAACGTCTTATATTATGAGCACATGAACAGCACACGATTTCAGAATCTTCATCTTCCTGATACTTCAATTCCATACCGTTGTAACCTCACTTACGAATAATCTTTGCAAACATGATGTATTCCTCAATATTATCTGCAAGATCATATTTATAATCGTCAGATTCATCTCGTGCTTTTTCAAAGATAGCTTCCGCCGCTTCTTCGCAAAGTCCCGGAATCTCCTGTCTAATATATGCATAAATTTTCTTAGTTGCTTCATCAAGCATAATAGTGCGATAACGTCTTACGTCTTCACAAGCCTTATCATACTTAGAATTATGCTCCTTGCACTTTTCTCTATTCCACTTTACCGTTTCATTTTCATCAAATATATGATCAGCGCGCACTCTAGTGAAATCCGGAAGTATCGGCATATTAATTGCATTTACATATTCATTCACAACACCGTTAATATTCATATTAACACCTCTCCTTAATTGTTCTTTTGTGCTGTCAAAGCCTTTAATATTAAATTTTTATTACATCCACCGCAAACATCATCAAAAAGCGGACAATATGTGCCTAAAGAATCGTCATAACACGCCGCAGTAAGTCTATCCAGAAATTCTGCAAGCTGTTCGTCCGACATATTTCTAATTTCATCACCTTTTGTCATAGGCACACATCACTTTCTGGCGGTTTTGGCATAGGCATCCAATGTGTAACTCCATGCACTTCATACCACTCTGTTATAGTATATCCAAGTTCATCTTTATATTCATCAGTATGTCCAAACTGACGTAATTCAGTGTCATATTCAGCTATTTCATAATGATCAGTGTATACTAGGTATTCTCCATCAGTATCCGGTAAAGAATCATCGACAGGAATCAAGCTGTTTGACGCTGGAGTGTGTCGAATATCAACTCGCCTGTTCCAGTCTCTATATACAAGTTCTTTCAGTTCTTCCGGCGGTGTTGCTCCAGTTAGAATTGCCGTACCTGCACCGCAATCTTCACAAAACACACAATGTCCTGTTCCATTGCCATAGAAGTTATCAGTATATGATGCTTTTCCGTCACAGAACGGACAGTTACGCAATTTCGCTTCATTCATTGTAATTGCATCCTTCCCACGTTCTCCCACAAAGCGGGCATGTGTTTCCGTCCTGCTTAATCGGAGTGTACCCGCAAGCCGCACAGCAACGACCATTCGGCGCATCAATCAGGTGAGATGTTTTTGCAGTACCTCGCGGAAGATAGTTAGCACACCAGTTATGCACGGTGGTTCTTACATCGTCCTGAAAGTCGTAATAACACGTTGGTACTTCATCATACACGTTATAGAATCGACATGTTCCACATGTATTGCCTATTCGTTGCTTTCGCTTCTTTCTCGCGCTCATTCTAATTACCTTCTTTTATAATCAGTATCAGTCACACACATCTCTGTTCCGCAGTTCTTACAGTTCTGTTCATCCATTGTCAAGCACCTCTAATCGTAAACACCGCCCATATGCATATAAGTGCGGACACACCCGCGCACAATAAAAATACAATAGTTAAAGCATCAAGCAATGATGATACAATCCTATTGTCGGAATCTTCTGAAAAATCCCAAAAAAGAAATGTAAGGAAAAGAGACAAAACTAATAATAAGATAGAAACAATAATTTTAATCATTTTCATCACCTCTGTAATTTGAAATAATTGTATTGTATTATGTCTATTACCAGTCATGCTTAATGTCATGGATACAGGCTTCAACGAATGCCGGATTAGGCTCTGTTTCAATTTCTTGATATGTATCAAAAAGAACAGTATGTCCAAACTTATTAGCCCATTCAGTCAATCTTGCCTTTGTTGCTTTCGTTCCTTCCTGATTGCATTCTCCCCATGTCTTATATTCTGTACCATTTTTATCTACATAATTAACATGATATGTACGCATTATTACTCACTCCTTTTAGTAAACATCTGTGTTTATCAAATCCATTCGTGCTCCGCAGTACCAACAATACGGAATTTTCATATTTACGCCATGTTCATCCGTATGATAGCACTGATTGCACATCGTAATTACATTTCCGTTTTCATCTGGCTCTGTTTCTTCAATCCACCACCCATGCCGCACTTCCGGCTCGATTGTTGTCTGTTTCAATGCATCAATAGCAATGTCAATAGCTTGACATATTGAAGAATCTTCTCGCGTATAGTCATCTCTGAAAAGTTCAAGTGTTTCAATAGCTTCCTGCTCAGTCATCTGTTTTTGCATTTTCACTTACCTCTTCGTTAAAATGTACTCCACATTCCGCACAGAACGAATCATCATCAAAGCATAATGCACCACATTCAGAACATAATCTGTTATAGATCGGCATTCTCCAACCTACAGCTTTCATAGCTTCTTCCGCAGATAATTCAATCTTTCTCGGCATATTCATTCACCACCAATCATGTAAGAACCGCAATTTCCACAAAATTTGTTAAGCAGTGCTTTGTGGAATTCGTCTATATCACATTCAGCACCGCAATACGTGCAATGATATTCACCGAAATCATTTGGCTCCCAATATGCGTGTTGCTGTTCCGGCTTTATTGTTGGTTGTGCTTCTATCCACCCATACACACGGCTTCTATCGTCACCGTCTATAAACTCCTGATTGTGTAAAAATCCAATCAATGAATTTGCGTCAATTGGTCTTACTTCCGGCATCTTCAGTCACCACCTCATTGTTCCGACAAATACGCTTAATTGATTTCAGCGATATAGACACAAACTCTCCATCACAATAATCATAAATCGGACACTGCATAGAGCACTTATTGTGTTGAATACACTCAAACGCTACATTGCTGAGAAATTTTTCAAAATCATCTTTGGTTTCAATGATCACTATCGTCACAACCTTTCTCATTGCTGTTAAACTTTTCGATCTCAATACGTTTATCAAAATCAAAGTATTCAGGTTTAATACCTCTATCTCTTGCAAGGCAAGACATAAAATACAGTTCCTTCTCCTTAGTAGTTGTGAATGTCTTATTGTCAATGTCATTTTCAATAGCATTTTTAATCATAATTCTGATTTCTTCGACTGTCATATTAAACACTCCTTCCGCTACACAAAAACATTTCAGTTTTCTCAAACAGGATAAATCGGAATTACGTTGCATTTCAACGCAACAAACGGCTTTCCGTTTTCCGGAGTCTATCCGACAATGTTATAATAATAATACTCATTGCCGTTTGCTTTGTCAAGGGCTTCACCGATGATCTCAACCATGTCCCCCATAACTGTGTAACCATTAATGGGTTTGTCGTACTTCTTCTCGACCAGTTCATAGAATTCTTTCATCCTAAATACCCTCACTTTCAGTCTCACCGAATCTATCTTACAAATATAGTATAGCATATTTAAGATGAAATGTCAATAGATTTTTGAGAAATTGCAAAGAAAAACTCCTACAAACATTTGCAGGAGTTTTTGTTAATATTATACAAGTCGTGTCTGTGCTTTCAGCGGTCCGAAGTAGCAAGGTTCTTTGCATGTAATGTTTCCGCACTTCATGATCAGCTTACCATCTTTTATATGTCGTTCAAGCTGTGAAATTGTGAATGGTGATTTTGTCCATGACCTCGCAAATTTGAGTAGATTTTGTGTAATTGTATCCATTGTCTCAAGCTGTACTCTGCCGCAAAGACGTTCATCACACTTCAACATAAAATACTGAATGAGTCCGGTTTCAACAATATCTACCTTTGTAGCAACAGGATATGTATCTTTGATAGAATCAAGATCACGTTTCCACATTTCAGTAAGTTTTGCATCGTATGCAATAATCTTCGGCACATACCAATCAAATTTATCACCATCATAGCACATATAATATCTAATAGTTCTATGTCGCTGTTCCTGTGCAAGATCAGCAAAAGAAGCCTTATACTTAATCAAATACGCATCATCATAAGATTCAGTAGCATCGCATACATTAAATCGTACCTGATTAGCAAGAAAATCAAAACTTCTATCCTTATTATCAACAAGTACATCAGAAATAATTTCGTCTGGAATTAAATCATGTAGCTTTCTAACACAATCACATACAAGATTATCAAATTCGGTATCTCGTTTGCACGTAAGTACATAATCCTTACACCATTCTTTGATATATGCGAACTGCCGCAGAGATGTTGTGTATCCCATAGTTACACATGGCTCAAACACACTAAGCATATATCGTGCATTCTCTTGTGCAAGTTTTGTTCTCAGCTTATCATCAAACTTATCCATATCCGGATACTCTTTGTCGATACGATCTTTGAAGATTTCAAGCCACTTATCATACAACTCTTTGTTTTTACCAGACGCGCTCATGATTGTATATCGTGCGCTCTTTTCTGATGTTGTATAGAATCCAAGACTGTTTAAGATCATAGCCATCATTTTGGGAATTCCCTCAAACAATAATGTAATGTGGGCGTGATCCGCAAAGCTAGTATGTCCTGTAGGAACTACCTTGTGATACCTTTTATATGCTTTGTCCGGATCAGACACGT